TAGGAGTTGGCGTGGGCGTGGGCGTGGGCGTGGGTGTAGGAGTTGGCGTGGGCGTGGGCGTGGGCGTGGGTGTAGGAGTTGGCGTGGGCGTGGGCGTGGGCGTGGGTGTGGGTGTGGGCGTGGGTGTAGGAGTTGGCGTGGGCGTGGGCGTGGGCGTGGGCGTGGGTGTAGGAGTTGGCGTAGGAGTAGGAGTAGGGGTAGGAGTAGGAGTTGGCGTGGGTGTTGGAGTAGGAGTAGGAGTAGGAGTAGGAGTAGGAGTTGGCGTAGGTGTGGGAGTTGGCGTAGGTGTGGGAGTAGGATCTGCAAATGCAATGCCCCATCCAGTAATAAAATCGGTTGTTGCAACTGATGTCCAATTGATTCCATCAGTCGACCTTGAAATTTGGTTTGTAGTAGAATCACCACCAACTGCATACCAGTTGCTGTCTGATCCATTCCAATCAATTCCATATGCATAACTGTTAAATATTGTTGTTCCAGCTATCCAATTAATTCCATCACTCGAATAAATGCTTGTGCTCGTTGTATCTAGTGCAACTGCAACCCATTGATTGCCATTCCATGCAACGCCTCCTCCCCCAACTGTAAAATCAGCTCCTGATGCTAGGGTCCAAGTTGTTGCATCATTCGAAAATGCAATTCTAGTAGTAGTAAACGATATTCCAACTGCAACCCAACGATTTGAAATTGAATCATATGCAACTCCTTGTCCTGAAACACTGAAACCCGATAGAAAAGTAACTGAACCCCAATTAGCTCCATTATCAGAAGAAGTGATAATTTTGTTTGAACCATCACCTACCGCAACCCACGTGTTGGCTGGTCCGGCTGCAATTCCTCGTATATCCCCCATGATTGTTTGATTATTAATTATCCAAGTTAATCCATCATCATCCGAATATGCTAGATTGGTGGTTGCAGTATCATCACCACATGCAAACCATCTAGTTGGACTATATGCAATTCCATACCCCTTTCCAAAAATAGTACTTGCAACTCCAGTCCAACTGATTCCGTTATTCGAAGTTGCAATTGTAAAGGTTCCTTCTCCAACTGCAACCCACTTTGTTCCAGTTGGATTGCATGCAACTCCATAACATGTGTTAAATATAGTTACACCTGTAACTCCGGTCCAGACCGTTCCATCATAATATGCGATTGAATTTCCAACTCCACGTTCAACTGCTTGTCCAACTGCAACCCCGATTACTGACATTTTTATATAAATGCGATATAAAATAAATTTCACAATGAAATGATTCAAACAAATACATCAAAATGAACATGTTGCATGATTGCATGGGTAATAATTTGATTATTTTGCACTATTTACTTTACATGATAATTTTGTTAGAATACCATTCGGGCGCAGGTCGGGTCTTCTTCCAGGTTGCAATGCGCTGTTTTTCGGGCGACATGTAGTATGCCCGATACGATTCCACTGCATTGCCGTTACGCGCCTTGTATTCATCCGGCATCGCCAGCGCAAACGGAGTCAGGCCCGCGCGTGGGCGCATAAATAAATCGTCGCGCGGCACATTGCGACGCAACAGCTGAGCAACTTCATACGAACGATGGAACTTGGTTTCCGGGTGTCCGTATCGAACTCGCCACTCCTCGTGCAGCGCCTCCACGAGGTCCAGCGTCCAGATGAAGTTGTCGCGCGATGTGCGCACCCAGATGCTGACGGGATGATTCAAATGCGCCTGCTTGTACAGTTCGTCCTTGATTGGCGTGTCGGGGACCAGAACGTGCATCGCCGTGCACAGCATTTGCACCGCCTCCAACAGAATTTTCGAGACGTGCTTGTCCATGTAGGCTTCGGCGGCTTCGGTCGGGATCAACGAGAGAATAAACAAGTTCATTGTATTATGAATCAATACAGAATGGAGAATATGATGACTCGATTTCAAATGCTAAATTGAAATCAATTATTTTTCAAATGCATGATTTTCAGAATAACATGATTATAATGTTATTTCATTGTATAGAAACCATGTCATTGAGACGGACAAAGTCGGAAGGAGACCTAGAAACATATATAACTAATGATTTGAATAAGCACATGGATGAACCATCCGCAAATAGAATTGAAAGGGTATTGGGAAAGAAATATGCTAGTAGTGTAAGATTATACAAGTTTCCCATTGAAAAATGCAAAGAAATTAAGGCATACAAAGTACTAGAAGAAAACAAGTCAGAAGAGACAAAGCGAATATTAAAAGAGATAAAAGATAAAAAAAAATCAGAATTTGACCATCTAGTTAGCACGTTTAGTGTGTTGCCTGAAAAGGATATAGATTTCAATTCACTCGCAATAATATCACATAAATTGGCAGAAAAATTTGCGAGAGACAGTGGTGATTTTGATGTAGGACCACTGAAGAACACAGAGTTAGTGGAATTTCATACGTATGCAACAACTCATTCAGAGAGGCATCTGGGATTATTGAAGAAGCACATTGATGATGAAGGAGCAGTGTCTTACAATACAATAACAATGATATGGTATTTAATTAAAGACAAAGAGGTGGATGGAGGAAACATTATTTTTTATGCTCCTCAACCGCGCGAGAAATCTGTGGCACATTGGCATAAACATCATGTTATGCCGCCAGACCGTGAAGTAAAAATAAATTTGTGGGAACAAATGGGTGATGTTAGAGAGAACTGTGTGTGTCTAATATTTAAAGGGGACATTGTGCATTCTCCCGAAACCATGGGTGGGACAGGAGAAAGATCAGCAATCGTTTTTCAGTTTGTAAGAATAGATAAATCAACAGAATCAACAGAATCAACAGAATCAACAGAATCAACAGAATCAACAGAATCAACAGAATCAACAGAATCAACAAAAGGTGGAAATAAAAAAAATAATACAAAAAAAAACATAAAAACGCTGAAACGTTGTTCACGCAGAGCATACAATGAGGGCGAGTGCTATAACTTCCAGGCACTTGGGTGCGACGTGCTGAACAAACCCAGGACCGCTCTTTTTTTCAAAAGTGTCCGGGAGAGAGAAGCGTACGCAAAATCCAAAACCGGAAAACGTGCATTGAGCCGGTGCAACAGGTTAAGCCGGTATTCGGTTGTCAGCGCAACCCGTGGCAGAAAACCCATAAAAGCTCGTGTATAGGACACATTGACTGTGCATGTGGTTGCATGGGTTGCATGGGTTGCATGGGTTGCATGGGTTGCATGGGTTGCATGGGTTGCATGGGTAATAATTTAAATAATATTTTACAATTTCAGTTTATAAACAAAATCAAAATGACAAGTGAAAATGATTTAATACATTTGCCAGTTTCATTGGGTGAAGCAATGGACAAATTGACCATTTTGGATATCAAATTGGACAAAATCAAAGACAACCGACGAACGGATGTCCAAACTGAATTCGACTTATTGTATGAAACGCTGCGTCCTTTTTTGATTGAATACAATCAATTGTATCAATCCATGAAGAAAGTGAATTTGATCATATGGAACATGATGGATGCTTTGAGAGACGGCGATATCGAAAATGAAGAGTATTTAAAAGTGTGTAAAGAATGCATCGAATTCAATGACATTAGATTTAGGGTTAAAAATAAAATCAATCATGCATCAAAATCATTGTTGAAGGAACAAAAAAGCTACAAAATGAATAAATTGCGAATTGAGTTGTCAGATTCCATCAATGACGTCAAAGATTTTGTAAAACCCATCAAGTATTATTCATTGTTTTATGATGAAATAACAATCAAACATTGTGAAAACACTTTACTCAAACCTCATTTTGAATATGATCCAACCATTGCATTTGATGTAGAAAATGAAGAGGCAAACTGTGCAAAAAGACAGTTTGTGTTTGCAAATGATCATTATGACAAAGATGCAATAAATTCCATTTTTGAACTAACAGAAGATGCAATGGATGCCATTTTATAGAAAAATTTTGAACAGTTTCAACTTAAAATATGATTTAAATGCATAATGTTCAAATGAATATAGTTAAAATCGAATGAGCCGCATCAATATATACAATCCAAACATTGCGTCATACACCAAATCCGCAATAGATGCAATTGAGTCGGGATGGATTTCGAACCACGGAAAATACATTGGTTTGGCAACCGAAAGGTTGAAAGAAACGATGAAATGCAAGCATGCAATTTTGATGGCAAACGGCACGTGCGCCACCCATTGCTTGTTCCTTGCATTGAAGCATGTGCACCCCGCCATCACTAAAATTTATGTGCCAAACAATGCATACGTTGCCGCGTGGAATGCGGCCTTGATGGAGTATTCCGAATGCCAGATGTCGGTCATGCGCATGGATGCCAGCACGTGGAACATTTGCACGGACGAGGACTACATCGCAACCCTGGAACCGAATGCAGCCATGTTGGTGGTGCACAATTTGGGCAACGTTGTCAATGTGCCGCGCCTCAAGCGCCTGCGCCCGGACATCGTGTTTGTGGAAGACAATTGCGAGGGATTTTTAGGCAAATATGGGGAACATGGCGATCAGTATTCAGGAACAAGCGACGCCACCTTGTGCGCATCCGTGTCATTTTATGGGAACAAAATAATAACCACCGGGGAAGGGGGGGCCTTTTTGACCAATGATGATGCCATCCACGAGCACATTTTAAAAGCGTACTCACAAGGCATGTCGGCCAAGCGGTATGTGCACGGGGTGCATGCCTACAATTACCGCATGACAAACGTGCAGGCGGCGTTTTTGTATGACCAACTGTCCGACCTGGACACCATCATTGCGCAAAAAACAAGAGTGTTTGAAACGTATCGAACACTGTTGAATGGGTATGACCTGATTCGTTCGGGGCGCGTGCGCTTATTCGAAAAAGAAGCCGGCACGCAGTCCACCCACTGGATATTTGCGTTGCGCATCGTGGGTAATCCGAAAACGGTGGACGAAACCGCTGCATTTTTTGACGCGAACGGCATTGACATCCGCCCGTTTTTTTATCCCATCCACGCGCATGCGCATTTGTCGGGTTTTACTGGCGTCAATGGCGACGATGATGCGGTTTCCGTGATGCTGAACCAAGAAATCCTCATGGTGCCGTCGTCCCCCGACATAACGCTGGATGAACAGCGACGGGTTATTGACACTGTGCATACATTTATCATGCAGTTAAATGGAATTCATGCGCAAACAATTCAAGATAATCCCAATGACATGACCATGATGAGTCGCATGATTCACATAATAAAAAGCGACAATGACAATTTGAATTTTAGGTATTTTAACACTCGCGCAATTGAAAATGCGTTGCAAACTCATGTAATCACAAATGTGTATTACAATGCAAATGATGCAACCAATAACTTCATTGGATATACGCACATTGATTTTGATGCACGTGAAAACCGGCATTGGTTTGGAATTTACATTTGCAAATCATATCGTGGAAAAAAATATGGCGCATTGTTGTTGAATGACATCATTCACCAATTTTGCATTCAAACAAATTATCAGTACGACGTGTATTTGAGCGTTGATCGCACCAATCCGCATGCATTGCACCTGTATGAAATGAATAATTTTGAGATAGTTGATACGCATGACACGTGTTATGTAATGCGACGCAATTTAAAATGAGGGAATTAATTATCATCTTTTGACTATTTCCCAGTTTTCATATGAATTGTGATACCCAACTACATCATACTTGGTTGAAATGCACTTTTTTTTCACATTTTTTAAATCAAGAAATGGCATTAAACAGGAAAACGCACTATCACTGATGTGAATTTCAGTGGCATTTTCAATCAATGTGCAGTAATCTAATAGATTGTCCGACAATAATTCTGCACTCCATAAATGATGATGACAATTGTTTGCCAAATCAGAGTAATAATTAAAATTCGGATGAAACACGGGCAATTCGCTGTCCACATGCACATTTGCTCTTTCATCATAATGTCTATAGTTAATGTGGCGATGGTCATGCAAAAAAATGTATTTTTCACCATATTTGCTGACAATTGAATTGTATAAATTTAGTTCTCTTTCTTTGTTTCGATTGATGTCTTCATAATCATATCTCGTGCTGTATGGAAGATTTATTTGGTCATAGAATCTTATCCAGAAATTGCTTTCATCAAAATTAGGAGTATAATGACCTGTTGCTAATACGACGTGGTTTTTTATTTTAGATTTGTGTTCTTCTATCAAATTAGCTGGAGCGAGATGCTGATTGTAAGTTCCATCCATGATTAAAATCTCAACATTATCGTACGATTGATACAACTGCAGCACGGTGTGTCTATTGCGATGCAAACAAAATATGAAAACATTTTTGTATATTTTTTGAAAATGTCTTACTGCAGCATACATTGTGAAGTTGTCTCCAGTGCTCAAATGAAATAGACATATGCAAGTGGCCTCTATTGGTGAAATGCAAGTGGCCTCTATTGGTGAAATGCAAGTGTCCTCCATTGGTGAAATGCAAGTGTCCTCCATTGGTGAAATGCAAGTGTCCTCCATTGGTGAAATGCAAGTGGCCTCCATTGGTGAAATGCAAGTGGCCTCCATTGGTTTGGTAAAATGGTTATAAGGTTTATGAATATAAAGTGTATGAATATATTATTTTGCACTTTTTACTTTAAATGATAATTTTGTTAGAATACCATTCGGGTGTTAGAATACCATTCGGGCGCAGGTCGGTTCTTCTTCCAGGTTGCAATGCGCTGTTTTTCGGGCGACATGTAGTATGCCCGATACGATTCCACTGCGTTTCCGTTACGCGCCTTGTATTCATCCGGCATCGCCAGTGCAAACGGAGTCAGGCCCGCGCGTGGGCACGTAAATAAATGGTCGCGCGGCACATGGCGACGCAACAGCTGAGCAACTTCATACGACCGATGGAACTTGGTTTCCGGGTGTCCGTATCGAAAACGCCACTCCTCGTGCAGCGCCTCCACGAGGTCCAGCGTCCAGATGAAGTTGTCGCGCGATGTGCGCACCCAGATGCTGACGGGGTGATTCAAATGCGCCTGCTTGTACAGTTCGTCCTTGATTGGCGTGTCGGGAACCAGGACGTGCATCGCCGTGCACAGCATTTGCACCGCCTCCAACAGAATTTTCGAGACGTGCTTGTCCATGTAGGCTTCGGCGGCTTCAGACGGGATCAACGAGAGAATGAACAGATTCATTGTTTCACAGTGAACAAGAGAACATGCGACCTTATTTCAAATGCTAATTTGAAATCAATTTTTTTTCAAATATAATATCATTTCATTGTATAGAATCAATGTCATTGTATAGAATCAATGTCATTACGACGGACAAAGTCGGAAGGAGACCTAGAAACATATATAACTAATGATTTGGATAAGTATATGGATGAAACAACCGCAAATAGAATTGAAAGGGTATTGGGAAAGAAATATGCTAGTAGTGTAAGATTATACCGGTTTCCCATTGAAAAATGCAAAGAGCTTAAGGCATACAAAGTACTAGAAGAAAATAAGAAGGACGATACAAAAAAATTATTGGAAATGGTTGAAGTTGAACGCCAACGCGCCAAACATGCGGCCCGAGATTTAGAAGTTAAACCATTTTTCATTCATAAAATAGAAAAATCCTTCAATTTATTTTTTAATACAAGATGGATTAACAGGAAACCTGTCATAGCCAAACCGATAAAAGAATCGGATGTATCCACCGCTGCGTCGGCTGTGCCATTTGTGCCATTTGTTCCATTTGAACCAGAAATAGATTTTAATGCACTGGCGATAGTATCACACAAAATAGCAGAAAAATTTGCGAGAGATAGTGGTGGTGATTTTGAAGTAGGAAAATTACAAGACACAGAGTTAGTGGAATTTCACACGTATTTAGCAACTCATTCAAACAGACGTCTGGGAGACTTCGCGAAGCACGATGATGATGGGTCAGGGAAAGTAATAACAATGATATGGTATTTAATTAAAGACAAAGAGGTGGATGGAGGAAACATTATTTTTTATGCTCCTCCTCCCGCACGGGATTGGCGGTCACGCGGGGTTGTGCCACCAGACCGCGAAGTGATAATAAATTTGTGGGACCAAATGGATGATGCAAGGGAGAACTGTGTGTGTCTAATATTTAAAGGAAATATGTTGCATTCACCTGAACCTATGGGTGGGACAGGAGAAAGGTCAGCAATCGTTTTTCAGTTTGAAAGAATAGATAACCCTGCCAAACGTGGAGGAAAAAGAAAAAATAGGAATCGCAATACAAGAAAAATAAAAAAAATAATACAAAAAAAAACATAAAAACGTTGAAACGGTGTTCGCGCAGAGCATATCGCGCAGGCGAGTGCTACAACTTCCAGGCACTGGGATGTGACGTGCTGAACAAACCCAGGACCGCTCTTTTTTTCAAAAGTGTCCGGGAGAGAGAAGCATACGCAAAATCCAAAACCGGAAAACGTGCATTGAGCCGATGCAACCGGTTAAGCCGGTATTCGGTTGTCAGCGCAACCCGTGGCGGAAAACCCATAAAAGCTCGCGTAGCATCATCATAATTAGGATTAGGTCGCCTTGTGCACCTCGTCGTGGCACCGGGTGCACAGCGCCATCAAATTGGCCACGTGATTTTTCGGCACGTGCCCAATGTAATTCTGGCTGTCGGCATCCTTCTGCGGCAGCAAGTGGTGCACTTCTTGCGCCAGTTCCACGGCGCACCGCTCGCACACGCCCTTCAGCTTGCGCGCGTTGAAATGCGACGGTTCGAACGACAGGATGCCGAGGTCGGACGGCGGCGCCCGGTGCCGCAGCCGAACCGCATTCGCGAACTCCAAGAAATCATTCGGCAAGTGCATGGCCTTGCAGACTTCAAGCCCATACATGCTGGCCCCCGGCCCGTCCGCCAGCTTGCGCCCATAAACCAGCTCATCTTTGCTCTTATCATACACCACAGTCAGGTGCTTCATGCACAGCCGGGGCAATGAGCGCACTTCGTCGTACCCGTTGATTTCGTGCATGTGCGTCGCAAATAGGAAAGTGCAGCCCACTCGGTGCAGTTGCGTCAGTCCCGCGACAAAAATGGCGATGGCCGAATCCATTTCGGTGCCGCTGCAGAGCTCGTCGCCGAGAATGAGACTGCGGTCGGTGGCCGTGCGCAGAATGGCGCGCAGCTCGCTCATTTCCACCTGGAACGTGGAGAGCCCCTTGAACAAGTTGTCGTTGCCGAGGATGCGCGTGAAGATGGTGGTATACGGGCAAAACCGGAATGAAGAGCACGGCACGTAGAGACCGGCTTGTGCCATGATGATGGCGATGCCGATTGCGCGAATGAGGCTCGTTTTTCCGACGGCATTGGTGCCGTAAATGAGCATGCCCCGGGGGGCGAAGCCCACAGGAACGACCGCACCCCCAGATGTGCCTTCGCACCGGGGGGGCCCAGATGTGCCTTCACCAAGTGCCACGTCATTCGCCACGTAGGTTTCGTCCTCGTTCAGCCGCTCGATGAGGCAGTGGCGCAGGTCGCGCGCGTCAAAAAACGACTTGGAATCCGATCCACCATTGGATGCCACAATTGTCGGCTTGCAGAACTTGAACTTGACGGCAATGTGGCACTGGTTCTGCAATAAATCCATCGTCGTGGCGAAGTGAATGAGCTGCTGGAACTCGGGCTCCCAGTCGCGCAGCTTGTCCACGAAGCCGGCGTAAATCTGCCCCACGATTTCCTTGATTTTTTGGTTCGACGCGATGATGCTGCGGCACAGCTCCTCCAGCTGCGGGCTCGTGATTTCGTTGTTGGACCCCGTTGCAGTGGGGAATGTCAGCGCGAGCAACGAAAACCAACGCTGGTCGGGCCCAATGCGCACCTGATCCAGTTTCTGCTGCTTGATTTGGTCGGCCAGCAGTTTGGTGCGGCGCTTTGTGGCTTGCAGCGAAATGCCGCCCTTTTCAGTTTCGTGAATCTTGACGAAGTCGGAGGGGTTGAATCGGGTTTTGTCTCCGCTCAAAATGATGGAATCCAAATAACTCTTCATCTCGGACAAGGTTTTGGTCGCGGTTTCATTTTGCGCGCGAAGGGTGTCCAATCCCGCATGAATGCCGGCGCGCACAAAGTCGCATTCCCCCAGGTCGGCACCCACGTTGGCGCACTTGTCCATGTGGAACGCGGTCTCCAAATGCAGGCGCAGCCGCGCGCACACGTCGGACACGGATTCGTTTGTTTTGGGTGGCAGCGCATTCGTTGCGTTCAAATACGAAACAGTGGCGGTGTCGATTGTTGCGTGCAGCTGGCCGATAATAAATAAGCTCCCGTGCAACGAATGCAGCATTTGCGGCGCACACTTGCGCATCATGATGAGGCGGTTCAGTTTTTCCAGGTCTTTCAACTGTGCCAGCTGGGGGCGCCAAGCGTCTGTTGCATTGTCAGCTGAAATCAAGTGCTCGGTTATGTCGTACTCACGTTGAATCTTGGAAGTGGAACAGGACGGGTTAAGGAGCCGGGTGCGAAAGTGGCGCGCGCCCATGGGCGTCATGCAATTGTTCAAGAGCTTGCACACGGACGAGCACTTGCCCTTGGCGCCGCTGTCGTCGTCAATGATGTTGAGCTGCTTGAGCGAGTGGTTGGCGAGCACCATGCGGTCCGACGAATTTTCAAACACGGGTTCTGCAATGCGCTGCACCAGGTGCGGGTTGTGCTCGTGCACGAAATTCAGCAGGTAAGTCAGTGACTGGGTCGCGAATTCGTATGTGGCGAATTGCAGCCACTCGGATTTCGACGACCGCAAGAACCGATCCATGATATCGCGCTGATACACCTGCTTTTTGGATTTTTGGACCGCGTCATTGGTGGAGTCCAGCCGGTGCACCAGGCGGGCACAGGTGGCGATGCCGGTGAAGTTCAGCAAATCCTCAACCTGTTTTTGAGAGAAATTGTGCGTGATAATTATGACCTCGCTCGGCGCGTGCGAGGAAATGAAGCGCTCCAATTCATCGTACGTGGTGGGCGCGTGCATGAGCTCCGTCTCCGCTTCAAACACGCTGGAACGCCCGGTGAAAACGTCGATGTTGGCCATGCCGATGACGGTTTTGGCGCGCATGCGCTCTATGCAAATGCAGGCCACGCAATTGGACAGCGCGGCCGATTCGCCGTTGAAGAACGTGCCGGGCGAATAAACACCGCTTAAGGCGCGCTCAATTTGCGCGTCCTGGGAATGCACCACCGCGGTATAACCGGCCTCCTGCAGCTTGTTCAGATACTTTTCCAGACTGTAATCCCGGAATCCGGCCATCATGACGCCGGGGGCTTTGTTGGCGCACGCCAGTTCGCACGTGCGGCAGAAGTCGTCGATGGTTGCGCGGTCATTCATCTCGCCGTAGCATTCATAAAACGCGCCAACCTGCATGAGGAGGAAGGTTTTGGGGCCGTATTTCGCCGTGGCTTCTTTGCTGAGTCGCAGGTAGTCCTTGATGAGAGACATTGTGTTTGTATTGTTTGATTGGATATCAAAATTGTAGTTTGATATGCGAAGGTTAATATGCAATGAATTTCTCTCTTTAAATGCATTTGGTTTTGTGTTTTATCATGATAATCGTCGTGATTTCTTGTGACTGCGACGGTTTGCCTTTGTCTTTCGTTTTGTCCTTCTTGCTTTTATCCTTCTTGTCCTTCTTGTCCTTGCACCTCCTCCAGCGAGTGTTGATACAAAATCATATATCGCGACTGATTTATTGGAGCCAGCATACACTAAATGTGCTGGTGTAAATGATGGCAGCAACACTTGGATTAATTTAATAAAAATAATTCTACCGGGTATTTTGGGGTTTTCCTCTGCACCTGGATTTGCAGTTATTACATAGATGCGATCGGGTCCAATCGCTGCAAACATGCGTTTCAATAGATTTAACCGACCACATTCTGGTTCTACTCCAATGTAATCTGAAAAAATATATTTCGCGTATTGGGCCAACCATTTGTCTGAGACACTGTATGGGTTTTCTGGAAAATTCAACCCGCTGAATTGACTCAGCAACATGTCAAAGTCGAAAAAATACAGACCTGTGCGCCTGCGTGCTTCTTCATTTTCGATGATGTTCTCAATTATCTCTCTTGTTATTCCTGTACCGACTGAGAATGATCTAAATTCTTCCGCAAATGCTCTGAAATTTTCCGCAACGGGGTCTGTCATTTTACGTGCAATGTATTCATCTTTTTGTCTCGCACAATCGAATGATGTCGTTTGACCGGTTTCATCGTGCAATTTTATTATATCTGGCAAACACCACACTGAACTTAGATTCCATCCATTGTCTCTGGACACACGTTGAACATCATTTATATTAGGGCGTTGATCGTCGAAAAACAAGTGGGTGGAATGGTCAGATGGAAAAGCAAATGCTGATCCATGCATTGCCCTCGGCAGCCGCACTGGTTGCATTTTATACACAATACTGTTATTTTATTTTTTTAATCCAATTCAAGTGTCCACCGTGTTCTCGTCGGATTTGAGGAAGTTGTGCAGCATAACGTGCTTGTTCGTGTTGTTCACGTCCCCAGTCATTTTTGCGGATTCATAAATGTTGCGGAGCACGTCGGGGGGTGCGTCGGACCCCACTTTAATGAGTCCATGGTCGTGCAGATACTTGCGGATTTCCACGATGGATTCGCGTCGCAGCACACCGTGCTCCTCCTGAATCTTGCGGCGGGTGTCGCTGTTCTTAATGAACACGCCGACAATCTTGCCACTGGCATGCTTCCCGAGCCTGTATTTTTTGGTTATTGTCTGTTTTATTTCCTTTTTTATCTTTGTGGGAACCATTGTGTTAATGGGGTCATCATCATTCGTGTTCGCATGATTCGTCTCATCGGCCGTCGCAGTGGTCATCGATTCATTTGTCTCAGCATTCTGATTGGCGGCGGTTTGTTTGGCGTGGATGTTCATTTGAATTTCTCTCAATTTGCGTTGTCGTTCTTGAATCATTGGATCCAACTCTGCTTGTTGCGGTGGCGACTGTGTTTCTGAAAACAACGATTTTTTTAGGGTGGTGTTGTGATGATTGGTGTTCTGAACATGTGTATTTTGATTGCGGTGATACGTGCGATACGTTGGTTTGATTCCACCGCGCAAGCACCCATACGGCACATCTTTGAATGCAATCTTATTTGAGATTTCAGTTTGTTTGGGTTCGGATGATGGCTGCATTTGACACGTTTGAATTTGTTCCGACATGAATTGAGAGAAATTGGGGGCGGGGGAAATGCTAGACTGCGTCAATGTTGCGGGGTGTGGTTGCAACTCGGGTGGCAATTCCAGCGACACTTCTTGCATCATTTGTGGTTGTAGTTGCATTGGTTGCATTGGTTGCATTGGTTGCATTGGTTGCATTGGTTGCATTGGTTGCATTGGTTGCATTGGTTGCATTGGTTGCATTGGTTGCATTGGTTGCATTGGTTGCATTGGTTGCATTGGTTTCGCCGGTTTGGACGCCTTTTTGTTTTGTTTGCGCGCCATAAGTTGTTCCAAGTAGTTGGTTGACATTTTGAACTGATTTGCTAGGTCGGTGTCATCTGTTTTTGAAGCGCCGTCGCCGTGTTGAGGGGTTTCTTCATGCCGTCGTTGATGTTCTTTTATTTTGTTAAGCAAGTTTTGTCTCAACGTGCTTTGACGAATGAGGGCAGCGGGCGGCTTCACCTTCTTTTGTCGCTTCAGCGTGGTGTTGTTTGTTCCACCTGAAAAGTTGCCGTGGTCAATCACAATTTGTTTTTTGGAAGAACTCATGGATCGAATGAATTCAATAATTTAATATATTCTAAAACACATAATATTTTGGAATATATACCACATTGCAATGCACCAATGACGTCATAAATACATGGACACCGATGCCGGGGTTCTCTCGTTGCGTTGTTTCACTTCTTCGTTGGTTGTGAACAGCGCCATGCCCTTTTCCAAATCGGCATGCGTCAACTGCCGTTTTTCGTGCACAGAACAAAACACGCGCCGGCCGTGCACTATTTTCACGCGCGAAAGCAGCGTCTCCATGTCGCGACCGTAGCACTTGAAATAGCACATGTTGTCCTCAAACCACGACAAGCGAACCGGTTCGTGCAACCGCCATCCACAATCGCGCACTTTCTTTTCGTATATTTTCGCGAGCTGCGCCGGCGTGTAGTCGTCGATTTTGAACCGCCACGTGAACCGCGAATTCAGACCCGGATTGGCGCTGAAAAAACAATCGTTCAAGTCTTTTTCGTACCCGGCAATAATGACCATCAAATCGGACTTGTGGTTGCTCAGCGCCTCGCACAGCGTGTCAATGCACTCCTTGGAAAAGGAGTCGCGCTTGTCGGGGGTGCCCAGCGCGTACGCTTCATCAATGAACAGCACGCCGCCCAAACACTCTTTGATGACGTCCGCCGTTTTAATCGCGGTTTGCCCTAAATACCCGGCAATCAAGTCCGAGCGCGTCACCTTTTTGAATTTGCTTTTTCTTAAAACGCCCATGCGAGAGAAAATGCTGCCGATCAGCTGGGCCACCTCGGTTTTGCCAGTGCCGGGTGGTCCATAAATGACCGTGTGCATGTAGTCGTTGAATGCGCCGCTTTTTTCCTTTTCTTTTTCCTTTTCTTTTTCCTTTTCCTTTTCCTTTTCTTTTAAGGCCAAGGGATGCAAATGCAGGTCCTGCATGAAGTAAATGATTTGGTCCACCACGCGCTCTTTCAGAGAGTCCATGCCGACCATGGCGTCCAGCTTGCGCAGCGGCTCCGCAATGCGGTGCAGCGCGTGCATGTTGATGTTGTATTCCACGTTTTCAGCCACGGGATGCTGGTCGATCAATTGTATCAAGTCCGCGATGCACGCAATTTCGCAGGCAATGTCGACGCGTTCAACCACCAGCTGCTTGGCGGGCGGGGGCTTGACCCGGGGTCCAACAATGTGCGGACTGTCGAATGATTCAAATCGATACTGATGAAATGAATCCATTGGGTTTGAGGTGTGTGTGTTAATTTCACCGGTTAATAAGATGATGCAATGTGTTTTTTATATTGTTTTAAATGCAACTCGTGTGTGCAATCGTGCATAATAAATGATGCATAATGCACATTAAATAATAAATAATACATATTAAATAATAAATAACACATAATACACAATTGTTTCATGAATTCTGAGTGTTATTTAAGGCATGCAAAATGCATCAACATTCAACCCCAACCACATAAGAAAATCATCAGTTTTTCATTGTATGGCACCACTTCACAATTCAGCAATTCACGCGGATTTTACAAAGGCATATATGTGAATTATCATTTGGCGAAAAAACTGTATCCCGATTGGATCGTGCGCGTGTATATGCCATTTGATGAACCAGCGCACATCATCGAGGAATTGTCGCAAATCACGGACCTTGAATTGATTTTGGTGGAAACCAACATTTGTTTGCGGGCCCTTCGGTTTTTGCCGCATGATGACGAGAACGTGTCCGTGTGGCTGTCCAGAGATTTGGATTCCATTCTAAATGAACGAGAGCAGGTGGCCGTGTCCGATTGGTTGACAAATTATCCCACGAAAGAGTTGCACATCATGGCCGACCATGATCAACATGATTGGACGATTGCTGGCGGCATGTTTGGCATTCACAATGAGGTCAAGCGCAAACGTCTTTCCGGGTCCGGTTCATCATCAACGCTAATGGATTTTATTATGAATTTTTCCAAGAAAGTATCAAACATGGATGAGTATGCAGTGGACTGCGTCATTTGTGAACAATTTTTTTTCAAAGATGACAATTACATTCAACATCGTGGAAGTGGCAAACTGCTGGCAAATAGCAAACCTTTTCCACCCCATTTGTCTATGAATTGTAATTTTGTGGGAGACATTGTGGACATTCATGCCATTCATAGTAAATTAAATACAACAAATTACCGCACATGTTTGCGCATGACGCTTGCAACCAATGACATGTTTTATTATCTTTCATGGAATGCAAATTGTGTCGTCCATTGGTACAGCGACACTGATTTCACGTTGACGCCCGTTCAAACCAATAAATCCACATCGGGCCCAAACAGTTGTTTGAAAACCGTAAATGGTGAGGGCCGTCATTTGTTGACGGCGGATGCAATAGCGCCTGCCACGATCGTGTGGGATGGCCACGAACAAAAACGCGCATTCATATCGGATGAAAACACAATCATAGTGATTCATGGAAGCGAGCACTATCATTTTACTCGGGCCAAACCAGGTGCATCCAGCGCCTCCATTCAAATGTCGGATGCATTTTATTGGAACCAGTTGAACGGCCTTGATCCCATTTCAAAATATGTGCCGAATGATAAATACATCATTGTGATTCCTTGGCCGGGTGGAATGAGCAACGTGCGGCTGTCGATTGAACTATCATGCGCATTGGCATATTGCACAAACCGGACACTGGTTATCCCAGATTTGTGTTTCATTGACCATTTATCCGTGGACAAACGACGAATGTACGATTTGCGCTTGTTTTTTAATTTCAATGATTTCGGCATTTCGGTAATGACTTTTTCCGAATTCAGCGTTAAGGAAAACATTATCGACATGTCGGAAATAAAACCATCGTTTTCGCGGGACAATTTTGACACGTGCCACAATTTCATTGATCTTTGCAGCAATGGAGAAAGCAATGGCATCGATTTACCGTGTTTTGCACACCGAACTGCAGTAAAACTGGACCACAATTCAAAATATTTGCGGTTTGAACAATGCTTATTGGGTTCATTTTATTCCATGTTGCGCCATTCCAATGAAGATGATGCAAACAACGTGAAAATGTATGTACACAAGCACGTGCATTATAGAACTGAAATTTTTGAATCGGCAATGAAAGTGGTGGACTGGTTGAAACACACATGTTGCGGTAGTTCTGGCGGAGAATACCATGCGATACATGTGAGGCGAGGGGATTTCATGCGTTGCGATTACAAAACGACGTGCATTCCCATTGACACTGTCATGCAAAACATTGAACCGCACATTGCAAAGAATGCGTGCATCTACATTGCAACGGATTCGGCGGAGTTAAGTGAATTTGATGCGGTTAAACTGAAACACAACGTCATCACTTTTCGCGACGCGCTGAAACAATTGGATGCAGAAATTATGACTGTGTTTCACGGAATAATAGAGCAAATCATATGCTCGCAAGGAGTGAAATTTTTCAGTCATCCACTTTCCACATTTTCAACTTACATCCACCGATTGCGCGGCTACATGCCGAACATTCACGACAAGTTTTGTTATCCGACCAATTCAACGGAGCAATTGCGCTTGACGATGCGGACCGATTGGACATGTGCATCCAATGTATGGAGCAAGGAATTCACAGAAGAATTCATGCATTCAACACAGTGATTGTTTTAAAAAATCAATTTAAACGCAAAAATTGATTTGATTATTAGCCAGTCCAACGACCCTCACAATCGCATTATCGCATCGCATCATCCCATTATTCAACAATGACGACGCTCGGAGACGCCGTGAATGCCGCAATCGGCCAATACGTGGAGGAGCCGTGGGACATGATTGGGTCGTATTTTGAAAACGGGCACTTGGAGCGGTTGGTGCGACACCAGTTGGAATCCTACAACGAATTCGTCTCCAATCAAATCGAGCGCACGATCCAGATGTTTAATCCGGTTCACATTGCCTCCGACCAGGACTACGACCGCACCCTGAAAAAACACCGACTGGAAATCATGGTGGAGTTCAAAAATTTCAACATTTATCGCCCGCAAATACACGAAAACAATGGGGCCACCAAACTCATGTTTCCGCAGGAAGCCCGACTGCGAAATTTCACGTACGCGTCGTCCATGACGGTGGACGTGAAAATCCAAATCACCGTGCGCACCGGCAACGAGCTGGAAAACGTGCAGCAGCATCACAAAATGCTGCCCAAAATCCCGATTGGCAAGCTGCCAATCATGCTGAAATCCAACATCTGCGTGCTGAAGCAGTGCCAGCACATGAGCCACCAAGTGACCGGGGAGTGCAAGCACGATGCGGGCGGCTACTTCATCATGCACGGCAGTGAAAAGACGGTGCTGGGACAGGAGCGCGCGGCCGAGAATCGCGTCTACTGCTTCAATGTGTCCAAGGGCAACACGAAATGGAACTGGTTGGCGGAAATCAAATCCGTCCCGGATTTCAAGTGCATCTCGCCGAAGCAAATCAACATGATGGTTGCGAACAAAAATAACGGGTTCGGGTTCCCGATTTACGTGCAAATCCCGCGCATCAAGCAGCCGGTGCCGCTGTTTGTGGTGTTCAGAGCGCTCGGCGTAACAACCGACCGTGAAATATGCGAAATCATATTGCTGGATTTGGGAAACAACAATTCTGCCGCGTTGGGAGCGTTGCAGGGGTCCATCATTGACGCCAATTCCGTGCTCACGCAGGAGGATGCGCTCAAAATTGTGACGAGCCATGTCATGTTCACTCCCATCAACATGGACAAAGAGTCGGGTGCCCGAAAGAAGCGCGACTTTGCCGTGGACATTCTGAAGAACGACTTGTTTCCGCACTGCAGCACGGAACGCCAGCGGCTGTATTTCTTGGGATACATGGCGAATCGGTTGATTCATGCGAGCATTGGTTCGGACGCGAATCGCCAGGATGACCGCGATTCGTACGTGAACAAGCGCGTGGACACGACGGGCACGTTGCTGAATAATTTGTTTCGCAACTACTTCAACAAGGTGGTGAAGGACATGACCAAGCAAGTGGTGCGCGAAGTCAACACGGGGTCGTGGCGGTCAACTGACGACTACTTGAGCATCATCAACAGCACAAACATCTACAAAATCGTGAAATCATCCACCATTGAAAACGGGCTCAAGCGCGCGCTGTCCACGGGCGATTTCGGAATAAAGAACGTCAGCACCGCGAAAGTGGGCGTGGCACAGGTGTTGAATCGGCTGACCTACATCTCCAGTTTGAGCCACTTGCGGCGCATCAACACGCCGATAGACAAGAGCGGCAAGCTGATCCCGCCTCGCAAGCTGCACAACACCACGTGGGGGTTTCTGTGCCCGGCAGAGACGCCGGAAGGCGGCAGCGTGGGTGTGGTGAAAAACATCAGCTACATGACACACGTGACCACCATCAGCAGCTCGGACAACATCCGGGAGCAGATAAAGGCGTTCATTGTTCCGATGGAGGCCGCAACCCACGCGGAAATGCATTCCAATGTCAAGGTGTTTGTGAACGGGGCGTGGATCGGCATCACCGCAAATGCGGAACGGTTGCACAGCGCATTCAAGGACAAGAAAACGCGCGGAATCATCAACATTTACACGTCGGTGGTGTTCAATTACAAGACGCAGGAAATCCGCATATGCACGGATGCGGGGCGCATCACGCGTCCAGTTCTGCGCGTGAATGGGCAGACCGGTGGGCTTTACATCAATCGGGACATCATTCAGCGGTTGCGAAACAAGGAACTGGGGTGGGACGATTTGCTGACGGATTTAAGAATTGATAATGCGGTCATTGAATACATCGACCCCGAAGAGCAGAACCACTGCATGATTGCCATGAAGCCGTCGGACTTGTATTTGCCGCGGGATGATGCATTTCAGTACAAGTACACGCACTGCGAGATTCATCCCAGCACCATATTCGGCGTGATTGCGTCCTGCATCCCGTTCCCGGAGCACAACCAGTCGCCCAGGAACACGTACCAGTCGGCCATGGCCAAGCAAGCGATGGGCATGTACGTGACCAATTTCGACAAGCGCATGGACAAGACGGCGTATGTCATGACGTATCCGGCGCGTCCGCTGGTGGACACGCGCGTGATGGGCATGATCAAGCTGGACAAGATTCCGTCGGGTGGGCCCGTCATTGTGGCAATCATGACGCACACGGGCTACAACCAGGAAGACAGCGTGCTGATGAACCAGGGGTCCATTGACCGCGGCTTGTTTCAGACGGTCATCTACCACACCGAGAAGGACGAGGACAAGAAGATCAACGGCGACGAAGAGGTGCGCTGCAAGCCGGACCCCGCCAAAACGAAGGGCATGAAGTTCGGAAATTACGAAAAGGTGAATGCCAAAGGCGTGATGCCGGAAAACACGCTGGTGGAGAACCGCGACATCATCATCGCAAAAGTGGTGCCGATTAATCGCAACGATCCCACGAAGGTGCTGAAGTTCGAGGACCAGAGTCGCGCGTATCGCACGCAGGAGGAGTCCTACATCGACCGCAACTTCTTGGAGCGGAACGGGGAGGGATACTGCATTTGCAAGGTGAAGGTGCGCACGCTGCGAAAGCCGGTCATCGGGGACAAGTTCAGCTCGCGACACGGGCAGAAGGGCACGCTGGGCAACATCATTCCGGAACGCGACATGCCGTTCACCGCGGGGGGGTTGAGACCCGACATCATCATCAATCCGCACGCCATTCCGTCGCGCATGACGATCGGGCAGCTGAAGGAGACGCTGCTGGGCATGGTTTTGGTGGAGCTGGGGCTGTTCGGCGACGGCACTTCGTTCGGCGAGCTCGACATTGAAACCATTCGCAAAGAGCTCATGAAGTTGGGCTACGAGTGCAACGGCAACCAGCTCATGTACAACGGGCTGACGGGAGAACAGATTGAAACCAGCGTGTTCATCGGGCCGGCCTTTTACCAGCGGCTGAAGCACATGGTGAACGACAAGCAGCACAGCCGGTCGATTGGGCCGATGGTGAATTTGACGCGGCAGCCGGCGGAGGGGCGCAGCCGCGATGGCGGGCACCGGTTTGGTGAAATGGAGCGCGACAGCATGGTTGCGCACGGGGCGTGCCGATTCACGCGCGGGCGCATGTACGATTCGTCGGACAAGTACCAAGTGTTTGTGTGCAAGTGTTGCGGGATGATTGCGGCGGTCAATGACAAGATGGGCATACACTGCTGCCACATGTGTGAAAACCGCACCGAATTCGCGTATGTGGAGATTCCGTACGCGTGCAAGCTGCTGTTTCAAGAGTTGCAGACCATGAACATTGCGCCGCGCATCATGACGGAATGAAGGAAGCGTGATTCGCAAACGCGAATGTGGATAAAAACGTGCCTGCAATTTAGTGAAGTAATGGATAAAATTGTTTTTTTCATGAATTGTGTCAATTTAATTATATGAATTTTATTATATCAAATCATTATATCAAACAACGTCAAATAAAGTATAATCTAATTATAAAACAAGCAAAATGTCAACATCAATTGGATATAGTTCCGCTTTAGATGGCGTGACCCGCAATCCGAACTCATTCGTGTCTCCCAACAGCCAACCCAGCAATTTGGGTGGCGGCTACAACGGGTATTCCCCCGCCCTGTTGGGTGGCGGTGCAGGAACGCACGGCGGGAGTGGCATGGAGGGTGGAAACGAACGCAGCATGGATCGCGTTATATTAAGGCAGGCATGGAATGGGCAGTACGGTTCCGGTGAAGTGAACGGGCGCAAGCCGGTGTGCACCCCGTTTCGCTTGGTGAACAATGCGGGTGATTATTTAGGGCGCAAGAACTACGTGTCTGGTGGGTCCGACCAGGTGCAGGGCAGAATTCGCAGTTCCGTCTATGGCGCGTGGAAGCTGTTTGCCGGGCACGTCCAAGCAACCAATGACGGCACCGGCATTCCATCGTCCACGTGCAACGTGAAATACGTGTATGATGGTTCGGATTACACCACATTTAAGAAGAATCAAGCCATTAACCGCACTTACAACGACAAGTCGTTCGGAGGAGACGCGAGCAACGCCTCTCAGAGCGCATGGCGCAGGGTGCGCCGATATTAATGCAACCGAGTAGGGCATTGTTCGAGAGAAATTGTGTGAATTATTTTGCATAATTCATATAATTGTATTACATACTGTATTACACACTGTATTATATACTGTATTATATACTGTATTATATACTGTATTATTATATAAACACACGTTCAAATTTGTGCAATGGTGAAATTGGTTTACAATCTACCCATAAAAGCGGAATTCAACGGCCCTCCCGACCAGGGCATTCTGATTAAGCAGGCGGATAATAACGCGGTGCTTTCCGCCCCGTCCTCCATGCCGTCGAAGTTTTACCCGAGCGATGGTGGAAACGATTTTGCGATGGGGCGCTCCGTTTACCTGCGCACTTTAGGCGGCGCGAATTACGCCAGCCCCGCAAACAGCGCCTATTGTCAGGGCGGGTTTAAAAAGTGGGCCAGCCAGAACCACGACACCGAGCTCTACATTGAGAGAAAGCGCAACAACGCAATCGGGCAGTCGTCCATCAACGCCAACGGCGTGCCGATTTCTTTTAGGAGCAACGACCAAACCATACGATACACGCGGCTGCAGCGATGCCGCGCGGGTGGCTGCACTGCGCCGCGCAAAAAGGGCGCGCTGAACAGCGGGTTTCAGTCGGGCGGTGGTTCGGTTGTCACCACCACCGGAGGCAATCGACAAATCGTGGTGGGGTCCACCATTGTCGCTGCGTATCAATGAAACATTTTTTGGCATGTTTTACTCAATTTATTTAAAAATTGAATTAAATATATCCGCATCATTTAACAAATTAGACGCATCACGCAGACGATCGAACCCGAAACAATGACCACAGCCGCCGCCGCTTCTGCCGCCATTTTATCCGGAAATGCCAGTGGCACAATTACCGCCATTTATAAATCCCGCACCAACCTGCTGCAAATTTTGAAAACACAGGGGTATGATGTCAGCCAGTACGACAACTTCGGCATGAACGAAGTGCACGCCATGAACACGAACAAGCAGCTGGACATGCTGGTGGTGAAAGAATCCGGCCAAAAGGCATACGTGAAGTACCACTTGGGAAAGCCGTTGCGCCGCGACACCATCACGGAATGCGTGGATGATTTATACAATTTAGAAAAAACGCTGACAAAGCAGGATTCGCTCATCATTGTCATGAAAGGTGAAATGAATGACACCAATGTTGCGGTGTTGAATCAAATTTGGGAACAGGATGGCATCCACATTGTCATATTCAGCCTGGACCGGTTGCAGTTCAACATACTGGAGCACAGCTACGTTCCAAAGCACACCATTTTGTCGGAGGAAGAAACCCAGACCATGATGATGCGCTACAATGTGGTGCGCACAGACATGTTGCCGAACATTTCACGCTACGATCCGGTTGCCATGGCAATTGGAATGCGTCCAGGGCAAGTGTGCCGCATTGACCGTTTCAGCAAAACCGCAATTAGAACACCCTATTACCGGGTTTGCACCACCAAATGAATGCGCATTCGTGCATCGCGCATCGCGCACATCACACAATAAAAATATGTGTTTATAGTATATTTTGCAGATCAGGCGCATACCCAAATTCAATATATTTTTAGTTTCATCATGACTACAGACGACCGTGAATTGGATGACATAAAAACGCAATTCCATTTAATAATGGAGAACTATCCCGCGGTTTATGCGAATTTCAAACTGAACCCCCACCTGCCAAGTGCAATGAGCGCGCATGACAAGATGGAATCGAAATTGACTGCACTTTACCGCAGAATGTTTGCGCATCAGGCAGCCGTTGACAAACAATTGGAAGAGCATGAAAGCGTGTTGAATGATTTAACAAACGAGAATTCAAAATTGAACACAACCCTTGCAAAAAGAGAGATGAGTTTAGCTTCAACAAAAACCATCATGCCAAACCGGATGCCGATGCCTTTGAAAGAATCATTCGACACCATCACCGGTTTAGCCGGAGCCGGAAACGACGCACCCACGCCGGTCCAAATATCAATGGTGGACGATGCCAAAAACATTGAAAAATTCGTGTATTACTACAGCATTGCGCGCATCATTTATTTGTTGGTGGGAATTGGAATCGTGTCTTATTTCATTTTTCAAACAATCGGTGATCCAGAATCCGCCGTTTTAGCAGACGCAAAAAACAAAGTGGCTCAATTAAAAGACACCGTGATTCAGCCAACTCCGGATAAACCATACAACACTTATAATCCAATGATGAATAAATAAATAATAATCATAAAATATATTATCCACAGCGCGCGCAAATGTCGAACTTAGTTCACAGTTATGAATCCGAATACAATTCCGATGAAACTTTGACAGCTCAGAATGAATACACCCTGTTGATGCGGAGGTCAAACATGTATGAATTCATTTTTTTGTTCATCATTGCAGTCATTGTCCTCGTGATAACCATGCGAAATCTCATGTCGGAAACAACGACCTCCGCAGGATACGCGATTTGCTGGATAATACTCGTCGTGTTTTTTGTTGCAACCGCGGCGTACGTCGTGAAGCGGATCAGCGCCACATCGCAGCCGTGGCACAGTTACAAAGGGCGGTCCGACTCTGGTCCGGTGATTCGCATTCATTATGTTTGAGAGGCGTGTTTGCTAGGAAATGGAAAAATATAATATAATTATTGTATAGTGAATATAACCCACGATACAATAATTGCAGATTCAACGCACAAATGCAAAATCCGACGCAACCACCGACAAGCTCAAATCCTGATTTAGTGAAAAGTCAAACCAATGCTGCGAAATTGAATCAACTCGTTGCGAAATACAACCAGTTGTATAAAACGTACTTGCAACAGGTCGAGGCCGAGTCGAGCAAACGCGACATTCGAAAATATCCGTACACCATAAAAAATCCGAATGAAATCAAAAACACATTGGCTCCGAACGTGCCGTTTCCATCCAATGGAACTGAAGCGGCGTGTTTCAAGTCGTGCGCTGACACCACTGACTGCGTGTACGCATTGTATTCCAACTCGGGGTGTGGCATTGACTGCAATCCGAACAAGTGTTTGTTGTATGGTGCGAATGCGCAGGGCATTGTCCCCGCGAAAGAGCTGCCGGTCGCATTGCCCAAGTGCCCGGCGGCGGGAGACACCGACGCGTGGTGCAAAACATTCAACCATCCGGTCACGAACGCAATCATTCCGGCGCTCGTGCTGAGGCTTGGTGGAACGGATTGGCGCACTCTGGCAATGCAAACGCCAAAAGCAACCGCAAACGCGGCGGATGCGCCACTTTCGGTGGATCTAACAACAAACGTGCAGACGTGGGGGCCGGACGCTCAATTTTCCGACGTGAATGTGGCCCCCGCAAATGAAATCTCGTTGCAGTTTCGGTTTTTTGCAGAATACTGGCTGAATGCATACGGCTTGATGTCAGGGAACGCCGTGGTTATAACCGGACAGGGACCAATTGGCACGTTTGCATTTGCAAAACTGACAAAGGCGGGAACAGCTGACCCGACGAATGCCGATGGCAGTGTGTCCTATGCTGGAACGTTTGAGGGGCAGAGCATGTTTTGGAACAGCGCAAATCCGTCGTCCGGTGGAACCGACGCGGGGCTGAAAACGGCAGCAGCACTGGCTTCCACGGCCGAATCTGCAAAATTCAATTACAATTATTCTGCGTTTCACAACCCGGTGTGGAAAGTGGATGCCAGTTTGAATGCGATGAGCAATCAAGTCCCCCCTCAACTGGCGGGGATGTCAATTCCAAGCTGGCAGTTCCTGGGAGTGCAGGATTCGGCACAAGCGTGTCAGCGCGCTGCAAGCGACGACCCATCCCACGTGTACACCATGGCAACTTATTACAATGCATCCTACAACAACCCCAAAAATGGCAACAGCGTGTTTGCCGGTTCGTGCTACGGACACGTCGCCGGATCACCCAGTTCCACCGTTTCGTCCGCCATGGAAGATGGCGTTCAAACCATGACCCCTCCGCATGGATACACCAAACTGGGTGGAAAATCGGGCATCCCCATTTTGAAAAAACTATACAGTTTGAATCAACAAATCATGGCATTGACAAATGAGTTGAAGCTGAGCCAGTCCACGAAAGAACCGTTTACGCAACAAGGGGGCGACGGCGACGACGGCGACGGTGACTCCCTTTCTGGTTTGACCAAGCAACTAGAGGTGGATGCAACCAAACTCAACGAAGACATTCAAGCACAAATCAAAATGGATGGCGACGAAGAAAATTCGGAACGCGTGTTGTTGTATTCACGCATCAAGCTAGGAGTGGCAGTTGCATTGGGCTTATTTTTAGCTTATTTGGCGTATCGGGTTTTGACAGCGGATGAATTGCCGGAGACAATTCAAAATGAGCTAATGAGTCCGGAATCCGCCAATGGGTTCGATGATGTCAATTATGATTTAGAACAATAGTTCCACACGGATGCGGATGCGGATGCGGATGCGGATGCGGATGCGGATTCAGAATAAATAATATAGTGGTATTTTAATAATAAAAGAATGAAATCAGCCATTCGGCCAACCACCACAGCGAACGCAGAAGATGTGCCCAAGACCACAAAGGAAACGCACGCGCTTGATGTGTCTGAAAAGGAATACAACCGGATGGTTAGTCGGCACATGATGTATCACAGGGTCATGATGGATGATGTCATGAAATTGTCCGCTGATTCGGGTTCAAAGGCATCGCCGCAAGCGCAATCGGATTTGGTTGCCGGACTGGGAAGCACGGTTGATGCGCTTGCTGCGTCCAACACGGCGGTCGTTGATTCCGCCAACCAAAAATCGGAGCACGGCAAACAAAATGCCAAGACCGCATCAAGGTTGAACGCAAACATGCAGAAAATCAATGCGAAGCTTCACAATGACGTCGCGCAGTATAACGCGCTGATGCAACAACAACAAAAAGAAGGATTTTCCAACCCCAACCCCAACCCCAACCTAGATGCTGCATTGGGCAACAGCGAAATCGTCGTTGAAAGTCAAAAATATGCGATCGTGTTGTTCGGAGTGTTTGCCATTTATTTATTGTATAAAACCGCGAAGCATTTGTGATCATTCTTAAAAAATAAAATAAGTTATTATAACAATACAATTATAATAACAACGCACACACGAATGGCAACAAATCCCACTTCTTCTGCAGATACATTAAGCATGTCGCAACAACAGATGCTGGCGAGTGTTCAAAATTTGCAGGACGCGCAAAAAGATTTAATGCACAAATACGCGTCGGCAACCACTCCGGCCGACCGAACCAATATTGCAAATGAAATGGACAAAAACGAGGCGATACGGTCAAACTTGCTTTTGTCCATTGGGTCGGCGTCCGTTGTTTCCAATCAAGATGTTGCCAATAAAGCGGATGAATTGAAAACCCGGAAACTATTGCTTCAACTGGCAAATGATGAATTGAATGAAGCCCGACTGCAGTTGGAAGACGCGAAAATGAGTCGAACCGCAAAAGAGCGCATGATTCAAATAAACACGTATTATGGAAAACGCTTCATGGCGCAGGCGGGAGTAATGAAAATTTTCATTTACATGTGCATTCCGGTTTTGATTTTGGCGATTTTAGCAAATGCGGGATTTTTGCCGAATTACATTGCCGGGTTTTTGATCATTGCGGCCATTGTGGTTGGCATCATTTACATTTATGGCGCGATGCATGACATCAACCGACGCGATGAACTGAATTTTGATGAATATAAATGGGAGTTTGATCCGTCGCGCGTGGGGCCGATTGACCACCCGCACAAACACCATAAAAAAAAGGATTCGACGAGCGCGGCGGCGGGATGCAGAAACGAGGAGTGCTGTGAATCCAAGGCCCAGTGGAACCCCAGCACCAACAAGTGCGACGTTCAGGGCGATAAATCGACCGTAAAGGGCACTTCGCACAAGGGTGGAAAGTCTGCAATGTCGGTTGCAAGCAATGCTGCATCCGCATTGTTGGGGGATTTGGCATCCCCGGCATCCACCGTGTCGCCTGCCTAAAAAGGCAAGTACTGCATAACCGAATTGTCGTATGCGGTCACCTTGAACGCGTCATTGTATCCTTCAACGTAAACCGTGTCTCCGTTGTACACGTTGTCGCACCCGTATTCATTCGTGCAGCTGCGCCCCTTCACCGAAATGGGCAGCTTGATGAAATTGCTCTTTTCGCTGATGGTGTAGAACTGCCACTTGTCGCGGTTTCGGAACAGGGGGCGTCCCATGAGGGGCAAAATTGTTTCGGGTCCGTTGATGCGCGTCAAAATCCCCACTTGGCGATACGCGGCATTGGCAGTTCCCTGCGTGCTGACATTGATTGGTATAGCAACGGCAACGGGCCCGCGAATGTCCATGTCCATGCTGCGGTCATCGCGCAGCGGCGGCACGTACGGATTCAGCAGAACGTCTTCTTGCGCATTCGACACGCCGTAATTGGCTCTCGACTGAAACATGGACGGATGAGATTCTTGGCGAAGGGGCAAATGCCGCGGTTCAGAAGACGACGGCGCCTTCGCAAAAAAATACACGACAATCAATGTGAATGCAATTGCTAAAATGGTCATTGACACATTTTCAATGCAGAACACGCCGGGCGGACAACGTCGTGCAACCATGAATGACTGTTATGATGCAAATTGTGTAAATTATATGAATTTTGTTGTATATAATTTAAATATATTAAAACGGGGTTGGATGGTGATGCGGGGTGATGGTATTTGAATTTTTAGGATGAAGCGTTGGCGTTGGTGTCCGAGCCGCTCAACCCGATTTTTCCGAGCAATCCGTCAATGCCCTTCATGTTGAACTTGTCCAGGAATCTCTCGGCGGTCTCAAGGAAGGGCTGCATTGTCTTCATGTTGTCCATGAGAATCTTCTGCTGCTTCATGACTTCTTCGGTTTGCGTGCTCATGCCGCCAATCTTCTGCAAGTTGTCGTGCGCTTGTTCAATGCTCTTGGACGAGCTTGCAAACGGGGCGGAATCGGCGACATCGTCATCCGAGTCCTCATCGTTGTTGAATTTGGCGGGGGCAAGCTTTCCGTTCATGCCTTCCTTCTTTTTCTCCGTGTTGGTCGTTTTGGATCCCTTGTTGGTTGGCTTGGGGGTCGCGCTGGGTTTGGGGGTCGCACTGGGCTTGGCGCTGGCACTGGGCTTGGTATCCGGCTTCTTCTTGGCATCCTTGGCGGCATCCTTGGCGACATCCTTGGCGACATCCTTGGCGGCATCCACGGCAACCTTGTCGGCATCCGCATCCGGGTTTGTCATGCCTTCTCTGGAAGTGTTCCTAAAATAATTCACTTTTGACACCATGAGGAAGTTTGTTGCCAAGATGGCAACCAAAAACACGATGACCATGTTTTTTGTGAAGAACGTGCTTAAATATGCAACAATCGCGAAAAACACGACCGCTTCAAAATTGCCCATCATCAAATAGCCCAAAACGTTCACAAATGCAATGACGAGCATGATGTAAAGCACATTCTTGTCGGTTGCCATGGTTGCGGCACCGGATTCAACGGATTTGAATCCGCTCATGAAGGAACGAGAGATGCTTCTTAAATTGGAATTCATTTTCAATATCGTATATTATGTATTTGAAATATATTATATATAAATAAAAATATATTTCTCCAAACATGCCAATGATTCAATGATACATATGCTCGAAATGTAATAAAGATTACAATCCATAATTGCATATTGTATCATTTATGAGAGAGCCATTGCAATTGGGGGTATGTGAATTTTACAACCCACATTTGCACGGACCATGCGACCCGCACATTGCAGACCATTTGTTATTAATGTCGGACGTTACATTGTCCGAATTTTATGACAACAGCTACGCTGAACTCATTGCATCGTATCCGCACCCGGTTCGACGCTACACCGGCAACATTCGTGCATACGATGCAATTGTGAACCGTTCCAATAAATACCCGTCGCTTGACATCGTGCAGCCAATCATGATGGAACCCGGTGGAGAATGCGTTGCAATCATCAAAACGTTTTGGATTCGGATGGTTCAGCGCCGATGGAAACGCATTTTCGCGGAGCGACGCGCGCGTTTGGCACGTTTGATGAAACCCTATGGGCTTTTAAAGAGAGAATGTGGAATGAGATGACACTGCTCATGTGAATGTCACTCCAATTTGTGATTTGCATGGAATGTTGCCATGTCCATCATGTCCATGACTGAATCCGAATCCGAATCCGAATCCGAATCCGAATCTGAAGATGACGACGAAGAAGACGATGATGATGAATCAACCCTTGCATTGTCGTCATCCTCATCCTCCAAAACACCATCATCCTTGTCCTCCAATGGATCATCATCCAACCCATCATCATCGTCTTCATCGTCTTCATCTTCATCTTCAGATTCGGATTCGTCATCCGACCACTGCAGTTCTTCTAAAGTCTTAATTTCATCGTGAATGTTGGCGATTTCACGCTGAATGCATTTCAAATCATGTTGCGCATGATGGTGCACATTTTCGTTCATTGTGTCGCAATAATCGGACAGGAACACCAAGTGGGTCAATGCTTCCGTTTTTTTCTGCAATATCTCTCGACATGCTTGTTTGTATTTGTGAAACACCCTGAAAAGCAGTGGGTTTGTTAGCATCGCGTTGTGAATGCGCGCAGCATTTGCGAAGAGCTCATGCGTTAAGTCCTCCATCCCTTGCATGTTTTCAAGTTCGGCAATATCGTCTTTGGCAATCCCGCAGCCATCGCATGCCAATTCATGTGGGAGTTGAACTGTCATCCTCTCAAATCAATCGCGCGACAATGATGCAACAATCGGAATTTCCGGTTATATAAAATATTGGATATAAATATATTAAGCACAACGCAACAAACTATTTATCCCACTGCTATCCAAAGACAAATACATGACGACAATTGAAGACGCTGACTCGTTGTTGCGAAAGGAATCGAATGACATGAAGGAATCGAAGGAATCCAAGGAATCGAAGGAACCAAAAGAAGTCAAAGACTTGCTGCTTGCTGAAAGCAATGACAGATACGTGCTTTTTCCAATCAAGGACAACGACATATGGAACATGTATAAAAAACAAGTCGACTGTTTTTGGCGTGCGGAAGAGATTGACCTGTCGCATGATGCCCCGCATTGGAACAACGCGCTCAACGACGACGAGCGCTACTTTATTTCCATGATTCTCGCGTTTTTTGCGGCGAGCGACGGCATCGTGTTGGAGAATCTGGCAGTGCGATTCATGACGGACGTGCAACTGGCGGAAGCCCGCGCCTTTTACGGGTTTCAGATTGCCATGGAAAACATTCATTCCCAGGTCTACAGCATGCTGATTGACAGCTACATCAAGGATGAAGCCCGGCGCATCCAACTGTTTCACGCGATGGACCAGTTTCCGTGCATCAAGAAGAAGGCGGAATGGGCGCAGCGCTGGATCCACGACAAGCGCAGCTCGTTTCAAACACGCCTCATCGCTTTTGCCTGCGTCGAAGGCATTTTCTTTTCCGGCGCGTTCTGCTCCATCTTCTGGCTGAAGAAGCGCGGCCTGCTGCCCGGCCTCACGTTCAGCAACGAGCTGATTTCGCGCGACGAGGCGCTGCACACCGAGTTTGCGGTGCTGCTATACAACAAGCTCAGCAAGCGCACGCAGAAGGCGCGCGTGGCGGAAATCGTGCGCGAAGCCGTGGCCATTGAGAGCGAGTTCATTTGCGAGGCGCTGCCGTGCCGCCTCATTGGCATGAACGCCAAGCTGATGACGCAGTACATTGAGTTCGTCGCAGACCGACTCATGGTGCAGCTCGGCTACGACAAGCTCTACGGTTCCGCAAACCCCTTCGATTTCATGGAAATGATCAGCCTGCCGTCCGTGTGCAACTTCTTCGAAAAGAAGGTGAGCGAGTACGCGCTGGCCGAGAAAACCAAGACGGACGACATCTTTGACATGAACGCTGCGTTTTGATGCCGCGTTTTGATGCCGCGTTTATTTTTGTTCATCTCTAAAATGCAGCTGCCCCCATGTTCATGATTTGGTCCTGCAACAATGCAATGACCGTGAACACAACAAACAACACGGCCGTTTTCATGGTAAACACGCGGTCGTAAATGACGCACGCAATCCACGTCAAAAATGCCAACCAATACACGAGTTTAATGTAGTATTCAATGCCATTAATGGCTTTGATAACTTGACCGGTGAAGTGCATTTTGCGTTCCATCAAATTCAATTTGTTTATTGCATCGTCCGTTTCATTTGTAATTGTGCTCAATCGGTGGTTTGCAAGATGGTTGCTGGCAGTCATGGTTTGAATGGTTTCAGTGTTCTGCGAAAGTGTGGCATTTTTGCCAGTCATGTCGTCGGCCCACTCCTTAAATTGCTGCGTAATTTTGTCTCTTTCATCCTCACCATTTTTTGTATAACGGCTCATTAGTTCTTTGTTGGCTCCATTTTGCCCCTTTGAAGCAACCAAGTAATTTTTGAGTGCGGTGTCCACCGTTTGTGGCGCCTGTTTCTGGGTAATGACTGCAGCGTTGTAATTGTTTCGTGCGTCGGTTATTTGCTGATTTTTATAACAATCGGTGCCCTTTGCACATGACAAATTTGCGCCATTGATCATTTGCGTCATTTGGCTCATCAGCTGCATTTGTTGTTGTTGCGCAGCCTGTGAGGATGACGCGATGGATGCTGCGGTTGCTGGAGTTGCTGCAGAGGAATCAGTTGCATTCATTTTGTTGATGGGCTTGTTATATGTATTATATTTATCAAATAAAAAAATATAATGCATTTTTTACCACATCACCCCCGTGATTGTTCATTGTTCGTCGTTTTCCGCTGCATCATCATCCTCCTCGTAAATTATGGCCACATTGCGCCATGCGCCATTTGTGTACTTTCCGAACTTCTTGTCCATGTATTCATACAGCTCAGAACCCTTTGGCACATCTCGACCGTGGCCGCGCACGTACCACTGTTTGAACGTTTCGTACAGTTCAGTCTTCTTAATGCCGCGCCCACCTTGCTGCATCTTAATCTTGTCGCGTGCAAACTCCGCCAAATAGTCTTGGCCCAGACGATACTTCTGGCTGCTGGCGGCGACCATGGCGCACGGTTTCACCAGGCCGTTTGTCTTGAACACGTGTTCCACGAGCATGGCCATGAAAGTCGGCGCCCAACGCTTGAGCTTCTCGTCCAGCATGCGGTCGATCTTGAACTGGTACGGGTTGTCCACATCGCCATCGGGGTTCGGGGTGTCGCAGAACTTGGACATGAAGTCCACCTTCTGAATGCGGCGCCACGTGCCGTCGTCGTTGCTCTTGATTTCAAACATGGTGTTCGTGCACACCACCAGCTTGAACTGTGGTATAAAGGTGACCATGTCCTTGTAAAGCGCACGTCCCTGCAGGGGGTCGCCGGCCGACACCTCCTTCAACACCCCCTCATTGATTTGGTCGCCCTTGGAGGGCTCCTGCATGACGGCGTACCGGATGCCCATGAGCTGCGCGATTTCGGACGACGTGCCGCCAATGCCGTTTCGCTTGTTCGTGATGAGCGTGATGGGGACGGTCGCCTTGTATTCGCCGAAACAGCGCGACATGAGCTCCGTCAGCTTGGATTTGCCGTTGCTGCCCGCGCCCACGTAAATCTGAAACGTTTGTTCGCGATTGATGCCGATCAAGCACGACGCCAAGTGGTCCCACATGTACCTGCGCAGCTCCTCAATGGGGAAGAGTTGCGCCATGAACTCGTCGATTTCGGCAATCACGGCGGCGTGTTTCGCGCGGTCGAGCGGCACGTAGTCGATGTTGGTGCACTTGCTGATGTTGTCGTCGGGCTGACCGCGGCGAAAGCGCTTCTCGGTGAAGTCGATGACCCCGTTGCTGAAGCACATCAGGTGCGCATTGGTGTCGAGCGTGTCCACGAAGTTCTTGTCGTAAAACAGCTCGCGCGCCTCCTTCATGATGTTGTTTTTGAACGTGGTGGTTTTCAGACGCATGCAAATTTCCGTGTACTTTTCCGCGCGGATGCTCTTGTCCTTCCACTCGTCGCTCCCAGGGTCTTCCTGATTCATCTGCGCTGTGTTTTCGATTTGTTTGCTGTGATACATCGTGTAAATGTCCTTGGAAATCATGAGCCGCAGCGCATTGCCGGAATCGCACTCCTCCCAGCGCTGACCGTTGAACGAAAACCAGGCGTTGTTTTTGATGCTGACACAGACAAACTTGTCCTTGGCATAGTTGAACACCACGTGAGCCAAGTCCACATCGGTTGCCTCTTTGGTCTTCATGGTTTCTTCCATGTAATACTCGTTCGTCTTGCGCCGAATGTCGTCATACGCTTCGCGCGCATCCGTTTTGGCCCAAAACATGATCGACCGCTTCGTGAGGCACCGACCGTCCGCCGGCGTGTTCATTCCGAATTGCTGCCACTTGTCGTAAAACTCGATGATCATGCTGTAAGCGAACTTGGTCGACTTTGCACTGAACGCCATCCAGGTTAGAAAGAGGTGCGGGCTCGTGTTGCGCAACGCCCATCCCACACGAATCCATTTGGGTTCTGAATCATAGTATGTTGCCGGTAAACACATGGTGTAGTCGTGCGTTTCGCGGAGCTCATACACCCGCGTTTCAATCGACGAATACATTTGTTCAATCGCGGCCGCCAGCTTGGATTCGTCCGTGATGTCCGACAGTTGAATGATTTCAACATGCGGGGGCTGAAACATGATTTTTTTTTCGCCACTGTCGGCAACACCACCCGCCGGTAAGGCCGCACCTCCGGTGGCCTTCACACGACGCTGTTTGGGGGCGGCGATCGTCTGTTTTACGGCTTCGTGTTCAGCCTTGACCGCGTCTGCAATTTCGAACCCGGCATGATACGCATACTGCGCAGTCAACAACTGGAAGTTCACGCGCACGTCAAATATGGACACGCTGCGTTCGTGAAATCCCAGCGTGCACTCCTCGTCCAGGCTCATGACGTACCAGTATTTCAACACGTAGGCTTGATGACCCGGCTTGCGAGAACCGTAGAGTTGCCAATTCGTGGTGCCGCGCACAATGCCTTCGTCCAGCACGTCTTCCCACGAATTCGTAAGAGGCAGGTCGCCCCAAATGTGGGGCATCTGTTCGAGCAATCGCTTGCGCAGCATGATTTGCAGCGCCCGGTCCATCTTCATGCCGATCAGAATGTGCAGGCCGTCCTTGGTCGTGTCTTCCAACAAGTTCACATCGGGTTTTTCAAACACGAAAATGGGCAGCAATGTCCCAGGAGTCAGCACCACCATGTCGGACAATTGGTCAATGATGGTTTCAACCACGCCGGAAATGTGTTCCTTCGTGTGTTGGCGCGTCTCGACTGCTGGGTCGTACCGCTCATCAATGTCAATCAACCCAGGGCCGTTGTCGACCAGCTGACGCTCGGTCAAGTATTCCTGGCGTCCTTGTATAAACACGTGGTCCGTGTATTTTCTGTAAAACTCACCGACTTCTTCTGATGGCACAGTGTATGTGCCGCCTGATATTCCCAACTTCTCGCTGCCAATTCGCGTGTGCGTGTACGTCTCACCTTTCTTTGAATACTTCTGTCTTATAAACGCATCAAATGGGCTTGCCTGCTGCTTCGATTTCGTTGCCATTGCGTGGGTGTTCCTTTGTTGGGGTTTGTTGATACATTTTGGCAACATTTTTTTATTTCAATTTTTCCCTTAATGTTGTAAAAAATCGAATCCCTCAGAAACGGCACAATTCATTTTGTTCAAAAATGTTTTATTTAAAAACAGACATAAAACAAAATTGATATGAACACCATGCATCGCCAACGCCAGTCAATACAAACGCATGAATCCATTACCTCCTCCTGTCTTCATCTCCAAGGAGACAACCATGCGGCTCTTGAAAGACGTGCGCGAAATGATGACCCTCCCCGAAGAAGGCATTTTTTACAAACACAGTGAAACCGACATGCTGTGCGGATATGCGTTGATCATTGGACCGGAAGGTTCGCTCTATGACGGCGGGTACTACTTTTACAAATTCAAATTTCCCGCGGATTATCCGCACTCCCCGCCGGTGGTGGAGTTTTTGACCAATGACGGCGAAACTCGCATGCACCCCAACATGTACAAAACCCGGAAGATGTGCGTTAGTATTTTGAACACTTGGCGCGGGGATCAGTGGACCGGGTGCCAAACCATAAAATCCGTGTTGTTGACCATCATGTCGCTGCTGGATGACAAACCGTTGTTGCACGAGCCCGGCATCACCCGACAAAATCCGGATTATGACAACTATCATCGAATCATTCAGTACAAAAACTACCAGTTCAACATGCTGCATTTGCTTCAATCGATGTCCGCATTTAAACAAGCCATTGCCGACATTGAATTTCACGAGCCGTTTTACGAGCACATGTGTGCTTCGTTTTGCAGATCGCATTCGCGACATTCTGCCGCCATAGATGCCTTGCTTTTGAAGCACCCGCAGCCGGAACTCTTGCGCACCACGCACGTCTATCAAATAAATGTGATCGTGAATTACGCGGCGGTTAAAACCGCATTTGACGACGCCGCAAAACGGCTTGCGGGACCTCAATGTCAATGAACGGGTTGCATTGTTTGTTGCTTCGTTGTTGTTTAATCAAAAAATTGAATTAAACAATATCACATTATTTTATAGCAACAATCGGGACCAGACAATTATCCAATTCCACAAATGCACTTTTGCACACAATGCAGCAACATGTACTACATTCGTCTTACGGACACCAACGGCATCGTTTATTACTGTCGCAATTGCGGCCATGAAGACGACACCATCACCATCGACAACGTGGTGGTGTCGCAGACATCTTTCAAAACGGGGACAAATCAGTATGCGCATGTTGTCAATAAATACACTAAGCTGGACCCCACGCTGCCGCGCATAAGCACCATTTTATGCCCAAACATGGAGTGTCCGTGCAACCGCAACCACAACCCGACGCAGTATGCGGATAGAGCCACGATTTTGGGCAATGAGGAATCTGGGGGGGAGGCTGCAGCTGCAACAGCGGCCGATGATGCGGTTCCGCGCGAAGTCATCTACATGCGGTACGACGACGTCAACATGAAATACATTTACTTGTGCGCCGTCTGCAACACCATTTGGAACACGGAACACATTTAGACAAATTAAATATTGTGGTATTTTATAGAATGAATTATCCACCTCCTCCATATGCTCCTCAACGTCAATATCCACCTCCTCCTCCTTCAGCTCAATTGTATTATTATCTTAGGCGATTAAAATCAAGTTTATTTGAGGATATATCCCCAGCCAATCTGGATTCAACCTTAAAAAAAGAACTTAATTTGAAGGAAACAGATTCGCCCACATTTAATGGTTTTATACCGGGTACATCAGCCAGAGGTTTTGGGTGGAATGGAACCGGTTCTACCATTGTGGTGGGTGTTGGTGAAGAAAACAAGAAGCAGATTGATACTTATAATAATAAAATTCTGTACGACCGCCAATCGGACGGGCTTGTGGGACCTCAATCACCTCCACCTCCACCTCCACCTCCACCTCCACCTCAACCACAATCCCAGGGCGAGGGTGGCCAATTTGTTTATTATTATAGGATGGGTGGTGATGGAAAAAAATATGAGATTGCAACTCCAGCCATACTAAATGCAATCAATGACGTCTGCACGCATAGGTATGGGTTTCAACCACCCCCTTCACAATGTGCACCAAATGCATTTGAAACTGCTACAATTAGATTTGTTGATCCTAGGTATGATAAGACAACCCGTGATTGGATGGCAGATATTGAAATGGTAGTTGGAAACCAAATAAAAACTGTGTTGCAAGGTTTGATAGTACGTGCTGGACCAACCATGCAACAGATTATAAAAAAATACAATGATGAAATTGACAAGAATGATGCGATTGAGGGAGATAGAATGAATGAGGGGTGGGGTGGTGCAAAAAAAAAACACGGACGAACCAATCGTAGAACAAAACGACGCCGACAACGTCGCAAGGCTTCACGTCGCAGCACTAGCAAGAAATGATGCAATGAACGAACCATGAAATAAAGGATTCATTTTTTTATATTTTGTAAAAAATTGAATAAAGACAAACAACAAATATTTGTATTTAGATAGAACCAAAAGACACACGATTCAATAATGGCGACTGCACCAAACTCTTATTCCATCACTGCCTTGCAAATTGCAAATCCGGACGCATTTCGACACAATGTTCGTTCTAAACTGACCGACCGATTCATGAATGGAATGAGCATGAATTCAGATGCGGCTGAAAATGCAGCTCTCAATTTGGAGCGCGGCATCTACAATTACACACTGCGCGAATCCGACACCAAAAACATTGTGAAAAAATGGGACAACGGCTACTTTGTACAGATTTACGCCGACCGCTTGCGCACCGTGTGCATCAACATGGCCAATGACCACTTGATGCATCTACTGACAACCAAACAAATCAAGGCGCACGAACTGGCGTTCATGACGCATCAAGACATGAATCCGGGCAAGTGGAGTGCGCTAATTAAGGCAAAGCAGCTGCGCGACAAGCACAAATACGAAACCAAAGTCGAAGCATCCACCGACAACTTCACGTGCCCGAATTCCAAGTGCCGTTCCACGAAATGCACCTACTATCAATTGCAAACTCGTTCGGCGGATGAACCCATGACCACCTTTGTCACCTGCATCGACTGCGGCAAACGCTGGAAATGCTGAAGGCAAACGCTGGAAGTGTTACAATATGGTTAGTAAAACGCGGACGCAGCAGTTCGCAATAATGCATTTACTAAAAATTCATTATTTAGTTTTAAAACATCGCATCGCATTAAGGCACATTCACATTAAATGATTTCCAAGTCGGACAGTCGCCAGTACTCGGATTTCCCGCCAGGCATGGGCCGGCGAATGATGAAGGGCAGCGCCTTTTGCTGCAGTTCCAGCTGTGCAATCAAGTATCCGTCTATGATTTTTTTGTCGAAGGGAATCATGGGTTGCGCGCCCTGATTCAATTGCTTTGCACGTTGACCCAGAACGCGCGTTTTCTCGTATTTGGTTAGGAATGGCATCGTCTTGTGCATGGCATCAACAATGACACCATCTGCATTTCGCACCACTCTAGCAAGTGCGCTGACCTCCGCGTTGTTCAGGTGCATCATTTCTTGATGACATGATGCAATGTAGTTCTCATGCATTTCGCTTTCAAACTTCTGCAAATAATTGTCAGGGCCGGTGTCTTCGTCGGAACCGGCGACACTTTCTCCGTCGCCTTCATCGTGTCCAAAATCGTCATATGAATTCTGCAGAGTTTCAATGTCTTGCAACGTCGCTTTGCCTCTGGGAGGTTTGGATGACGCAATCGCTCGTTTGTTGGCGATGGTTGCCTTCTTTTTGGCATCCGAATTTGCAATGGTGGATGCCGCAGTGGCCGTTTTTTTGGCAACCATGGCCGGGGTTTCAATTGATGCGTCTTCATCCAGCATGAGTTCGTCGTCGTCATCCCCGTCATCGTCGTCATCGCTTATGCCGGTTGAAACAGACGACGCGGATTCACTGGCATCCGTGTCAGAACCAGCAGTGGTGCTACTCACGTCGGATTCCTCCTCCATCTCCAGTTCATCAATGCCGGAATTGGCGCGCGTGTTGGCTTTCGTCTGTTCTTCCGTTTCGTCGTCGTCTTCGTCATCGCTCTTTGATTGCAATTTGTATAATTTCTGAACAATACTGGGGTTTTGCATTATTGGGTGTGGTGATTCGTGATTACTATAATATAAACAAATATACTTTAATATGTTTCAATTTTTATTTTTATTCCAATGATGACATGTCAATTAGGCATTTTCTCTCGTATACTGCATTTGGGTTTGCATTTGCAGACACAGGTTGTGATGTTGACAACCATGCCTGCATGAAAGACGCGCTCTTGTTTAACGCATTTGGGGCCGTTGCATTCGGTCCCGTTGTCGCAGTGGGCGCAATGCGCCGCTTTGGTGCACGGTGTTCGCATCCTTGCGGATTGTTGCGCTCCTTTATTATGGTTTTCCACAGATCGTCAAGCACTTTTATGGCGTGTTGAAACCACAGCTTGTTTCGCAACACCAACACGCAGCTCATCTTTTCCAGACGCCAACGAATGGTTTTCATCCACATGTGCGCCTGGTTTCGCTCCATGGCGTCGTTAAACCACGCTTCGGATTGAGAGCGGGTGCATCTGATCGGTTCGTATTCATAATGCGGTCTGCCATCCTTCATGAAATAAATCATTGTCCCGGTCATCACCGCCTCCATGTGAATGGACATGTCGTTGCTGTTGTTGTCGTTGCTGTCGTTGCTGTCGTTGCTGTCGTCCCCCTCCTCGGAGAACTGCGTCTCCAGAAAATCACACTCGTTCAAATCCGCGGTTTCCATCTGCAGCTGCATTTGGATCCAGTACTCTTTTTTTGGAATGCCGGTGATGTCCCGGTTCACGATGTTCTTAATCTCCAACATGCGCCCGTATCGCTGCGAACCCGGGTCCACATTGATGCCATCCGGCGACGCACCCAGAAACGGATACGCGTCATGCTGCAAACAGCCGAAATCCGCAACTCGGGTTTTATACAGGTGCTCGTACACCATCCGCGACACGGGCTCGTATTTTTGCCCCCAGTGCATCGGCGACGACGTGTTCACGTATTCTTTTTCTTCATTCCCCTTCAAGGGTTTGCACTTCTCGTAAATCAGTTGGTTCGCGCACGCCTGACTCTCGAACGCCTTCCACGCATTGCTGGCGGTCAGCAGGTTGTGTCGGAACTTGTACCACTCATCGGTTCGCTGATCGGGCTGCGGCTTGGCCCGAATGCGTGCCAACTTCGCGTCAATGACCGGCCCGTTGGGCGGCTTCCGTATGAACGTGCTGCCGCATTCGCGCGCCGGGACAACCCATTTGAAATAGAGGGCTTCGCAGAACCGGCACAGCGCATCCGCCTCCATGTCCAGATTAATTGTATCAAACGCGTGCATGCCCTCAAAATACTCGTGCAGCACGTCGCGCACGGACTCATGGAATTCGGGAGCGCTGAATGCGAGCGGGTTGGAGCAAATGTGGGCGTCTAGGTGATGCATCATGTCTTCGATGACGAGAAGCATGTCTTCATCTCCAAATTGCTCGAAGAGATTAGAGAGATATTCGCGGTGTAAATCAATGCCGCTTGACCATTCTGCATTGATTTTTCTCAATGATGTCAATGCATCGGACCATTCGCATAGTTGCACCTCTGTCAACATGATGCAATTGAAGTTAAACTATATTAAAGCGAAGCATTTATATAGTTATTTTATACTCTTTTTCTAGGCACATTGAAAACAAATTTAAAATACAAATAGGAACACAACATGGGGGCGAATGTATCAAATTGTGATTAAAAAAAACTTTATTTTACCGGAGATCCGTGTCGATCGGATGCCCTCGGAGTTATGAGCCCCGCGCTCTTGCCACCTGAGATACACCGGTAGTGTCATGCTCATGTTTAGTGTCGCTTGAACTATGACAGACTGCTTCTGCAAAGCAGCCGAATTGGAATAGATTCCCCCGGCATGTTTCGATCATGCGACCTCCGGCTCATAAGGCGATAACCATCAATCTTTCGGACTTATGCAAGTCTAATATTGTGACCGACGATGTTTTACGGCGCGCTTCCACTGCGCTACGAGGGATAGGAATTTGTTGACCCCTAATATTTTGCTGAAAGGGATCATTACAGAACAATGGTTCTATTTTTCGCAGTGGCATTCATGGGATTTGAACCTGCAACCATCGGACCTTTTGTCATGTCATCTGACCATTGAGCCATGGTGCACGTTCATTGCGAACTGCTTGAAACCCATGGGGTTAAATGGGTATATTAAGATGACGGATTTCTGGATGACCCCCATAGCAACCCATAGCAACCAACACGATGCCGTGTACGATGACGAATAATTTGAAAAATGTATATTATAATATTTGCATGATGCAAACATTGCAAATGAATGAATCAAAACACGTTGTGTGCATCGAAGGCAAGCGCAATGTCGATAAGCTCAGCGACAAGCTCAGCGACAATAAGTTTTTAAATAAACAGAATGCTCAAAGAAGCCGCGCCATGAAGTGGACAATTGACGACGCATTCTTTGCTTACGACAAGCAGATGGAAGTGCTGCGCCGCTTAATTGCAGATGACCCCGCGTTGGAAGAGAGAAAATTCTTCATAAAAGAAATAAAAAATAAGCTGGATGGATACGCAAGACAGGACGTTGCGAATGGCGTTCACGATTTATCCGCCATTATCTCTCTAGATGCAACCATTGAATTGTTATTAATAGGAAAATTAAAATGTGTATACTGTCGTGAGTGCTGCGAGCTGATTTACAAGGACGTCATGGCGCCACGGCAATGGACGTTGGACCGCGTGGACAATGACAAGGGGCACAACGGTGGCAACGTGGTTTTAGCGTGCCTGGCCTGCAATTTGCAGCGGCGCACCATGGACGCCGAGAGATTCAAATTCGGGAAACAGCTGCGCATTGTCAAGGGGTTTTAACTGCGTCGTTTAACGGTCTTCTTGTGTTGTTTATTGCGACGTTGCGTATGGTTTGATGATTTGCGACGCTTGCCACCCCGCCGGGAGGCAGCCCGAGATGCCATTTTTGAACGTATTCTTTCAACTGCTTCAGCATTCTGAACTACCAACGACTTATCGAGCGAACCAATCATGCTCATCACTTGCGCTGAATGGGGAGGTTCCGGACCATCTTCAATCTTTGCATATATTCTAACTTTCTTAGATGTGTCTTGTAAAAGGTTGATGAGTTCTTGTCTTTGTTCTGGTGGCACTTGGTCAAGTTGTGGTGAGTCCGCGTTGAGAAATCCTGACAGGCCAATCATTGCAGACAATTGGTTGACCGCTTTTGTAATACGCTCGTAAATTGGTGTGCTGTTTCTATATGAACGAACATTGGCAGGACCACTCATTAATCCATTTCCATGTGGTATATTGAATTTATCAATTAATGTGAAAAACACTTTGAACGCAAGGCTATGTTCCGCTCCATAATGCGTTATAATAAGTTCGTATATGCGTTCAAAAACGTCTTCATCTTCAATTTCAATTAAAAAACAATGCAAAACCGCAATGATGACCACTACAACGATTGGGTCGAATCCTTGTATCTGATTTATGCTTGAAAGTGAAATGCCATTGTTCCAGAAATATAAAGCCATTTTTTTTGCTACATATTTAAGATTTTTTGGAAATGAAGCAAGTCTATCTTTGTACTTATACTCTTCAATAGGGTCGCTCGGCTTCAATGTCGAAGCCAACCTCTGTAGGTTATTCAGAGAATGATCATCGTTAAGCAAATGTCGTTTCTCTACAATTAAATCTGTCAAAAGAAGCGCACGTTCTATATCATCATATGATTCATTGAATCTGCGTTCAAAATGACGATGGTCTTCAAATGTTTTAACCGGGTCTTGTCTTGCATTTGGATGCAAAATAACAAATTTTCCAACTTTTCCCATTTTATGTTATATGGCAACAAAATAATTCTGCAAATTACCAGTATTTTGTTTTTTTCTTTGTGTTGCGTTTTTTTGTTATGCGTTTCTTTTTTATATTTCCACCGTGTGATGTTTTCTTCGAATCATTAGCCCCCCCTTTGGGACTGCGATAACCTTTGGGACTTGGCAAAGGTTTTAGTGCAGCTCTGCTTTGTTCAACTGTTTTGACTAGGCCTCTAGAATAGACAACGTTCAATTCACCAATTAACATGTTCAGTGCTTCTATTTTTTTAGTTTGTTCTGGAGTGCATTCATCCTCTTCCGGAAATGAACGAATTTGCTTCGAAATCGATTTAACATATTCGTGAACAGAGACATCTGTGTTTAATTCTGGAAACGCGTCCATAATCATGGACTGAAGCAATGGAAATTCACTCATACGTGCATTTCTTATGTCGGAATTGAAACTCATGTTTCTGGCATGATGGATGGGGGACTTGTATCCCCAACGATTATACCATGATTCGCCGGTTTCACTTGTCAAAATGCTCAGTTCATTCAAACCAAGCCGAACATCGCATTTTCGTATGTTTGAAGCATCCGTGAGTGAAATGTATTCTATAAATGGAATTGATTCTACTAAAACATTGACCAATGCCAGCAAACGGTTTCCATTATTCGCGCCACATTTGGACAAGGCCGAAATGTGCAATACAGTTAGGTCTTTGTATTTCGGATTGTGTGGCAGTTCGGGAGAATTCTTTTGTATAAAGTCATGGTCTATGAATTCAAACTGCAAACAAGTTTTTCCAGTTGTTGCATCTATGATTCGATATTGTTCAGAACTGAAATCTTTGCGTATTTGAAATCCGTCGAACACTCGACCCACTGCATCTCTTATGGTGTTTTTCTGTTGTTCCAGTTGTTTTTGGTGTTGCATTTCATATACACTAAAATGAGATAAAAAAGTTTTCAAATTTTTCAAACTTCTGCAAGCAGGTCATCTGGTGTTCTCCTGTTGTTCATTTCGTTTTATAAAATGCATGACAAACATGTAGCCAACAAAGACGACAATCATGATTGTGTAGAAAATGACTTCGGCTGCCATGGATTCGATTATTGTGGTGGCAATTGATGTTGACCTTGATTCGTGTGCTTATTGTGCAGATGATGCAGCCAGAATCAATTTTCATGAAAAATGTAGCATTTAATGCTTGGCGTGCCTTCCCATACATTTGTGCGCGGATTTAACCAGTCTGTTGATTTTGTTTCGGTAGTGGTGTATGTGCCAACCGCAACGTATTCCCTGGTTTGGGAATGTTCATTCAATATGTAAACGTCCTTGGGCAAGTATTCATCCGGAACATGGGCGTGAGTGCAAATGAAGCGCTCAACACCGTCACTGAACATAGTTGGATGCATGTCGGCGGTTTCCATGCGACCGCGATTGTCATAAAATGTGATTGTGGTTTGTGGCATGTCCCAATGGTTTGATTTATTCATTGCGTCTTTGTTTTAATTGGGCGAAGCATTTATATTCCTTTTTCTTTGACTATGTATATTAATTCATTGTATTATTAATTTTTCATTTAAATTTTAGTATTAAAATATTTTAATACTACATAACAAGCCACAATGGCAGGAAAAAAAAGGTCTGGTCGTGCCAACGACAGAAGAGCTTATAGCTATGTTTGCTGCAAAACGCAGGTGTCACCAGCAACACCAACCCCAACACCAACACCAACACCAACACCAACCCCAACACCAACACCAACACCAACACCAACACCAACACCAACACCAACACCAACACCAACACCAACACCAACACCCACTCCTACACCAACCCCAACACCAACACCAACGCCAACACCAACACCAACACCAACGCCAACACCAACACCCACTCCTACACCAACACCAACACCAACACCAACGCCAACACCAACACCCACTCCTACACCAACCCCAACACCAACACCAACACCAACACCAACACCAACACCAACACCAACACCAACACCAACACCAACACCAACACCAACACCAACACCAACACCCACTCCTACACCAACCCCAACACCAACCCCAACACCAACACCAACGCCAACACCAACACCAACACCAACACCAACGCCAACACCAACACCCACTCCTACACCAACCCCAACACCAACACCAACACCAACACCCACACCCACTCCTACACCAACCCCAACACCAACACCAACGCCAACACCAACACCAACACCAACGCCAACACCAACACCCACTCCTACACCAACCCCAACACCAACACCAACACCAACACCAACACCAACACCAACACCAACGCCAACACCAACGCCAACACCAACACCAACGCCAACACCAACACCAACACCAACACCAACACCAACACCTGAACCAACAAGAACATTCACAGTGACTTACAATGGTAATACCAATACAAGTGGAGCGGCTCCCGTTGATACATCTTCTCCATACATGCCTAATTTCATGGTAACCGTTCTAGGAAACACAGGCTCTCCTGTATTAGCAAAAACAGGTTATCAATTTGCTGGTTGGAATACTGCCGCTGATGGATCAGGAACACCCTATGTTGGCGGCAACACTTTTAATATTACACAAAATACAACATTATATGCTAATTGGTTAATTTCAGGTTCCCCTAGACTTGTATATAACCGTAACAGCGTTGGAGGAGGAGGAACAGCTCCATCAAGTTCTAATACATCTTATCCACCATACAGCAGTGTAGATATAGTTGATAATACGGGTTTATTTACAAATTCTGACCCTACTAAAACATTTGGTGGTTGGAATACTCTTGCTGATGGTAGTGGAACTAGTTATCCTCCTGGAAGCGAAATTAGTATGCCTGCGTTAGGGGTAGTTAATCTATATGCTCAATGGATTAATCCTGCAACAACATATACTTTAACATATAATGCGAATGGTGGTTCTGGAACAGCACCTATTGGTTCTCCCACTACTTATAGTTCAAATTTTGCTGCTCCTATATCACCAAATAATGGTTCATTTTCAAACTCTGCTCCAAATAATACATTTTATGGTTGGAATACTGCTGCAGATGGCACTGGCACAAGTTATCTTCCTGGTTCAAATATTACAATGAATAATAACAAAATTTTATACGCTCAATGGGTTCCCGCTACTCTTCCATACACTGTAACATATGATGCGAATGGAGCTACTGGTGGTTCAGTTCCAGCTGCACCAACAAATTATCCATCCGGCGTCCAAGTCCCAATTTTAGGACAAGGATCACTTACCAGATCAGGATATACATTTTTAGGATGGAATGGATCGACTAGTGGTATAGGTTCAATATACGCGCCAGGATATACATTTACCTCCAAGACTGCTACACTTTACGCTAATTGGGCTCCTGGGTCACCTGTTAAATATTGTGGAGGCGGAGGGTCGGGTGGTTCTGCAGGAACTCCTTCGGTAACTATACAGTATTATTTCCCAATTGCTCAAATAGTTCAGAGTTCAGATACTATAACAGTGTATACAACAGCGCTATTAAGCGCAACATCATCAAATTATGGCACAGGCACAGCCCCTCTTGGCATAACTTCTATTGCGAGTAAGACAGTTATTACATCATCCACTATAACAATCAATACAAATACTAGTTATTTAAATCCAGCAAATGATAATGACTATACTAAAACTATAACAAGTGGACCAGGTGGAGACTCTAATTACTGGCCTTCTGGGACCACTATTTCAAATATAACATATTCAGCCGTAAATGACATGAATAGCTCAATACCAACATATAACACAAGCACCAAATTATGCTTTTCCGGTGGATGTGGATTATCGGCAAATGTTGGGTCTAGCGGTTCCGTTGTTACTGCTTATAGTTTTTATAACCAATGTTTCACAATAAATTTTTCAAACGGAGCATCCACATTTATTGCTAACTCTCCTACTAATGTATTGTATACGGCATCCACTAGTCCGGTCAATTGGGTAACCGCACCAAAAAACAGATATCCATATCAAGACATTCAAGATTCCTATAATGCCTTAACAGCTATTACTATTATACCATCAGGAGGTTCTACATATGTAAGTCCTTCTATGCCAGCTACTACAGTTCAATATAATGGAAATGGAGCAACAAGTGGAAGTATTCCTAATCCGCAATATTTTGGAACATATACTGGAGGCACTCCGACGTCTGTTACTATTAATGGAAATACCGGTTCATTAGTTAAGTCTGGATCTACATTCAGTCGTTGGAATACTGCAGCTAATGGTTTAGGAACAGATTATGGACCTAGTTATATTACTACATATGCTGGTACAACAAGTATTATATTATATGCTCAATGGGTTCAATAACGCCTTTGATTTGGGCCTAAAACTAAAAAAAATATTTTTATACTTTTTAGTTTGTTTTGTTTTACATTTAATGCCAAAGGAGGGAAAGGTTCGGAAAACCGTAGGTTTTCTGATTAGAGTTCCCCGCGCACGAACATGGCGATGATTTCCGGCATCGACGCGTCAAACCCTGCCAGGTTCAACGTGTTGCGGTCATTCGGGTCGGCAATCGTCAGGTTGTTCGCGGTCATTCCCACCACAATGAGCTTCGCGTCCGGCTTGTTCGCGTGCTTGCGGTAGTTCTTCAGCGCAACTTGGGGATGCACTCTGCCCGCGAATGTCTCGCTGTCCGTCATCACGATGAACACATCCACGTCCAGATTTTCGTCAATCGCGCGGAGCATGGGGAGCGAGCAGTCGGTGGCGCCGTATGGCGCATTGGTTGCCCGAATGAATTCTTCCAGCGTCATGCCGCGTCTCACCAGATGGTCAAAGTTGCGGAACCCATCGTCCGGTGAAACCGGTCTTGAACTACTGTAGCCCGATGTCGTGGATGAAGTGAAGCCGCGCACGTAGACATGGGGCTCGGTTTCGTAGAGCATGTGCGCCAGTGCAGCCGATGCCTGCCTGCATGAGATGGCGGGACAGCCCATGCATGCCACATCCATGCTGCCGCTCACGTCCAGCGCGGCCATGTAGCGCTTGCTTGTCGGCGCCACGTTTTTGAACGAACGCATGAACGTGACCGTGAGTTGGTCGCGCACTTGTGCCGACACCGTCCAGGCCAGCGCACCCTTCAATCCCTTCCCTGCGCCGTAGATTTTGGAAGCAATCAACACCTTGAACGGATGAATGCGCGAACGCTGAATGTCGTCCTCGGAACGCAAGCGCGCGCAGATGGTCTCCGTGTTTACCTGACCCATGAAACTCGGCAGCGACGACAGCTTTCCCAGGTTGCGAGTGAGAGCCTCCAGCGGCATTCCGACCTGCTTGCCGTTGGCACCCTTCGACATCAACAGCTCCTTCCAAATGTCGGAACTGTTGAGCAAGTGCGTGGGAATCTGCTCGCGCACCAAACCGTATTCCCGCACCAACTTGAGGGCCTTGTAGAGGTCGGCCACACTCGTAGTGCAGGCTTCAATCTCCATGATTGCATGCAGGTACACAGCGGTTTCAACGAGATCGCGGGAAACAGGGGTGGCTGTTGCTGTTGCCAGTGTCAATTCTTGGTCTGAGATCACGATGTAGTTGTTTTCATGCTCGCCCGTCTGGTGAATCGGCTTGCTGGGGTCGCACTGCCACACCCCGTCCACAATGAACTTGAAGTCGTGCGTTCCAGGCGGCAGTTCCAATGAAATCACGAACTCGCCAGTTGGCACGCGGGTCATGCAGATGCGCTTCCATGCAGTTGTTGAGGTCGCAATCTTGACAGTGGAAACATCTTGATCGGACTTGGACTCGGGGTTGAAAACGATTTGCATCTTCTTTGGTGTTGCCTTTGTTGCTGATCCAAACACGCTTTGAATTGCCGACTTGAATCCTGCCACAATTCCTCCCTGTTTGGTCGATGATGACGTGGGTTTGCTCGATGATGGTATGGTTTTCTCGGCTTTTTTGGCAGCCGGTATCGATGTTTCCAACAGCTGAATCGCCCGCTCCTGCGTTATTGAGGCGGCAATGTCGGTCAACAGTTTGCGAATGAACTCTTTTTCTCCCCTGGCACAGGCGAACACGTATTTGAAAACCAGGCGCGCGCCATCGTCCTTGAGCGACGCAGGATTGACGTGCAACATGCGCAGCAAGTCTTCGTGGCGCCATCCTTCGCGGTTCTTGTACTTGGTGAGCGCCGTCGCCAACTCGAGACCCCGGCGGGACGTGTAGTACTGACCAAGCACCTTTCGAAACCCGCTCCCCCAGCCTTTGCCCTTCTCCTTTCCAGGCTTGCACTGAGACAGGTCGGACACGTAGCCAGCCAGCATGAACGCGTGTGTCGGAATGCGCACACATTTGGGAACCAGCGCCAGCGCCGCTGCCTTTTTCTCTGCCGTAGGAGCAAACACGATTGCCGCCGCGAGGGACAGCAGCGTCGGCTCTTGGCGCGCGGCCAGACCCCGGACCGAGATGTCCTGAATCATCGCGCACAACTGCTTGAAGTCGTCGGGACCTTGGCTGCGGATGACTCGGAGAATGGCCGTATTGCACTCGGTGGACACTTGTTCGCTGGTCTGGTAGAAGTTGCCGTTGTCCTTGGCTCCCATGATCAAGTAGCGCCTGGCGTGGTCCAGGTCGGACAGCTTCCACACAAACCCACCGGCGTGGTTTGCGACTTGGTTGATGTCAATCTTGCACCACTGGGGAACCGTGGCACGACCGGCGCCGAGTTGCGACGTCATGGTTGCAGATGCACCAGTGCCGGCTTTTGCTGCAGCGCGCCTCTTCTTGTTGGCACGCTTTTTCTTGTTTTTGCCGGCATTCTTGCCCGGCGCAGGAACGGATTGAACAGATGATACTGAACGAAACATTGTAGCTGAGTTGTCTTGTGTTGTGTTGTGTTGCGTAGAAAGCTGATTGAGAAGTTGACAAATGGGACAACTTTCAATTTTTTGGATTATTTGAATTAAATCAATGTCTCTTTAAGTGCTTTTGAAATAAATAATGTTTCCCAGATTATATTGTGATTGATCATCGCACCAATAACCAATACGTCAACAACAACTGCATGACAAATGTGTAACACCATATTGCCGGGCGTTCGTGAATGTTGTTTGTCAACAAGTATCCAAAATACGGACCGGTCAATAGGATTGCCAGTGCGGGTTTGAATTGAAACATGGTCAGCGCTGGAAAAATCCACAGAAAGAAATGCAGCGACATGCTGGGAGTAACCCAATCGGGCGCACGCAAACGCACGTTCCACGCAATGTGTCGTTCGCCAGACACCGAACAAGTGCGCTTGCCGCACAACGGTTCATACGATGCATCACACAATTCACTGTTTTTCACATAGAACAACCGCGAAGCCAGCATGAGTCCGCCAAAAAATGACAGGTACAAATATTCCATAATGGGTTTCGCCGTCATTGCAAACAACCACAGGTTGAAAAACATCGGCTGAAAACAAATGTGAATGTATCCGAGGATTGTTAAATACCGGTTGGTTTTATTGTTGCATTGATTGATGACCTTGTATTGAAAGTATTGAATGATTTCCATGAGCGCGAAATATGCAAGTCCGATCGATGCATACGCGTTCTTGGTGCGCACATAAATGTAGCACGCGGATGCAATTCCTGTCAACCCAATGACGAGAGAAATTCTTTCAGAAAAACACATGCGTATATATTTTCATGTATTTTATACATGTTGATCACATTTTATTTGTGCACGCGCGGCGGGGTCCATGACGTTCTTAAGTTCGTTTCGCAAAAAAGCAGGAACCTTGCTTTTATTGTTTGATTCCAGCCCATCAAAAAACGTCTGCACGTCGGAACCAAACTTTGAGAGTTCGTCGTTTGTCATCGAAAACAGTTTATCCCAACCAGCGTTGTCAACGCACAGGTCTGCCTCTTGCGGATGTTCTCCAAATGTGCTGCTTACATTTCCACCAGGGGTTTCTGAATTCGTAAATATCCACCTCAGCACTTTTGAATTTTCGGAAAACCCCTTCCAAACAAACTGCTTCGTGGCTTCGTCCTTGCGAAACCAGTTCACCAGGTAAAATTCAACGGGCGTCGTCAGCTGGGCCATGACATCGGCCCAATGTTGAAAATAGTCGCACACGTTGTATCCAATGAAGGGCCGCATGGCCATCGGGTCAAACCGAATGTTGCCCACCTTGGCATCCATGTTTGCGCTCGTTTCTTCGCTGGACAGCGTGGCCCCAAAAAAAATGCCGCGTTCCGCGCTGGTTGCCTTGGTGACAAGTGGAATCGTGGTTTCGCGCCGGCCGCCAAAAATGATTGCGTGAATCGGCACCAAGTCTTCGTATTCCTTCGCCAGAATGGGGCAATTTTTAATGGGGCACGTGTATCGCGCGTTGGGGTGCGCCGCCAACCCTGCACTGGGGGTCGTTTCCCCCTTCCAGTTGGTAAAAGATGCGGGCGGGGTGGGCGTCAATCCTTCCCACCAAACGTCGGTCTCTCCGCGCTCGTTTTGGAACGTGGCGCAGTTTGTAAAAATGCAGTCCCTTGACAGTGAGGCAATTGCGTGCCCGTTCGTGGTTGCATTGGTTCCGGGTGCAACTCCGAAAAACCCGTTTTCCACATTTTGTGCATGCAATTTTCCATCAATGACGTGCATCCAAACAATGTCGTCGCCCAGCGTTTCAAACGTCCAGCCTTCGTCCATCAGCTCCTTGCACGGGGTGATCATTGCCAGGTTGGTTTTTCCGCACGCGCTTGGAAACGCGGCAACCACGTATTTGGTTTCGCATGCGGGCGACGGCGACGTCATTTTCAACAGCAAGCAGTGCTCCGCCAGCCACCCCTCTTTTCGGCCCATGACACTTGCTAGGCGCAACGCAAAACACTTTTTGCTCAAAAGCGCGTTTCCGCCGTATCCGGAACCATACGACATGATGCACGGGTCATCGTCGGTGAAATGGCATATGTGTTTTTTATGGCTGTTGGGCCAGGTCATGTTGGCGAAGTCGCATGCGCCCACCGAGTGGATGCACGGCACAAAGCCCCCTCCGTTCAGCGTCATTGCATCCAGCGCTTGCTGCCCCACCCGGCACATGATGCTCATGTTGATGCACGCGTATTCCGAATCCGTTATTTGAATGCCGTATTTGGAATGCTTGCCGCCGACCGGGCCCAGGCAAAACGGAATGACGTACATGGTGCGACCCTGCATGACGCCGGAAAACAAGCCCGTCATCGTTTCCAAACAATCGTTGGGTTCCCATGCGTTGTTCAGAGGTCCAGGGTCTTCCTTGCTGCTAATAAAGGTTTGCGATTCCATTCGGGCAACGTCGGTCGGGCTTGAAAAAAAGGCATAGCAATTCTCTCTCGCAGACACGGCAACCACGCTGTTTTCATTGCGCGCTTTCAGGGTGTGCAACAACCCATCGGTTTCGCCCTCGTTCCCCCTTATCCACGCGACCCGGCTCGGTTTCAAAATGTCGGTCCACTTGCTGACAAATTCGGCGATTGCGGCGTGCATTTGCTGGTTGCTGGTTGCTTGCGCAAATATATTATGTATAAATGATACATTTTATTTAAGCACATTTTCGAATTATTTCAAATAGTTCAAATGGTGATTGTCGCACACTTCATGCGTTTATTGTTCAGGTTCGGGTAGTGCCGCTTGAGAAATGCTGCCAGTCGGCGCCCGTCGCGGTGCTTGCCGTGATGCCGCATGAAGTGGCGGCGGGGTGCATACGCATTCAATTGGGTTGTCAGTTTGCGCAGGACTGGCCTCACATCATTCTTATTCGTGAAGAATTCGCCCGACACGCCCGGTTCCACGTAGTGCCAGCCACCCAGTATGTTGCGGTTCACGAGCACGGGCATGTTGTAGCACATGGCTTCCGTGATGACGCGCGGCGATGCGTCGGCAATGTTCGGCACAAACAGGAAGCGGCACTTCTGCATCTCTCGTTGGAACGCGTCGAATTCGAGGAAAGGAACGACCTTGACGATGCCGGTGCACTTCTTCGTAAAGTTGCAGTTGGTGCGCCCGACCAGCACGCCGCTTAAGCCGAATTCGCCGCACATGATTTCCAGACACTGCTTGGCCAGATCCCAGTTGCGATTGAACGACTGCCACCCCGGCTCGCACTTGTCGTTGTCTTCCAAACACACATACATGAAGTCGTACTCTTTGGCAATGTTGGGGTCGGGTTTATATGCATCCACATCTTTCAAATCGGATTCGGTGAGCAGCATGAGCGGCAGCCCGGACCTCTGCAAATTGGTGGGCGGATCCCTAAAACAATGCAGCCACGCCGACACCATGGCCGGGTAATCGTGTCCGCGCTCCTCGTGGAACCGGTCTTCATGCGGATTTTCAATGTGGCCCGGGAAATTGATGTAGCTGGATATGCCGCAGAACGACAGTCCCTGACTCTTATACGATTCATACGCTTGCTCATCCTCCTCCGTGCGAAAGGGGGCCGCGATTAGAATGACATTCAGCGGCTGCCCGTCATCGTCGAATGTGTTTTTGAAAGGCGACGACACGATGGGCACGTTGTTTTTTGCCGCCGCGTGATTCAGTCGGTTTTGAACAATCGCCACAATTAGCATTGCAACAAGCAAGGCGCTTGCAATTTTCAATGAGGTTGTTGGAATCATCCTTTCAAGTAACCCAACCCAATGTTGCATTTATTAAATATAATATATAATTATTTTATATATCAAATAATATATCCGAATATCTCTCAAAGATGAAGCTGACCAAAGTGCATTTGTTCATTGTGTTGCTTTTAGCGCTCGTCTTCTGTTCTTTTCTGGGTGGCAGTTGTGCCACTTTAGAGGGTTTCAACATGCCGTCTGACACGCACCCGTACAAAGGCAAGGGTCAATATTCTGACAAATTTTCCAACTACAACGATTTGTACAAGGCAAATGACAAGTTTTCCAAGCAGCAGGACAAGGCGTATGACCGAAAGGACAAACCGTTGCCCGCAGAGGCCAATGACGACGACGACGTGTCAAAATACGCACCATATGACGGATCAAGTGGAAGCGGAAGCGGAAGCGGAAAACAAGGCATCCCTGCCAGCCAAATTCTGCCCGGCCAGGAAGATTTGTACATGTTGAAGTCCGAAATGGTGCCACCGGTTTGCCCGGCATGCCCGGCAATGAAATGCAATGCATCGTCGTCTGGAGGTGGTGGCGGCAACAGCAACAAATGCCCGCCATGCCCCCCGTGCGCGCGTTGCCCCGAACCCGCATTTGAGTGCAAGAAGGTTCCAAACTACAGCAGCAGCAATGACAACGTGCTGCCCCGACCCGTGCTGAACAGCTTTAGCCAGTTTGGCCTTTAAGCAGCCAGCCAAGTTTGGCCTTTAAGCAGCCAGCCAAGTTTGGCTTTTAAGCAGCCAGCCAAGTTGGCTTTTAAGCAGCCAGCCAAGTTGGCTTTTAAGCAGTGCCCTTTTGTTTGATGCACTTCTGATCAATGGTCAGCGTTTCTGCGTGCGCGTCCTGCGGCACTATTTTTAGAACGCATTTGGAATGCGTGCCATAAAGCGGTTCCGTGCAGCCCTTGTGTCCCCGCTTCTTTGTTTTTTTAAGCTCGGCCATGCGTGGGTTCGGGTCGTCCGTGCAGCGCGCCCGGAAGTGCTCGTATCTCTCGCGCACGTCGCAATACGAGAGACCGGACGTTTTTCCCAGCAACTTATTGACGATTTCGTGCAGCTCAAACACATACCGAGAAAAAGCATCCCGGTTCGCCAGATGGCACGCGCGCAGCGGGTGGTTCTTGTAATTTGTTTTCAAATTGATGCGGCAATATTTGCAAGGCAGCACGTGCTGCAACCCGAGCATAAATGATCGGTAGTTGCGCTTGTCTGCCGCGGTGGGGTGCACCGGGTAATTGAAACTCATGGTGTGCAAATAATGCCACATGGGCGGTCCCCAGACCGTGGTCAAAAACCCGTCGCCAGATACGAAATCTTTATCCGAAAACACTGGCTTGGCCTTAACCTTTCCTCTGGATCTGGTTCTGGTGTGTTTCATTCGCGTGTTTTATTACATACAATGTATATAATAAAAATAAGAAATAAAAACGTTGGTTCACATATACATCATGAATAGTTATGGTTCAGTTGCTCTTGTGAGTCATGCAATATACAAACTGTTGCACCACATGAATTGGTTTTCGAATGATGACATCGATGAAGCCGTTGAGTCCAATGGCGTTGTTGATGCGGACGATCACGTGGGTTCAAACGCGGATCCCAAAAAAGGTCAAGAAGGTTAAATCATCGTGTTGATGAACTTTTCAAGGGTGGGCTGATCCACTTTGGCATCGTACTCAATGGGCTTGCCGTCTTCTTTTGTTAGCACAATGGTGGGATAGCCTTGCACGTTGAATTGATTCACCAGCGATTCGTTGGCCTTGTCCTCTCCGTCCACCACCACAAAATTCAATTTATGGCCATTCACAATCTTGCCATTGTAATTGTCCTGCACTTTTTGAAATTCGGGGGCTGCCTTTTTGCAGTGCGGGCACCAATCCACTTTGAACATCCGAATGGTTGCAACTGGCAGTTCGGCGGTGCCAGAATTGGGCGCATTTGAATACCCCTCGTAATACGATGCATTGCTGCTGGACTTAACGTATCGATTGTACAATTGCTGCGCAAGCACTGCGAAAAACAGCGCGATGAATGCATATCCAATCACTTTTTTGTTGTTCATCAACCATTCGGCCCCCGTTTTGATGCGTTCCATTTGTTGGTCGATGCAAGTTGTCTTGTTGTATAAATAAATGGAGAGAAATTAAAACATTAATATGAAACGAACGGTGCCCCCCCCCACTCATTTCATGAAGTTTCATTGGGTTTCGGACGAATTTCTCTCTTCTTTCTCCGTTTGGGTTGGATCCGGGTTCAGCAAGGTCGTTCTGTCGAGGAATTCTTTCCCGCACGCGATGCCATCATTGATCCATGCTAAACGTTGATCGGCGTCCGACATGATGGACAGCCACTCGGCGGGGGTGATGTCCGGCTTGACGTTGCAGACCACTTCGTGCACTCCGTGCTGCATCCCCGCACTGTCGTGTGCCATGGTTTTATTCACCAAGCGAATGAGCTGCAAATTGATGAAGCGCAAGTATTCCACGATGGTTGAATGGGTTCCAATACCTTCGTTGGGGTTGTTCCACACGTTGCGCAATCCGAGTACTTCGCTGGCGGGGCACATGACGGTTTCTAAACATTCGCGCAAGGGGTAGTTCACCATGATGCCGCCGTCAACGTAGCAGCACCCGTCGCGAACAATGGGTTGAAACAGCACCGGCATGGAGCAACTCATTTTGATGGCGTCCATGAGCGGCAGGTCGGGGTGCGTCGTGTGCGACAGGTGCACCTTCTCGAACTTATTCAAATCGACCGTGAAGACATTGAGAGAAATGCGCGAATATTCATAGAATTCGCGAAGCGTTGTGTGGATCGTTAAATCCTTGGACTCCAGCAGTGGCTGCATGATGTCATCCAACAGCTTCATCTTGGCCATGCCCTTTTGCGAGAACAATTCAAACATTTCCAAAGAACCGACAATGACCTTCTCCCAGGGGCGCTTGATGATGTAGTCGTCGAGCGTGTCCCATTCGTGCTTCAAGCAGAGCATTGCCCCGATCAAAGACCCAATCGACGTGCCGTAAATGGTTTCAATGTTGTCGTGCGACCAGAATCCGTGCTGTGCCAAGTGTTTGGCCGCACCATACGAGAGAAATCCGGTGGGGCCTCCGCCACAAATGACAATGTGTTTGATGACCATTTCGAGCGTGGTGCGTGATTTATTATCATTGTTGCAATTTGTGTTTAATATTGCATCAAGGTCTATTCATATTCATATTACCATTTCCGATTTGAGTTCAGTTTGAATTATTAAATATCTAAAATATCTACAATAGAACAATAACAACACAAGAACAATAGAAACAACGATGGACAACATATTTTCAAGCAGGAACGAAGAAAACCGCGAAAGCGTTGAAAAGCTGAACTTGGATGAATTGTATGACCAGAAAAAACAGGAAGATTTAGCGAAGCTCTACACGTTCAACCGCATATTGACTCGGGTGCATGAAAAAATAAAAGTGGCTGCCCGCCAGAAAAACAGCCAGCAGTTTTGCTGGTTCCTAGTGCCGGAAGTGTTGATTGGAGTTCCAAACTACGACAAAAACGCGTGCATAACCTACATGATAAGCAAGCTGGAAGAAAACGATTTTATAGTGCGATACACGCACCCGAACCTGCTGTTTATTTCGTGGAAACACTATGTTCCGAACTACGTGCGCACCGAAATCAAGAAGAAGACGGGAACCATCATCGACAAATTCGGCAATTATGTGTCCGAGACCGATGCGGAAACCGGGGAATCGGCTGTTAGCGACGGCACCCCGGGTTCGGATTTGAACATGATGATGTACAACAAGAAAGGTGCTGCTGCCGCCACGAGCGCCGCCGCAAAAAAGCCGGCGGGGGATTTCAAACCCATCACATCATACAAGCCCACCGGAAACCTGGTGTACAATCATGACCTCTTCAAAAAAATCGAAGATCGCATGTAACACATGGATCATGGTTCATTTTGTCAATGCAGCCAATTGTTTCATCAAGTCATTGAATCGTTCTTCTTCCAGCAGCGCTTCCATGATTTTCAACCGCCGCAACTCCTGCACCGTGCAGCCGCGTTCGGCAATGTGCTCAACTTGTGCTTCCAGCGCAGGCAAATCCTCCTGCGTCAATTCGGGATGAATTTCCGAGTCCAAAAACAGGATTTGCATGACTCGATCCAAATCACGTTGATTTTGATGGTGTTTCTCGCGCAGGGTTGCTTCATTTTTTGCATACGACGCGAGCAATCGATGATTTGATGTGCTGTCATGCATGCCTTCCATTTCATTTGGCTTCACAACCGGAGAACACTGGCGAACATGTTCAATGCGATTTTGAAGACTCGCAATGCGCATGTAAAAATTCGCAAGTCGATGGAATATTGCATTGGCCGCGCCTTTGGGTGCAACCGTTTCCGCTAGATCGGCCACTTCGTTCCACGTCATTGCGCACGCTCCCGATTTTGCGCCATTTTTCAATCGCAAATGAGCGTGCATGACGGTCCTGCGATCATTGCAACGACGCTTCAATGCCGCCACAATGAGCTCTTCAATGTCATGCAAACTGTCGACCATTTGCGACATGGATGCAATTTGTTTGCTAATTTCTCGTTCAAATCCCGCAACATCCGTTGGGCCATTCTGAATCAAGTTTGAAAAATCAGAAATCATTTTTTGATATGCATAGTTTATAATGATTTTTTTATTTATGTCATTGTGCATCATACATCATAATTAAACAAATAAACATGCAAAAGGTTGCACCCCTCTAAATAACCATTGTGATTGTGCAATGGTTTACATATATTCGAAAAATTGAATTAAACACGTCGCCACAAACAATAGTTAGACACATCCATCAATTCGCGGAGCAAATGTTGAACACTGGTAGCGGCAGCGGCAACAGCGGCAAAACTCTCAAGAACCGTTCCGCCGTGTTGAAAAAAGGCGACTTGTGGAAACGGCTGGAATCATTCCGTTCAGAAGAGCGCGAATCGAGCGTAGAGTGCGTGTACAATCCGTCTGCAAATCGCGAACGATGCGACGTGTGCAGTTCCAACATTGTCATCACGGAGGACGGGTTTGCCACGTGCACAAACCCCGGGTGCAGCATCATTTACAAGGACGTGCTGGACCAGTCGGCGGAGTGGCGCTTTTACGGTGCCGACGACAATCAAATGACGGACCCCACGCGGTGCGGCATGCCGGTGAATCCATTGTTGGAGCAGTCCTCCTATGGGTGCAAAGTGCTGTGCGAGGGGGTTTCCAGTTATGAAATGCGAAAGATTCGACGATACACGGAGTGGCAATCGATGCCCTATGCCGAAAAATCGTTGTACGATGAATTTGAACGCATCAAAAACACGGCATCCAATGCCGGCATTCCGAAAATGATCATTGACTGCGCGCTTCGATACCACAAGAAAATTTCGGAGCACAAAACATTCCGAGGCGAGAACCGGGACGGAATCATTTCGGCGTCGATTTACATTTCGTGCCGCACGCACGGATGCCCGCGCACCCCAAAAGAAATCGCCAGCATCTTTCATCTGGATAATAAAAGTGCAACAAAGGGGTGCAAAAATGCGCTGGCCATCATCAATGAACTTGAGCACGACTTGGCCAATTCAGAGAAGACGAGCTTCGAGAAAACAAAGCCATGGGCATTCATTGAGCGATACTGCAGTCCGCTCAATATGAACACCGAACTAACCAAGCTGTGCATGTTTGTGGCCATGCGCATTGATCAAAACAACTTAATCCCTGAAAACACGCCGCACGCCATTGCCGCCGGCATCATATACTTTGTCGCGCAAATGTGCAACTTGAACATCACCAAAAAAGACGTGAATCGCATCAGCCAAATCAGCGAGGTGACGATCAACAAGTGCTTCAAAAAGCTGGAATCCATAAAAACACAATTGATTCCGTCAACCATACTGCAAAAGTATTCGGTTGCATCTTGAAAAAAATGTGCGGACGCAATTTAAGCGCAACGCAATAATGCAATCCAACAACTCAATCCCAAACACGGCTAAATTCATCTTGACGACAAAAAAATCGGTGCAGGAAGAAGCAGGACCCCCCCTGTCCCCCCTGTCGTCCCCCCTGTCGGAAGAAACAACGAATGCAAGCGCGACAAACGTTCCAGAAATTGTTTTCATTGTTCCATACCGCAATCGCGAAGAGCACAAAATGTTTTTCACGTTGTATATGAAATTTCTATTAGAAGACATGCCTCCCGAGAAATACCGCATTTATTTCGTGCATCAGTGTGACAACCGCCCGTTCAATCGCGGTGCCATGAAAAATATCGGATTCTTGGCCATCCGCGCCATGTATCCCAATGAATACAAAAACATCACGCTCGTGTTTCATGATGTGGACAATTTGCCGTACACCAAGGGACTGCTGAAGTATGACACGCGTCCCGGCATCGTGAAGCACTTTTTCGGATACACGTTCACTTTAGGGGGCATTGTTTCCATCAAGGCGGGGGACTTTGAACGCACGGGCGGATATCCGAATTTCTGGGCATGGGGCAGCGAGGACAACTGCTTCAACCAGCGCGTCATTGATTCGCGACTGTACATTGACCGGACCAACTTTTTTCCCAGTGGGCACCGGTCCATGCTGCAGTTTGTGGACGGACTTATCAAAATGATCAGCAAGAAAGAGACCGCCGCGGCCATGTATCGCACATGCCAGGATTCGTATCACACCATTCGGAATTTGCAGTATCACTTCAAGGATGAATACATCAACGTGACGTCATTTGAGACACTTCAAAATCCAAATGAATTGAAGTTTGATGAATACGACATTGTCAAAAACAATGGAACGAACCGCATTTCTCTCGGGCCGCAAATGGGACTCATCCATCCGCCCAAACAATTGCAACCACCGCAACAAGCACATCAACCGCAACAAGCACATCAACCGCAACAACAACCGCAACAACAACCGCAACGAATTGGCATGCCAAGACGGCGCTAACAATGTCATTTGCGGTGCATTTTGTTTTTTCTTGATTTGATTGACTTCCTCCTAGACCTTTTCTTTTTACTCGAAGTTCGTTTCCTCATTTTTTTACCACCATAACGAGGCAATGCGCCTATGCCTAAGTCCATGCCTAAGTCCATGCCTAAGTCCATGCCTAAGTCCATGCCTAAGTCCATGCCTAAGTCCATGCCTAAGTCCATGCCTAAGTCCATGCCTAAGTCCATGCCTAAGTCCATGCCTAAGTCCATGCCTGGATCCATCTTCATGCCTGGATCCATGCTTTGTCGTGCCTCCAATCCATAATATGTCGCCATATATGATGCCATGTGAGACAACATTTCATTTATGCGTCCGGCTGTCTCGGGGGGTTGTGATCCCAAATATGTTGGCAAGTCCAACCTCATCGTGTGCAGGATGTTGCTCATGGACTCGCATGCATCGTTGTAAACCGCGTTGAACACATGTTTCATTTGACATGTTTTTTTGATTGATTTTATATGAACGGGTTTTGATGGGTCATGCTTCGGCGAATGATTTATGGCAAAAAATCCATCAATCAGCATGGATATCACCAATATTTTGTGAATCCATGAATTCATTGGTGCATCAGGAACAGTCGCTGACTTGATTGCCTCATTCATCACAACAGAAGGCGAATCATCGGGGTTTGCACCCATTAACGTCAAATATGCTGGCAGCTCAGTCGGATGTGTTTTGAAATAGGTGTCAACTATTTTATTTATCACAACATCCTCAAACGGGTTCAAACATATGCCAAAATCTATTAACTTGACACGGAGTGGCATTGGTTTCGCCATATCGACCAACCAATTTGACCGATGCGCATCCAATGCAATCATTGGGCACGTGTGAAAGAGAACAACATACATGGCGCAAATTTGCGCAATCAATTCGGGAGAAATTCCAGTTGTTTTGAATATTGTTTTAAGGGGAACATATGTTTCGGGAATTGATTCCATGACAATCATCGCAACTTGTGGTTTACACTGCATACTAAAATAGGTGCGCAGTTTATTGAACACACGACAACTAGCATAGTGCTTGTTTCTTGTTGGTTTTGTGAAAAATATTTTGTCGAATTCCGCTTGGGTTGAAAATGAAATCAATGCGACGACATCGGGGCACAATGGAACATGAAGTTTTGTTGCATCGAATGCATCGCGTTGTTGTTTATATTCATCGATAACATCCTTTACAAGCATTGTGCTTTTGTGAGGCTTGCCCGAGTCATATTCGTATCGCGAAATCGGAGATGACACAAGAACGAATTTCAATATAACCTCTCTAATCGGTTTTCCAGTGGTGGGCAACCCGCGTTCATCTCTGTGCATCAATGCGTCATCCTCGCCAACAAGATCGTCTCGAAATAAACCGTCGCGAAGTGATACTCGAACAATCAAACTATAAGCAGACCCAGTTGAAACTATCTCTACTTTATCGGGTGTTTTCAATGCTTCTAGCAACAATTTACACGTTTCCTCGTAATTTCTCTCAAGAACACGTGTTCCATCCACTGAAATCATCTTCATACCACCATTCATCTGTGTTGACATGATGACAACTTTTTCACCACAATAAAATGTTGCAATATATTATACACACAAAATAATTAAAATAACAATTCAATGTCGCTGTTTCGTCGCATCTCCGGCGATTTTCGCCACTTGTGCAAACCGGCCATGGTGTATTTAGCCATTTCCGTTGTCGCGCTCATCGCAATCGCGTATCAAAACATGGGCCTAAACAACATGTATTGCATGGGGGATTTTTCATGCTACGTGCCCAGCACATCTGCGGTCATATTTAGCGAAGCGCTGTACATCCTGTTTTGGACCTGGATTCTAAACTTGATGTGTCGCACCGGCTACGCCTCCATTTCCTGGTTCCTAGTCGTGTTCCCGCTCGTGCTGTTTTTCGTGCTCATCGGGCTCATGATGCTCGCGTCGTCGCGCATGACGCAGCAAGGACGGGTCCAAAAAATGTTGCCAATCGAGCGCCCGGTCCTGGCAAACCAACGCAGCTTTCCAGTGTATGAACCCATGTTCCCGCCCGGCCCACCCATGCATTCCGCTTACCAGTGATGTGGCAATGCACGTGCGCCAACATGAATGCAATGAATTTATGTTTATTCAATTGAACAAATAATAAACATAAATATTAGATAAACGATACAATAGTAAATAAATAATGGCACAAAAGGAACAACCAGCACAACCAATGTCCGCACAAGAACCACAGAGAAAACGCCCATCCCGCAATGCAGACGAAAACGAGCTCATTGCCGATGCACTGAAGAACGCAGAGGAAACGCTTTCGTGGAACGTCATTGACCACTATTTTAAGGACAACCCCAATGTGCTGGTGCGGCATCACCTGGAGTCATACAACGACTTTTTAAGCAACGGAATTGCGCGCATCATGAAGGATCGCAACCCCATCATTCTGGAGAAGGACGAGAATAAGGAAACCGGCAAATACAACTCCGTGATTGAAATTTATCTGGGCGGCGTCGAAGGCAACCGCATTTCATTTAGCAAGCCCATCATTTACGACGACGTTGCGTCCACGGCCACGGCCGACGACGACTCGGGACAAAAAGAAAAAAGAAGCGCGCACTTCATGTATCCCAACGAGGCGCGCCTGCGCAACATGACGTACGGCATGACCATCCACTGCGACGTCGACGTGGTTTATCGCGTGTATGACCCCGTTCAGAAGACGCAGCTGAACGAGCGCTTAGAATTAAAGCAGCTCAGCCTGGGACGGTTCCCCATCATGCTGCAATCCAACGCCTGCATCTTGCACGGCATGACGCCGGAAGCCCGGTTCTATGCGGGCGAGTGCCGCAACGACTACGGCGGCTACTTCATCGTGGACGGCAAAGAGAAGTGCATCGTGTCGCAAGAAAAGTTCGCCGACAACATGATTTACGTGCGGTCCAATGCGGACGACCCCGACGCGGTCTACAGTTTCAGCGCCGAAGTGCGCACCGTGTCGGAGGACCCCTCCAAACCCGAGCGCAAAATGGCGGTCAAGATGGTTGCGCCTGATGCCAAATACTCCAATAAGCAAATCGTCGTGGACATTCCCAACGTGCGCAAACCGGTCCCCCTCTTCATCGTCATGCGCGCACTCGGCATCATCAGCGACCGCGACATCGTGGAGCGCTGTTTGCTGAATCTGGAAGCCAACGTTTCCATGGTGGACCTGTTCATTCCGTCCGTGCACGACGCGTCCGAAATCTTCACGCAAGCCGCCGCCCTCAAGTTCATTGCCACGATGACCAAGGAGAAAACGGTTGCGCAAGTGCAGAACATTCTCATGAATTACTTCATGCCGCAAATTGGCGAACTGGATTTCGGCGCCAAGGCGTTCTTTCTGGGGTACATGGTCTATAAAATGCTCCTGGTTGCATCCAATGCGGAACGACCCACCGACCGCGACAGCTTCAAGTTCAAGCGCGTGGAGGTGCCGGGCGCCCTCATGTTCAACCTGTTCCGCACGTACTACACCGCGCACGTGGACAACGTGCGACTCAAGCTGGACAAGAAAATCAAGTACGGGCGCGACCGCAACGAATTCGTCGGCACGCAGATCATGCAGGTCATTACCGCGGACAATTACAACGAGATTTTCGGCGAGCGCATCATTGAAGCGGGATTCAAGAAGTCGTTCAAGGGCAAGTGGGCGGCAACCGTGCAAACCGAGGACAAGTCCAAGCTGTACAAGGGAACCATCGGCGCGACGGACGGCACCGATGTGGAGGGCATCGTGCAGGACTTGAACCGCCTGTCTTACAACTCGTTTATATCGCACCTGCGCAAAATGAACCTGCCCATGGACGCAAGCGCCAAAGTGGCAACTCCGCGCCAACTGCACGGGTCGCAGTGGGGCATCATTGACCCGGCCGACAGCCCGGATGGCGCCAACATCGGCCTGCAAAAGCATCTCGCGATTTCGGCATACATCACGCAACCCTGCTCCGCGTTGCCAATGGTTCAGTGGCTGCGCGAAGTTGCCGGCATGAAATTGTTGGAAGAGTGCAGCCCGCGGTATTTGCATCAGCTGACCAAAGTGTTTGTCAACGGGGTCTGGGTGGGCGCGCTCAACAATCCGCGCGAAATCATGCGGGTCTTTCTTTTGTATCGGCGCAATGCGCTGATCCCGATTTACACGAGCGGGCGCTGGGACATTGCACACAACGAACTGCAGTTCTTCACGGACGGCGGACGCCTGTGCCGCCCGGTGTTCTACTACGACGACGAAAAACGCCGCCCCAGCTACGCCAATCGCGAAGCCATTGAAACCATCAAGAGCGGCAACTACACGTGGTCGCAGCTGACCACCGGATTCGCTGCAAAGAGCGTGCCCGCATTGGACCCCTGCCGCGTGTATCGCATTGGCGAACTGTATGCCGGGGCGACCGATTTTGCCGCGCTCGCTGAGAGCCGGGCCATCGTCGAGTACATCGACACGAACGAGTCGGAAAGCGCGTTCATTGCCATGTTCCCGCGCGACGTGGTGCCGGGCAAGACCACGCACGTGGAAATCCATCCGTCGCTCATTTTCGGCGTCATGGGCAACCAAATCGTGTTCCCGGAAAACAACCCGTCCTCGCGCAACAACTTCTCGTGCGGCCAGGGCAAGCAAGCGGTGTCGCTGTATTCCTCCAATTACAACTCGCGCATTGACAAAATGGGCGTGGTTTTAAACTACGGCCAAGTGCCGCTCGTCAAAAGCCGCTACATGAAATACATTAACAATGAGCAGCATCCCTACGGCGAGAACGCGATCGTGGCCATCATGTCGTATAATGGCTACAACGTGGAGGACTCCATCCTGTTTAACGAGGGGTCTCTGAAGCGCGGCTTGTTTCGCACGACGTATTACAACATGTACGAGACGCGCGAAGAGGAGGAGCGCACGTATGACAAGCGCATTTGCAACGTGCAAGCGCAACCCGCCGTGCGCGGCCTGAAACCGGGTGGCGATTACAGTGAATTGGACCGCTTCGGCTTGATCAAAGAAAACACGGAAATGGACGACAAGAAGGCGGTCATCGGTCGCGTGACGGAGCAGTGGCTTGCAAACACAGACGAACCCCAGATGGAGGACGCCAGCGTGTTCCCGAAGAAGGGGCAGCTGGGCGTCGTGGACCGCACGTTCATCACGGACGAGGCGTCGGGCAAGCGGCTGGCAAAGGTGCGCATCCGCGAGGAGCGCATGCCGGGCATCGGCGACAAGTTCTGCTCGCGCGCCGGACAAAAGGGGACGGTGGGGCTCATTATACCGGAAGAGGACATGCCGTTTGCGGAAGACGGCACACGCCCGGACTTGATTATAAACCCGCACGCGCTGCCCACGCGCATGACCATCGGGCAGCTGGTGGAGACGCTCATGGGCAAGGCGTGCGTGCTGCAGGGGGGGTTCGGCGACTGCACCGCGTTTGTGAACCACGGCTCAAAACACCAAGTGTTCGGCAAAATGCTGACGGAGCTGGGCTACCACAACAGCGGCACGCAACTGTTGTACAACGGCACGACGGGCGAGCGCATGGAGAGCCAGATTTTCATGGGGCCCACGTACTACATGCGTCTCAAGCACATGGTGAAGGACAAGATCAACTACCGCACGCGCGGTCCGCGCACTGTGTTGACGCGGCAGACGGTGCAGGGGCGTGCAAATGACGGCGGCTTGCGCATCGGTGAAATGGAGCGCGACGGCGTCATTGCGCACGGGGCGGCGTACTTCTTGCGGCAGTCCATGCTGGAACGCGGCGACGAGTATTACATGGCGGTGTGCAACCAATCGGGCATGATTGCCATTTACAACCCCGCGCAAAACCTCTTCATGAGCCCGATTGCGGACGGCCCCATTCAGTTTGCCGACACGCTGACGTCGGCGGACAACCAGGCACTCAACATCGAGAAGCTGACTCGATTCGGACGCAGCTTCAGCGTGGTGCGCGTGCCGTACGCGTTCAAGCTGCTCATGCAGGAACTGCAGGCCATGAACGTGCAGATGCGCGTGCTGACGGAGGACAACATTGACCAAATCGCGTCCATGTCATTTTCCACGACCATGCTGACACTGGGCGGACCGGCGAACCTCATTCGCGAAAACAAGGCGGTGATTGGCAATAAAATGCCGACCGTGCCCGTGTCGCCCAAAGCCGACAACCGTCCCGCCTTGCGCCCCACCAAAGAGGGGGAATCAGAAGAACCGGGCGCAGAAAAGGCCGAGTCGATGGGATGGCACTTTGTGAATTTCGAGGCAAACGGCGGAGAGATTTACCAGTCGTTGCTGCGCGACGAACGTGGTGCGCCCACGCAGATGTGGTCGGTCCAACAGCACGGGGGCAAATACCCGACGGAACATCCCGAGGGCTGGAATGCGCAAATGCTGTATTACAATGACGGCGTGCCAATCAAGGCAGAGGCTGTCATCGACTTGCTGAAACAAATGCCGTATGCCAACAACTTTGCGCTGGCAGTGCAGGACATTCGCGACGAACAAGCCCAAAAAGATGCAGATGCCATCCCCATGTCGGAATTATCGTTTACAAACCTGTCGCCGGAATACACGTCAATGTATGAGCCCGCTTCGCTTGAGCCCGCTTCGCTTGAGCCCGCTTCGCCTAGGCAAATGCAACAACCGATGATGATGGGCCAACAACCGATGATGATGGGCCAACAACAGCAACCCATGGTCATGATGGGCCAACAACCCATGGTCATGATGGGCCAACAACCCATGATGATGGTGCCACACTCGCAACCAATGATGATGATGCCGTCGATGCAACAAGCAGTGTCTCCGATTATCCCACCAACAAGTGCAACTGGCACCAATGCTGCTGAATTAATTGAAGAGCAGTTGCATCCTGCTACCGAATCTGCAGCTTCTTCAATGCTGGATGTTGCACCCGAAGTCAAATCGGACCAGTCATCATCTTCCTCATCTTCCTCATCTTCGTCCTCCGAACAAAAAGAAGGAACTCGTGTAATCAAATTGTCATGAAAAAAAAAATTCAAATAATTCGCAAAAATTGATTTATAAAATGACAACCCACCCATGCACATGTGCGCAAAACAGCAATGACACACCATTTATTATCGCAGATTCAAACTGGGTGCAACGGAAGAATGAAACTTGAAAATGGGAAAATAGTGTTTGAGTTTGACTGTAGTCGTGTGGCCGTCCCTCATCCTAGCGCTCCACCACTCATTGAAGACGACCATGCCGTTGATGAATTGAGGAATGAATTGCGCGAAACAAAACAACGGTTGGCCGTTCTGGAACAACAAGTTCAACAATTGTTCAAATGCAGGGAAGCAGTGTGCATGCCTCGGTTTATTCACCCCTCAAGGGAATGTTACTTGCACAACTTCAATTGTAGAATGGTGAAGTTTATTCCGAATGGAAATCAAATCAGTCCAAATCAACCGGAACAATATTCGCCATTGTATGACGCAATGGTGGGCGACTCAGATGTTCCGCTGTGTTACAATGCACAATATTTGAGAGATATATTGCACGTGTTAAAGTCACAGCTCAGACACGACCTGAACAGCATCGTCATCCAACCTCGCCAAACGATTACACCCGACTGCGGGCTCATCATAAAGTTCATCAATGACTGGATGGCTACATCACCCAACAACATCGAAATAACAATAATGAACACTGGTGCGACTCTTGCGATTGGATTCGTCATCGCCCTTTGCGAACAATTGAACTGCGAAAAATTATCAAAATTGAAAATCACGCGCGCAAAAATCAGCGAACAAACCGAACTGAAAAACAAGATTGACAAAAACATATTCAAAAGAATAGAAATTGAAAATTTGGTGTCTTCTGTCTAAACAGATTCGGTTGGTTCAACCGAATGATTTAAATAATTCAAGTATTTAAATGATTCAATAAAAATAAAAATAAATTGGAACCCAAATGCACAATTAACTCCTGTGTTTGCGAGACTTCTTGTGATGCTTCTTGCTTCTCTTGTGCATGGTTCTCTTTCGGTGCTTTCCACCACTTCTACCCATTACTGCAGGCAAATCAAACTCCGGATCCGCAAGAACTCTGTCGACTGCTGCTTTTGCTTCGCCAGCTTTTATCACTGCCCTTGAATTCACAACTCTATCAATTAACAAACACAGGTTGCGTTTTAAATTTTCTCTATGCGTCTGCACGGTTGCAGCGGCTTGGGTTATGGATTGTGTTAGCGGAACTGGATTAGGCAGTGCTTGAACCTCGGCTGCATATCGTGCTACCACTGCATCTCTCGCGGCCTGAGCACGAGTTCGCACTCCACGAGCCAACCCGCCAACAGTGGTGGCTGCGCCGACAACTGGTTGCACCACGAACTGATTTAAATCGTCTGAAACACTATTTCCCAATGTGATGTATCTATACCATGCAGCCAATGCCGCCAATTTCCATGTTTTATGAACAGTGTGTGATGCTGACGTCGCAACACCCACGAATTCACTCACAATACCTCCGGCTATGGGAGTTATTACACCAGCCGCATTCCCAACAAGGGTGCCAGCAGCTTTTATTGAAGTGTATAATGCCATCAATATCTCCCGCGCTGCCGCTTGAAAATTAAATGCGTCAAAAAAACTCGACAGGACACTTGTTCCCACATCCATTAGGTAAAAACTTCCAGCACATGTTGCCAAAACGATGACAGCATCAATCGCAAAGCTCAAAACCGGATTCAAATGACAAGGAACCTCGCCGGCAAGAGCACCAGCAGCAGGGGCAGGGTCAGGCAATCCTTGTGCCATACGAACCCGATCATCGCGCGCCATGAGCGCAGCAGCCGCATTCTCCATGCCCGGTCGAATGGGGGGTCCGGCTGCCATGATATCGGAGATTATCTGTGCCTGACTACGCGAAATGGAATCGATAGCTGCTGCTCCTCTGCCCGGACTGACCGGACGCGGACGAGCTGCTGCTCCTCGCGGACTTCCCGGCGGACTGAGTTGTACCCGAAGACTTGCAGCAAGTGCGGCGCGTGCCTCCTTGGTAGCGGGAACTCTTTTATGCATGCCTCCTTTTTTTTCCAGAAATCGTTGTTGCAAATGCGGAGGACGCACTTTTCCTTCCGATAAATCTTTGTGAAAACCAGAGACTCTTCCATTGACATCACGCACGTCTCGCGTTAGACTTTTAACCTCGTCAATTGCAGGACCTAACTGTTCCATCAATGCATCAAATGCCTTTCGTTGTCTATCATTCTTAATCTCAATTCTCAACTCCATGTTGGTGTAAATATGAATGCAATTATGGATATAAATATGAACAATATTATATTTTTTTATTTTTGCTAAATAAAATCATTGGCATTGGCATTGGCATTGTCAGTCATTCATTCTGAACGCACCTTTACTAAATGCGCATTCAAATGCATTTTAATTTGCTTCCGGCTTCTTTGAAAATGTGTCCATTGTATTGCATTGTGTGTGATGTAATATCACGTATTACATCACCTTTATATTATTTTTGAATTTTATAATAAATGGATTATTTTCGCGATGTCCATAGTATCTACACCACCATTTGTAATGTTTTCGTGCCGTCAACAGGTGTTGACAGCACCAATGGTGGGGTGCAAAGGGTTGACATTTTATGGACTACCTTTGTTCATAATTAAAAAGGGTGTGGTCAACGACCTTGACACCCCTATTGGTTGTTGTTCATATTATCAAATAAATAACATGAAAAATTGTGAGCATAATGCGTTTAGTTGGAGTAGGCGAGACCACCCATGCCGCTCATGACACGGAGAACGTTGTAGTTAGTGGCATAGACACGAACCTTGGCAGTCTTGACACCCTCAACAGTGGCGTTGGAGAGAACAAGCTGGAGAGTGGCGTTGTCAATGCGGGAGAAGTTGCACGTGCCGCTGGGCTGGTGCTCCTCGGGGCGCAGGGCGAAGGAGTACACGTTGATGCCGGTGTTGGGGGTGGCGGTGTGGTGCTGGTAGGGCTGCACGGTGTCGAAGTAGGAGCCTTCACGCTCAGAGAAGCGGTCCTGGCCGTTAAGCTGGAGCTTGGCGGTGACAACGGGGTTGTTGCCCCAGCAGTGCAGGATGAGGGCGGTCTCGGCGAGGACGAAGGCGCCGGCATCAGAAACACCGGAGTTGACCTCGTAGCCGGCGGGCATTGCTTCGCCGTTGGGACCATAAGGGAATGTTTGAAGACCATTTGGTCCCGAAGGGCCAGCAAAGTTGACGGCAGAGTACCAGTTTTGGCTGGCGCCGATGGGCACGCCATTGGCGTCAATGGGGCCGTTCCACCAGCCGGGGCCGGAAGTGTCAACCGCACCAGCATCGTTGAACATGTTGTTGTTGATGAAGGAGCTGGAAGTCAAAGCAGTGGCTTCCTTGCCGCCGAAGGCGTGGATGGCGTTGGGAAGGGCATCAACGGCGTCGGTGTAGTTGAAGGGCTGGGCACCGAGAAGACCGTAGAGGAGCTGGCTGCACTCGAAGGAAGAGCAGTAGTCGACGTTGCTGTCGGGCTGGACGATCCAGATGAGCTCCTTAACGGGGTGGTTGAAGTTGAGCTTGATCTTGTTGGAAGAGGAACCGACGGACTCATCACCAGTGAACTGGAGCTGCTCGATGAGGTACTCGTGGGGGTTCTGGGCCATGCGCCTGCGCTCATCGGTGTCCAAGAAGACGTAGTCAACGTAGAGAGAGGCAGCGACGAGGGACTGGTTGTAGGCAGTGACAACCTTGCCACCGGAGGAAGCAGGCTGGCAGTTCAGAGAACCGACGGCCCACAAGCACTCGTCAATGGGGCGGATATCAAGGTTGATCTTGACCTCGTGGTACTGAAGGGCGATGAGGGGGAGGGCAAGACCGGGGTTGCGGCAGTACCAGAACTGGAAGGGAACATAGAGGGTGGTCTCGGGGAGGGCATTGCGGGGAGCGCACACCTGGCGAGGGGCGGTGGCCTGGCAAGGACCGTCAACATCGTTAAAAGAGGGGTCGGTGATGTAAGTCAACTGGGTGGTGTTTCCAACCATGGCAAAGTAGCCGGGGCGCTGGTCAACAGTCAAGGTAAGCTGGTTCCAGATGTGCATCCAATCACCGTACTGGCGGTCAATGCGCTGGCCACCGATCTCGACCTCAACCTGAGAGACGATCTGCTCACCGGGGAAGTCAAGCCAACGGGCGTACACGCCGTCCTGGGCGGAGCCCTTCATCTGCTGGTTGATCTCGGGGAGAGTAACCTGAAGGTAAGTGCGGTAGGCCAAATCACCGTTGCGGGAAATGGTGCAGGTCACACGGCGACCGAAATCGGCCTGGCCGTTGAAGGTCTGCTCAATGGACTCCATGGCAAAGTTGGTGTAGCGCTTGTAGGAAACCTTCCAGAAGGTAATCTGAGGATTACCAGTCAAATAAACGTCTTGAGCGCCATAGGCGACAAGTTGCATCAATCCACCTCCCATTTTGTTGTTGTTGGTTATAATATGCCTAAAGAAAAAAAATTCGGAAAAACAAATGAATTAAACTTGAATTGCACAGTTTAATACATTCCACCATCACATGCACGCGGCGCTTATAACTTGCTCATTCATTGACACTGCAAACCAATGTTCCGTTTCATAAACTGCGTCAAATATTCGTCGTCTTCATACATTTTGTATTCCCCATTGTGTTTTTTTATAAACACGTAACTGCTGGATGGGCTGGATGGGCTGGATGGGCTGGATGGGCTGGATGGGCTGGATGGGCTGGATGGGCTGGGCTTCCTTTTTTTCTTAATATTCCATCCATCCTCCAGAGCGTTGTGCAAAAATGTTAAGAGTTGCGTTCGTTTGATCAATTCCGGACCCGGCTTGTCGTTCATTGCACAATGATTTGCTAAATATGCGGAAGTGTAAGTTAATTTGGTTCCGTCTTTTTTTTTCAAAACATATGCATTTTTACGTTTTTTTATGCACCATTTGTGTTCCAATTGTTTGAAAAAAAATGACATTTTGGCCAGTTCGTCCTCCGACAATGCAATTTGAGTCGCCATTCTGACTGACACTTGGAACCACCGGTTTCCTAAATATTATAAAATGATAAATAATATGTCATTAACATTACGCTAAATAATATATTAAATGCATGAATTATATAAACTGTATTGCATCCGTTCATTCCCCCCATCAATCATTTGCACAACCCACAATCACAAATAACCACAACCACAACCACAACCACATAACTTGATTGCATGTCGCCCCCCAATAACTCGTTCAAACAGAAAACAAATAAGAAAATAGTCCTAGATGAAAAGAGCATTGTGACACTGGACAGCAAGCATCGAGAGCATCAAGCCAAGATTGCAAAACTGAAGACGGAAACCATTCCCCGACTCATGAAAGAAAAACGGGGTTTGAAACAGCAGCTTCTATTGAGCCCCTCCAATCCGGTTGAATTGCGGGAACGGATCAATGAACTGCGAACCGCCATTCGCGAGCATCAGCAAGAGTGCAAAAATTATTACCTGGACAACAATGAAATCATATTCGATTACTTTGAAAACAAGCAGCAAATTTGCAATGGAAACAACAAAACCAAAATCTTGAACGACTTTTTTCGAGTGGAGTCGGTTTCGAAGGAGGATGAGCTGAAGCGCATGAACCAGAGCAACGTGCAACGATATCTGACCAATTTGGACCCGTCCTACATTGACATCAACCACTATGTGTTCGCCACGGATGTGTGCCGCTACTGCCACGCCGGCGAAATGATTCCGGTCGACAACGAGGGCATCATGGTGTGCAACAACTGCTCCATCCACGTGAGCTTCCTGGTGGAGAACGAGAAGCCGTCTTACAAGGAGCCGCCCAAAGAGGCGTGCTTTTACGCTTACAAGCGCATCAACCACTTCAAAGAAATTCTCGCGCAGTTCCAGGCCAAGGAGACCACGCAGATTCCACCGGATGTCCTGGAAAACATAAAGCATCAGATTAAAAAAGAGAGAATTGACCTGCACACGCAACTCACGGACAAAAAGGCGAAGGAGATTTTGAAGAAGCTGGGATACAACAAGTATTACGAGCACATTCCGTTCATCAAGGAGAAGCTGGGCATCAAGCCGCCCGTCATGTCGCCCGAACTAGAGGAAACGCTGTGCAACCTCTTCATGGAGATTCAGGGGCCGTATGCCAAGTTCTGCCCGGAAGACCGCGTCAACTTTTTGAATTATTACTACACCGTGTATAAGCTGTGCGAGCTGCTGAACCAGCGCGAGTTTCTGCCGTACTTTCCCATGCTGAAAGACCGAGAGAAACGCATCGAACAGGATGAAATATGGAAGAAGATTTGCGAAGAGCTCAACTGGGAATTTATTCCCACCATCTGAAAAAGGGGGACATGCGTCCCCCCTTAAACCCCCTTACCCCCCCTTAAATATTACATCGGCAACAACTATTTGCTACGCTTCTTCGCGCTTCTCTTCTTTCCCCCCACACGAATCAAGTGGTCGCAATTCTTTTTCAAGCACTTGGCCTGTTTAGCGTCCATCGGTTTTAAACGCGACCCATTGTAATGATTCGCTGCGCATGTAGAGTAAGCCTGAATGGCTTGATTGGATGGATTCTTTGCCAGCGAACACTTGCGTTTCAGCGTTTGCATGTAGTTGGCGCGTTCCTTTTCCATTACCTTATTTGGAGTGCATTTGGTCTCTCGGCACTGCGTGTATGTTTTTGGCATTGTATAATACAAATTATGATATAATGCGCATATTTATTTTTATTTTTAGTGTTTCCTAGACTTCGTCTTCCTAGACTTCGTCTTCCTGGACTTCCTAGACTTCCGGGACTTCTTGGACTTCTTGGAGTTTTTGATTCGTCGGGTAAAACCGCCTCGTAGTTTTTTTGGGTTTTCGTACAAACTCATAAGAGCATTCATTGCATCAATATAATCCGCACTAGATATCGTGCCAAATTGTGCCTCCACTATCTCCATCAATCGAACCAATCGTGGGTCTACCGATGATGCAGGTGCTGGTGCTTGTGCTGGTGCCACTGGTGCTGGTGCCGCTGATGCGAGTGGTGCTTGTGCTGGTGCCACTGGTGCTGGTGCCACTGGTGCTGGTGCCACTGGTGCTGGTGCCACTGATGCTGGTGCCGCTGATGCTAGTGCCACTGGTTGTGGATTTTTCAATATTTGAATCATTGCATTCATTCGTTCAATTGTAGGTCTTGCTTTTTTGTCATCTTGTTGGGTTCCTGCTGTGACAGCTGTTAGATACCTGATTTCATCAGTCAGTATATCAATCAAAAATTGTCTGAACCTCCCGGCGGCTGATGCAAGTTTTGAAATATTTTGAGACATCCACGATGCTGCTTCACAATCCTCGATGATTGCCGTTTCGAAAAGAGTACTGTCTATGCCTGACACTATGTTATTCATCGCCAGATCGATTATGTGCTCGCGACTGTTGTCAACCGCATCACCTTGTCTGCCTTGCAACCACGCCTGATATGCTTCTACTCTTCCAGGTGCATCCATTTAATACAATGCAATTTAATTTATAAAATTGCATTATATAAATTATTTTTAATAATGCAATTTCTCTCAATCGTTCAGTTCAGTGAATCAATTTGTGGCTTAAACCTTGAGCACGTTGCCGGGGAAGCCAACAAGGTTGGCGCCGATTCCGAACCCGGCACCGCTGCGGGCAGACACGGCCAGAGTGGGAACGTAGGTGTCCAAAATGCTAAAGGTGGCAGCGGCAACAAGGGCAATGAGACCGATTTCGTCGAGGTTCAGCTTGCGCTGGGGGATGGAGTAAGCGGCAAGGGCGACCAGCGCGCCTTCCACCAAATACTTAATGGCGCGTTTGACCAACTCGCCTAAATCCAGAACACCGCCGATCATTTTGTTTGTGATTGATTATATAATTCAATAAGAAAAAAATAATCAATTTGATGGTTTTTGCATTTTCAATACCATGAATGCAGAATTAACATGAATTTTTAATTTTAATGCAATTGTTCAAAAATGGGCTTAAAATCAAATCCGAAATATTAAACACGTTGCACATAAAACAATGGCCGACCAATCATCACAACCGCCCAAGGGCGTCACCCTGCAAACCCAGCCCGACGGAACCGTAAACCCTAAATACGTGGACTTGCTGGACGAGGACAAGCCCATTGCGGGTCAAAAGTTCGCGTGCTTGTCCTTCATTTCCCCGGAGCACATCATCCAGCAGCGCGAGCACTTCTTTTTTCAAAAGTTTGTGGAGCACTGGGACATCCACAAGTCAACCGACAAGTTCATGCAGTTTCTTAATTTCGTGTCTTACAAGTACGGCGTCAAGTTCGACAAGCTGACCGAGGACTTCCAGCAGTTCAAGGAGTCGGAGAAGGAGCTCATTGCAAAAACCGACATTGTGGACGACTACAAGTCGTTCTTGGACATGAACGAGGAGCGACTGGACGAGGAGTTCGGCACCAAGCACGAGTTCCAGACCTCGGTGCGCGGCATTAAGGTGCGCGGCGTGTTTCCCTCGCAGAAGGAGGCCGAGCTGCGTTGCAAGATGCTGCGCGAGGTGGACCCGAATCACGACGTGTTTGTGGGCCCGGTGGGACTGTGGGTGCCCTTCCACCCCGAGGCTTACAAGACCGGGCGCGTGGAGTACATGGAGGACACGCTGAACCAGCTCATGAGCGAGAAGAAGAAGAACGAGGAGCACGCGAAGTCGGAGTTCGACAAGCGCGTGAAGGAAGCCAAGCAGAAGGCGATTGATGAGAACAAGAAGTTGGCAGAAAAGAGCGGCAACAAGCTCACGCAGACGCTGAACGAGCAAGGCGAGTTGGTGGGCGTGTCGCAAACCACCGGCACCGATTTTGCGGTGGACCCGGAGCCCGCCGACGGCTCCGAGCTGAATGTCGACGACATTCGCAACCAGCTGTTCAATGCCGAGAACGTGGTGCTGAACCCGGACCAGTCGGACCGCGGTCTTTCGACGTTGACGCATCCACCCACGGATTCAGCCGCCGCAACTTCAAATTTTGAAGATGTGGACTGAGCAACCGACTTTTAAGAATTCGAATTTTGTTATTATGGCATGGAATTTATGGCATGGAATTTATGGCATGGAATGTGTAATTTCCATGCAATATAAATATCGTTTAATAGTATGCGTTATTGACACGATGTCGCAACAATTGGATTTGGATGTAAATAACTACACGCATGCTGAAATATTTGCCTTGTTTAGTCTTAACCCCAATGGTTGCACCATGGCGGAAGCGGACGCCAAAACCGCCGACGCACTGCTGCAGGTTGCGGATTTTCAGGATTACACGCAATTCTTCACGCGATGCCGAGAGATAATCACAAGAAAAATAGGGGAACGAACGCAGCCGCATGATGTGTCCGAATTTGACCGAGAACCGGCAGCGTATCGACCCCTTCAACCGCCGCAGCACCAAAATACGCTCAGCATCAATTATTCCACTCCGCCGTCCAATGCCAGCGCATTCCACCGCGAGTCCGAGGTCAATGAAGGCGGCGCGTATGCCAAACGAAACATCGCCCCCGTCATCAACGCCTACAACTACAAATTTCCAACCGGCGTGCTGAATCCGATTGAGCGCCGGGTTATCAAACGGCTTCTCTCCATGGACACGCTGTTTCGCACAAAATACGACACGAGCAGCGCCACTAATGCCTCCTGGGTGCTTCCGTATCCCGTTGACAACGTGGTCTCCATGAAGATCGCCTCCTTGCAAATCCCGAACATGTGGTACGCCTTTTCGGAAGCCACCAAAACCAACCGGTTCATGGTTGTGATGACAGGAATCAATTTCGGGTCATACACCCCATCCCAGGTTTACGTGAATGAAATTGTCATTCCGGACGGCAATTACACGAGCGCCCAATTCGTGCAAATCATGAACAACTTGTTCCAAAACACGCAGAATGGCATGGAGTTTTTCCAGATGTCGTTTGATGCTTACACTGGAAAACTCACGCTGTCGCAGACTTATTCGGCGGTGAATCAAACCAACAGCCCAAATCTGGCGTATACCGTGATATTTGACAACATCAGCAAGTACGACAAATATTACGCCGACTGCATTGACGACTGCGAATTTGAACGATTGAAGCAGCAACACTTGAAGGAGTACTACAATGCCAACATCAAGTCGATTAGCAAGACGGCGGGATGGATGATGGGGTTCAAGAAACCCGTCTATGAGCGCACCTGGGCCAACACGGTCATAAACTCCATCAATTCCGTGCCGGCCGTCACGTATTACGCGTATTTGACGGCCGAAGCCGCGTATGGCAGCAACTCGCTTTGGAACTACATGTACGTGGACGTGGACGACTACAACAAGAACTTCATAACGAACAGCATCATCGCGCAAACGGGGGATTCCTACTTGGGTGTCAACCTGCTGGGACGAATCCCAATCGGGAACGATGATCTCATTGTCATCAACGACACGGGCGGCGACACGACGTTCAAGACGCGCGAGTATCTGGGGCCGGTGCGTCTCGAAAAGCTCACCATCCGGCTGCTGGACAAGTTCGGCAACGTCATTCCCACCAACGGGAACGACTACTCCATTGCGCTGGAACTGCAAGTGCTTTACAACTGAAAAAAAATAGTTTATATTGTCAAGCTTTTTCATTCATTTGGTTTGTGCATAGTTGCGCTGTTGTTGCCTCTCTTGCCATTTTCGTTTTTGAATTTCTTGCATTCTTGCGTAAGAGCAAAGCCCAGTCCTTCTGTATATCCACGTCGGCATACGTTTCGCGCAGCACACCATGCGCCGCTAGTTCGGCGGCCAGCTGCGGTAGCAGCGCCTCAAACTCCGCATCCGTTAAAATGGTGAGCGCGTGCTTCTTGTTCAAGAATGATTTCAACATTGGTTTGATTGAGTTGAATGATTTTGTTTGTATATCATTCAAACAAAGGTATGATTTAATTCAATTTTTTCAACATTGCATCAAAATTAACAATATAAATATAAATATATATAAATTTCAAAAATGAGTTGGGTTTATAATTTGTTTAGATCGCATTACGTTGTCAATGAAGCATATTTCAGCGTTTGTACTGATGTGATTATACTGAAAATACTAGAAACTGTAGGAGAATGCAAAACAAAAAAACAGTTGGACGAATGTTTGTCATTATTGGGCAAATCTTTTACTGAAACGTTTACACAATTCCTTCATGATATTGGAGCTAACCTCCGAATGTCGTTTAACGATGTCATTGAACAATTTAAACGCAAACCATATGTCTATGTCAAGAAATACATGACCGAATTGCAAAAAAAAGTATGTATTGGTTTTGGTTTTGAAACTTCCGATCCATCCGCACCACAACTTGACACGGTTTTTAAACAATCACATTTTACACAAATAGCAAACTTTTTTGGTCCTACTGCATTGTATTATCTCATGTATAATCGCACGCGTCTCAATAAACCTAAACCGGTTCAATCACCTAAATGGGATGTAATGGATGCAATAATCAGTGAATTCACCGATATTGTTTGGTTCTTCCGGGATCAGGATCATATCCATTTCCGCGAATTGTGTTTGTCCAACCCAATGTATTCCGATTCCAAGATCTCGCGCATTTCGTGGATTTTGAATTTGGGTTGCATTCATGAAATGTTCACTAATCCCCCTATTCATGATTTTAGAACGATATTTGATATGAATGATGTGGATGATGTGGATGAACGTCGCATTCAACGACTTATTGCATTAAACGTTTTGTTGTCTAATATGCGCATAGAGACGACGAAGATCGCTATTGTTTCTAAGATGAACAAATCGACACAAATGTATAAATTTCAAAATTTTTTTATAAATGATCAATTTCAACCTTTGATTTTAATTCTCAATGATATGAAGCAGGTACACAGACCGTTAAAGGAACTTCATCCGATACTGGATAGAATTTCATCTATATTGGATCACGGTCAGGTTGGGACGCGAGAACTAGAGGTGTGCATGATATGCCATGATAAAGGCGAACAATATTTGTTTATAAACCCGTTGGCGTGTACACTGTCATTGTTGCTCGGTCCACAATGCCCCACGTGCGTTGCTGTGAAAGATACATTGTGCCATTCGTGTGCAATTAAATTGAATGATTGTCCCACATGCAGAAACCCCTTGGTGAATGTCATCCCTGTTGAGGTTGTTTGCACAGAATCAATGCCTTTAAAATCTGCAATGCCTTCAAAATCTGCAATGCCTTCAAAATCTGCAATGCCTTTAAAATCTGCAATGCCTTCAAAATCTGCAATGCCTTCAAAATCTGCAATGCCTTTAAAATCTGCAATGCCTTCAAAATCTGCAATGCCTTCAAAACGCAAACGAACCGCATCTTCTGCAGAAGAAAGTAACCCTCTCACACAAATAGTGAGTTATAACTCTTCTTCGCTGATTAATGACATGAAAAAATGGCTGAACCCACATAATGTTGATGAAAACCGCGATTTATTAGGGTTGCTTGGAAAGATTGAAAAGGTTTTGTCGCCCAGCAAATACAAAAAACAAAGATATTACGAGGATGAACTTAAATTTTATAAAAATTACATGCCCGAATTTACATCCCAAGATCCTCCTGAACTTGAACGAGTGATGGCCATCTATGAAAAATTGAATAATGCAATTGTTGAGATGACAGAAACCGCAACCGCACACCCAAAAAGGGCAGGTGGTCGGCGACGCAAAACCAGGACACTCAACCCGCATCATCCCACCAACAAATCCAACAAATCCAAATCCCGAAGGGGTTAAATGACCACATGCAGCGTCTGCGTATCTTGTTGCACCATGTCTGCAATCAGTTGCTTGAACGAGGTCAGCGGGCGCCATCCCAGCACGCGCGCCGCCTTGGACGCGTCGCCCCACAGCACGTCCACTTCAGTGGGCCGGTAGTACTTCGGATCAATGAAAATCAGGTCTTTGCCGTTGCCTGGTTTGTTTTTCTTGTGGTGGGACATGACAGCATCCGCAGTGGTCTTCATTGGCTTGGTCGACTTTGGAGTGCACGATTTTGGGGTCATAGTGCAAATGCCACCTTCCTAATTTGGTAGGTGCGATTGCATTCATGGCTGGAGCGTTGAACATTCTTCGAAGGAAATTCATGTTGTTAGTCTTGATGTTGTTTGATATTGTGTTGAATGAATAAATCATTCAATTTTTAAATCAATGTATTAATGTAATGCAGTGAAAAATTGATTTAAAATGTAAGGTGTTTATATTCGGAACAGAAAAACAATGTATACCGAGATATTCAACGGCGACTATAAAATTTATATAGGCGCAAACCAGGCCGAGAATGACGCGCTGGTTAAAAAGGCGCCACAGCACGCCATGTGGTTCCATCTGAAAGACTTCCCCAGCGCGCACGCGGTGGTTGTGAACACGGCGAAAGCGGGCACAATTGATGCCGACGCGATTCGACGCGCAGCCACGCTGGTCAAAGAACGCGCTGCGCCGGGTGTTCGCAACCTGCAAAACGTGGGCGTCAATTACTTGGTGAGAAAGCATGTGCGGTGCACCGAAACCCCGGGCAAGGTCATCATGACCAAGGCCGCCAAATGCATCCATCTTTAATGACGCCGTGTTTTCTTTGAGTGTTTACGTTTTTTGTTTGGTTTGCGCCTTGTCTTTTTTCCACCATCAAAATCCTCTAATGGCGGAGCTGATATTGTAAAAGCAAATGTTTATGCGGAGTATGAAATGCGCTTTTATATTTTGAAAACGGGGTTTATGAAATCTTGCTACGCCGATTGGAGGAGCGCTTTTGTTAGCGCAAGGACACTTTTTTCACCATTTGCTCTTTTTTACGTTGATTTTGGGCCCCTTTTTACCCGAGTTTTTCGGGTCGTACGACTCCTCTTCATCATCCGAGTGCAAATCTTTGGAGATTTCCCAGAATTCCTTAGAGCCTAACTTGAACGGGCCGTGCTGTTGCGCCTTGTACCAGAAGATTTGTTCGTGCAGTTTGTTGGATTTCGCATTGTTGTTGATGACCAAGCACTCAAAATTCTCGGTGCACTGGTCCATCACCTGACAAAAGCTCTCAAATGTGGGGAACATGCCTGCGTAATTCTCCCAGATGCGTTTGCGATTGGCGATGTAGGGCTCGCGCAGGATAAACACGTAATCAATGTTCGTGCGCAAATTGGGCGGAATACCGAGAGGATATTGCATTGTGATGACTAACATGATCTTCCAATGACGCCCGTTCATGAAGAGGAGGCGCATCATGACGTCCTTGGTCCATTTGTTGTCGTAGAGACAGTCGTCGAGGACGACAAAGGTGCGGGGGTCGATGTTGGAGCGTTTGTAGGTTTCAATTTCTTTTTTCACTTGCTTGAGGACGGCCTTTTGGCGCTTGAGGATGTTTTCGATGATTGCGGTGTTGTAAGCGTCGTGGATGAAGAGCTTGGGGACGTGGGCGGCGAAGAAGCCGTTGCCGGCCTCGGTTCCGGAGATGACGGTGCCGATGGGGATGTCCTGGTGGTGGAACATGAGGTCCTGCACGAGGAAACTTTTACCGGTGTCACGGCGGCCGATGAGGACGATGACGGGGCCCTTGTTTTCATCCGGCCTAAAGCTGATGGAGCGCATATCGAATTTGGAGAGTTCCAGATTCATTGTTTGAAGTTTAAAGGTTTAAAGTTTGAATGAATTTTGGCACCTATTACACTACAAATAAATAATATTACGATTGTTTAAACGCGACACAATGAAAGAGGATTGGGTAAAGAAATTTTACTATGCATTGTTGTATGCCTGGTATGCATTGTATGCAGTGGCTCTGCTGGGCATTGCGACAGTGGCGCCCGCTTATTTGGACACGCTAAATTCGGTGTTGAAGTATTTCATCATCGCGTTTTTGCTGGTGCGGTTCAATCCGTGGGCCAAGTATGAAATGACTGCGTTTGATCGCACGATTGTGTTTAGCGCGGCGTTCTTTTTGCTGGCATCCACTGCAGCCGTGTCGCTGATGACAAATGCGTTGAATCTGCCGAATGTGCGTTGATGGTGTGGGGGATTGCAAAATCCACGCATCACGCTGATAAATTAATTTCAAAATTTATTTATATTAGGAAGAGTGTATAGTGATACACAAAGAATGAAAGACAACCGGCCCAACACCAAAACGTTGGATGATTTGGAGCAAGAGCTGGTTCGAGAGGCGGTTGAAAACATAGAGGCCAAGATTGGCGCTAAAAAAACGAGCGACCCCAAAATGAAGGACATCATTGCCATTGTGGAGCGTTTCATAAAGAAGCAGGAGCTGGTGTGTTATGGCGGCACGGCAATCAACAACATTTTGCCGGAGGAGGCGCAGTTCTACGACAAAAAGACGGAGATCCCGGATTACGATTTTTATTCGCCCAATGCACTGGCGCACGCCAAGGACCTGGCCGACGAGTTTTACGAGAACGGGTTTTCGGAGGTGGAGGCCAAGTCGGGCATGCATCACGGGACGTACAAGGTGTTTGTGAATTTCGTGGGCATTGCGGACATCACGCAGCTGGACCCCACGCTGTTCAAAAACATTAAAGCGGACGCAGTTAAAGTGGACGGCATCCTGTATGCGCCGCCGAACCTGTTGCGCATGGGCATGTATTTGGAGCTGTCGCGCCCAGAAGGCGACGTGTCGCGCTGGGAAAAAGTCAGCAAGCGGCTGGCGTTGTTGAACAAGCACCATCCGCTGAAAGCCGAGGGGTGCACGCCGGACAAATTGATGAAGCCGTTCCAAACGCCGAGGCAGAACAATCACAATAATAATAATAAGAACAACAACAACAAGAACCATAAGCACTTCAAGGAAAGCCCCACGGCGGACGAAATTGATGGCACAACAGGCACAACAAACGAGAACGACGAGGTGCGCATGTTTCGCGCGGTGCGCAATGTGTGCATCGACGAAGACCTGGTGTTTTTCGGCGGATACGCCATTTCGCACTATGCAAAGTATTTGCCCGGGTCGGACAAGGCCATGTTTCAACAAATACCCCACTTTGACGTGCTGTCGGTGGACCCCGAGGCCAGCGCTCGCAAGATGAAGGAGCGGCTGGAAGACAACGACTTCAAGGACGTGGTCATCACGCAACACTCGGGCATCGGTGAAATCGTGCCCGAGCACTACGAGATCACGGTGGGCAAAGTGTCAGTTGCGTTCATTTACAAGCCGGTTGCGTGCCACAGCTACAACGTTATACAAGTTGGCAAAAAGCAGGTGCGCATTGCCAGCACGGACACCATGTTGAGCCTGTATTTGGCCATGATTTACACGGACAAACCGTATTACAATGCGGGGCGCATTCTGTGCATGTGCAAGCACTTGTATGACATTCAGCAGCGCAATCGTTTGAAACGCAGCGGATTGTTGCGGCGGTTTGGAATCACGTGCTACGGCAAGCAGGAAACGCTGGACGATATTAAGGCCATGAAGGCCGAGAAATACCAGGAGCTAAACCACAACGACCCCGTGTATGAGGAATGGTTTTTGAAGTATTCGCCGATGGAGTATTTTGAACACACGTATGATCTGAAAAATAACAAACTGACTGTGAAAAAATCGCCGAATGCGAAAAGCGTTAAGAAAAGCGTAGTGAAAAGCGTCAAGAAAAGCCCCAGCAAGAGTCCAAGCAAGAGTCCAAGCAAGAGTCCAATCAAGAGTCCAAGCAAGAGCCCCACAAAAAGCATAAAGTTGAGCACAAAGAAGGCGAACACAAAGACGAAGAAGAAAAAACCCAAAAAGGCCAATGCGTTCAAACAAATCTTCAAACTAATAACATGAGCCATGATAAATCCTAAAAAAATATAATATTAACATAAAAAAAATGCAAACTTACATGAAATGGGGTCTATTTGCGCTGTTGATTTACTACATTGCGCGGTACAATTACACACAACAGACAAAAATGGAGGAGGGATATGAGAATTGGTCGGCATGCGTGGAGCAAGGATATCCAAAAGAGTGGTGCATGTTCACGCCGAATCCAATGGAGCCCGCACCCGGATACTGCAATTGTGGCGGCGGTCGCTACGGCAGTTATCACGCGAATGGAAAATGCAACTGCTACTTGTATAATCCACAGCTACAGCCCATGTATGTCGACAAGCTGTTTCACGACTTTTTGGAATAATAATGTTGACGAAACGCTTCGGAGGAGTCGTCATACAGCTGGTCGTCGCACGTTGGTGGGTCATGGCACACGGTGCAGCAAAAGCATCCGAATCCGCCGTCTTCATAGCACGAGCATGCATCGCAGTTCAGCATGTCGTGCATGACATCCGTGCAATCGAATTCATGGCATTTGACATAAGTCATTGAAAACATGCCCACCAACACGGTGGCCAGCGGAAAGTAAGGCAACAATAACATGTGTGTGATTTAATTAAATGAAAATATTTAATTAAATTTGATTTGAACTCAGTTTGATTGAACTAACGAATTTGTTGGTTTACAACAGCCCGAAATTGGCGGGCAGCTCCGGAATCGACGTGCCGTAATACGACTCAATCTCCTTCAGCTTGCGGAAATCGCGGCGCGTCACAAAATTCACGCCGCTGCCTTTGCGACCCCAGCGCCCGGAACGCCCGATGCGGTGCAAGTACGTGTGCACGTCGCGCGGCATGTCGAAATTGATGACCGTGCTGACTTGCTGAATGTCAATGCCGCGCGCCGTCACGTTGGACGAAATGAGCACGCGGTGCGCCCCGCTTCGGAACTCTTGGTACGCCTTGTCGCGCACCTCCTTTTCCATGCCGCTGTGAATGCAGCACACGGGAAACCCGTCGTTCATCATGGCCTCCGCCAAATCGCTGACGCGTCGAATGCTGTTGCAGTAAATGATGCACTGCGACACGGAAATGCGCGTGAACAAGTCCTTCAGGGTTGCATACTTGTCGTGGTCCGTCTCCAGAGCCACGTGAAACTGGCTGATGCCCTCCAGCGTCAGCATCTCGCTTTTCACCAGGATGCGCACCGGGTCGCGCATGAACTTGTCCGACAGCGAGTGCAACTCCGACGGCATCGTCGCGCTGAACAAGCACACCTGCACGTTCGTGTTCAGCTGCTGAAAAATGTTGTAAATTTGCTCGTTGAACCCCGCCGACAGCATTTCGTCGGCTTCGTCCAACACAAGGATCTGCATTCCGCGCCCAATCGCGGGCTGACGGCGCAAAATGTCGTGCACGCGACCAGGGCAACCAATGAGCACCTGCGGCCCGTTGGCCTTCAAATCGGCGACGTCGTCCTCGGTGGATGTTCCGCCAATGAGGAGCTGCACGTTGAGACCCGTCATTTGGGTCGCCAGGTCTTTCACCACGTCGTGAATCTGCTTGGCCAACTCGCGGGTCGGCGCAATGATGAGCGCCTGCGGCTGCTTCACGTCCAGCCGCATTCGGTTCAACACGCCGGTTGCAAACGCGCCGGTCTTGCCGCTGCCCGACTGCGCCTGGGCAATGACATCGCGGCCGTCAATGATAGACAGAATGGATTTCTGTTGAATGGGGCTCGGCTTCTCAAAACCATAGCCATATATGCCACGCATTAACTGCGTGTTCAATTCGGGTATATCTTCCCACGCCTCAAATTCACGGGCCGGGGTGGTGGGGGGAGGGGGTGCGGTCATAATTCTTAAATGGGGGCGCTGTTTCAGAATGCGACGGTGTATTTAAGCCATTTTCAATTATTTATTTTATTGGTCCGACCCGGTTGATTGGACAATGTAATGATCCTTAAAAAAATACACCTTTTCCTCTATGCACAAATCTCTCCAACACATTTCCTGCACTTGTTTTTCACCGGATTCGTCCACAAATCCGACCCAAACTCCTGCCATTCCACCCTCTTCGTCCCATTCATTCTTTACCCAGCAATTGGGGTATTTGTCCAACAACCCGTTCAACCATGCAATGTTAGGGCGCCATTTGGTGTACATGTCCACCTTAATGCCGCGTTTGCCGCGCGCGATGATTCGGACATGCTCATTGTGCACGCTTTCATCGCACTGATCGTTGGGTTTGTATTGTATTTCATTTGTGATAAGGTCGTTCAACTCATCGGCCGATTTTTCGCATGTAATCGTCAGTTGATTCCAACAGTCGTTGCCCATTGTTTATTTTATGCATTAATGGACATGCATCATTTTAAATCAGTTTAAACCCAAATGCACTCGGCTTAAAAAAAGGCACCTACCACCATAAAATTATTTTAGATGAAATGAATATAAACAAAGCGCGCAAAATACAAGTAGTTTCAAATCTGAATTCATTGATGACAGACGCAGTGGTGCAAATAACGCCGGTGTATCAGATTTCTGATTTTGAGGCCATAAAATGGAACGGATTTGAGTGTCAATTGCCGCAGCAAATGATAGACTTGATATCGAGCATAGCCGACCAAGTGGGCGCGCCGTCGTATGTTAAGACGCCCGTTTTTCCAAAGCGCGACAAGCTCGAGGACCCAGTGGCCACTGCTGTCCGCAAAAAGCCCCGCAATGCGGCCAGTGAAATAACCGAAGACGACTGGGAAACCATTCGCTCGTTTCAAGCAACGGAGTTGAAGAAGCGGCAAGGCATTGACGCACACTTGGACGGCATCCGGTCTGACTTGAACAAAATAACGGACAAGACGTATGACGAAGTGGTTGCCGCGTTGTGTGCCCGGATCGACGAGTTGAAGGACGAACCGGATGGTTCGCTTTTAATGACCGTGGGCGAGGCTATTTTCAACACGGCCAGTTCGAATCATTTTTTTTCTGCCGTGTATGCCCGACTGTTTCACCAACTGCTGCGGACATACAGCGACGTGTTTGAAACCGTGTTTCACTCGAATTTTGATCAATTCATGGGTCTTTTTAAGACCATAGAACACGCCGATGCGAAGAAAGACTACACGCGATTTTGCGAAGTGAATAAAACAAATGACAAGCGGCGCGCCATGAGTCTGTTCATCATCAATTTGATGAAGGTGGGGGTCATTGAACCCATGCAAATACTGGAGATCGTCAAGCAACTGCAGTCGCTCATTCAAGAGCACATGCGGCAATCAAATCATTCCAACGAGGTGGAAGAGCTGACTGAAAACTTGTTCATCATTTTGAAGGACGCGCATCGGCATTTGATCGAGGCGCACAAAGAGGAGTGGGATGCGGTTGTATTGGAAGTTGAATTCAACAGCAAGTTGAAGCCAAAAAATGCAAAGTATCCCAGCATCACGAACAAAACGATTTTCAAGCACATGGACATCATGGATGAATTGAATAAAAAAAACTAATCTGTGTCTAAACTGTGTCATCCCCAGAAAATGTGGCTTCGTTCGGGGTGGCACTCATTCCATCCTTCATAAACGTCGCCGTTGTTGCAATTCATCACATATTCACATAAATAAATCATCCACAAAATGAATTCATTCAGTGTAAAAAACATAAAAACAATTCAATCATTGTGTTTATGTTGTGAACCACCATGTCAATTCTGCACAAATCCGCACAAGAAAATCTCTCGTTCCCTAAACCGGTGGATGACCTCCCGTGCGCAATTGAGTTGTGCATTGATGTGGAAAACAGTCCCACTGCACAAGCCCCGTCATTGGAGTCATCCATGTCAACGTATGACAGCATGATGCAAACGCTGACTGACGAATTGAATGACGGACTCAATCCCGGCGAAACCGACGGTGAGTTCGAAGACCTTGATTTTTTCAAAATGGATTGTGCCACGGCAATGTCATTCGACTATGAGATGAACCACACGATGAAGCAGCTAAAACACATTGCCGGATACTACGGGTTGAAATGCAAAAGTCGCAAGGTTGACATGATACAGGACATTGTGGCGTATGAGATCAATGATGCAAATTGTGACACCGTCAGTAGGCGAAAGCGACTGTTTCATTACATCAACGCGCTCAAAAATGACGAATATTTTAAAACATTCATAATTGTGTGATTATTGCGCGCGGTGCAACGTGCAACGTGCAATGTGTTTAAAATGGCATATAAAAGTAATTGTGTAAAATAACCAGGAGATGCGCACATTGAAGCGTAGCCACAATGAAACCTTTAAAAAACATGCTAAATTGGAAGCAGAGCACGCCAAATTGAAAATCACGTTGAAAGACGCAACTGAAATGCATGAAACCGCACGCGAAGCGATGGCAAAAAAACACGCGGATGCGATAAATCAAATGCAAAGCCAGTTTGAAAATGAAAAAACCCGGTTGAACGAACAAATGCAAATGGATGCAGCCACGCACCGTTCTCGTCAGTTGGATGAAATAAACAACCTTAAGCAACATCACAATGCGACAATGCAACGATTGCTTCAGGAAAAAAAAGATGAATATGATCAAAACATTCGAATGGCGCTTGAATCAGAACGCATAAAAATGAAGTGCAAATTGGAACATGACTGGCATTTGGAACGCAAGAAACTGAAGTGCCAATTGGAAGATACTTGGCAGCATGAAAAAAATGCACAATTAAAAAAATTTAAAGAGGATCAAGCTGCATTGAAGAATGAGTTATTAGACGAGTGCAAAAAAAAAGAAGAGGAGCGAACCGCGAAGTTCAATCATGAATTGAACCGATTGAAACAAAAAGAAGAAGAACAAAATGCGCGGTTTGCTGATGAGGCAAAAACAATAGAGAATGAACGAAATAAAATAAAGCAACAATTTGACGATGAACGCGAACAAATTCGGCGGGATGAACAGAACCAGCAAGTTCATTTAGTAACGCAAATGAAAATGGAGCGCGAAAAAATGAATGCAGACCTGGAAATTGAAAGACAACAAATGCATGCAGGATTGGAAATGGAACGACAGCGAATGCACGCACAGTTGGAAATAGAACAACAGCGGATATTGGCAAATGCATCGCGTGAAATGGAGTTGAAATACAATGAGCGCGTGGCTGAAAATGCCGCCGCACACGGCGCTGCAATGCAAAAATTAAACAAAGAACGCGAGAAAATTGTTCAGATGAAGGAATTGTTAATGACTAAGAAAAAACAATGGGACTTGGAGTACAATAAACTAGAGAAGATTCAAATGGAGGTCATATTGGAAAAAGAACGGGTGATGGAAAATGCGCGGACGGAGGCAGAGGCCCTGCTCAAATCGAATGAGGAAGTCCTGGCCCAGCACAAACAACAGAGTGATGCGACGCTGAATGCCACTCTCAATCAACACCGCGCGGAATTTGAAGAAGCAATGAAAAAACTGAACAAGCAACGAGACGACATCAAACTGCACGAGTCGATGCGAGAAAAAGAATACGCCGAGAAGGTGAAAAAAAACAATGAAAAACTCGACCAAGCGACTCGGGCGATGGAACTCAAATTGCAACACACAATGGACAAATTGAACGAAGAGCGTCAAGAAATCAAGTGGCGTTTGGAAGAAGAACAGGACCGCCGCAAACTCATTCATTCGGAACAAGAAAAGCTTAGAGTGATGCAGACACAGGTCGAGCAAACTCGTCTGGTGATGTTTGAACAACACAAAAAGGACGCCGCACTCCAGCGCAAGGCAAGCACGGATGAATTGAATAAAGATCGAGAACAACTAAAGCACGAATTCGAAGAAAGCAGACAAAGAATGATGGAGCAGTTCGCCAAGGAAAATGAAGCAGCGCAGATGGCAAATGTGCAAACACTTGCCGAACAAACAAAAGAATTGGACACCCGATTCAACGTTGCAATGAACGAGATCAATGAGCGGAGAACCGCATTCGACGCAGAAATGAAAAAAACAAGGGAAGAAAACAGAGTGTCGATGGAACGGTTGCGCAAAGAAAATGAAGCGCAGCGAAAAATGGATGATGACGCGGTCAATGCAAGAAAGAAGGAGCTCGATGCCCAGTTTGATGCTGCAATTAACCAACGGCGCATCGCGTTTGAAGAAGCAGTGAAAAATGCAAACATGGACAAAGAAAAATTCAAGAACAAAATTGAAGCCGAGTGCGAACAATTGCTCCAACAACACAAAGCGGAGATTGATGCCAAATTTAATTCCATAATGAACGAGCGGAACACTTCGTTCGCCCAAGCAATGCAAAATGTAAACGATGAGAGAGTGCAGATGAAAGCCAAGATTGAAGCTGAAAACAATGCCAAAATCAAAAGCATGAATCAAGAACGGGACAAAACCAATAAACAAATTGATGAACAATGGGCAAAATTAAACGAATTTAAAAAAGAAAACGAAAACGCCATTGAAAAAGTGCGAAATGAACTATCCGTTGAAAAAATGTCCAATGAAAAAATGCTTGAAACCGCGTTGATCACGATGAAAGCGTTGAATGAAAAATCGGACCGTGTCGATTTTGAAATGGAAAAATTGCGCACGTTTCAAGAGGAACTTGCCAAAAAAAGGGACAAACAATTCGAAGAAAAAACACAGCTGGAAGAACTTCGAAATCGGTTGGAAGAAGAGAGGAACAGTTTGAATCAGGAGAAAAAAATTTTAGAAGAACAGCGAATATCATTCACTAGTGAAAACAATCCGAACAAATATAAATCCGGGTTAATAAAATCATTAATGGACGAAATGGAACAGTTGACCAACAGTCATGCGGCGGAACGTGAAAAACTGATTGAAATCAATGATTCATTGCGACAGCGATTGGAAGATAAGCCGATGACTGAAAACTTGCAAGAGACGGTGGTCGCAAATTTGGCGCACTTTAAACTAATACATAATTTGGATTTTAATAACAAGCGCGTTGTCATTTATTCACACTATTCGCAGTCAAACCACGTTGAAAGTTATAACTGGTTGACAATTGAATACATTCAGCACTATTTTGATTACGTGATCATTTTGACCAACTGTCCAAACAAGTGGAACATGGGTTCCATTAACCACAACAAAATACATTTATTGTCCTACAACATGAAGAGTGATTTTAGAAATTATGGCGTATTCATAATGCAAGCCAACGACAAATTGGTGCACGCATCGTGCATGTGTTTGGTGAATGATTCGTTTGTCGTGGTTGACGTGAATGCATTCGGATGTTGCATGAAGCGCGCATTTGAAATCGAATCATTGAGGCATGATTTCATTGGATTGACCAGCAGTTATGAAAACTCATTCCACATGCAATCATATTTCCTCTGTTTAAATGCGTCCACCATGCAATCGGTTTTGGGATACTTCAAAAAAATTGGTCTGCCCGACAATCATGATGCTGCCATCTCAAAATACGAATTGGGATTGTCGACGCATTTGGTGAACGAAGGATTCTCTCACTTCAGTTTTGTGTCAAACAATGACATGAAATATCCGCTGAACACGACGTGTTGCAAGTGGTCGGAGGTCTTGAATGAAACGGGGATAGTCAAACGTCAACATTTTTTCAAAAAATATGCATACAAATCCATGACTGATGACGACATTTCGGACGTTGCAGAAAAATACGCATACAACAAACACTTCATGAATTTTTTGAAATACCATCAAATCAAGGTGATTCCACCAAGCAAATCGATTTCCGTTTAGGAAACCGAAAATTATATATGCAGCTCATGTATATAGCCAAAAAAATAGCAAATGCTTCAGCAGTTTCATGATATCAAGCACGTGGTGTACATCAACCTTGATTCCCGAATCGACCGTCGCAACCATTTCGAAATGGAATTCAATAAAATGGGTCTTACAACACAAAGATTTTCGGCCATTAAACACAAAATCGGGGCAATCGGATGCAGCATGAGCCACATTGCGTGCTTGGAACTTGCAATAAAAAATGGCTGGGACCATGTTCTCGTGTGCGAAGATGACGCGACCATCATTAATCCGGGTCAATTGGTGTATCAAGTCAATCAGTTTTTTAAAAATTTCGGAGACCATTGGGACGTGCTGTTATTGGCTGGAAACAATTACCAACCCTTTCGCCAAATGTCGGCAGAATGTGTGCGCGTTGCGAATTGTCAGACCACCACATCATATTTGGTGCGTCGTCCCTATTTTGAAACATTGTTGGACAATTTCAAGAAAGGATTGGCCAATTTGACGCACAACCCATCCAATCAGCCGAGCTTCGCGATTGATCAATACTGGAAGACTTTGCAACGAGCGCATCGTTGGTATTTAATTGTTCCTATATCGGTCATTCAACGGGCGGATTACAGCGACGTTTCCAACCAGCCGGTCGATTACAGCAAAGAAATGTCCCTGGTGAATAAAAAATGGTACGGGTCATGATGTTCTGCGCACTATTGCGCACTTGTTGCTACTCCGACGTTTGAAAGCGCATCTGCCCGTTTATTGCTGTCGCGATACACGTGCTTGAAGACAACCGTTGTCAGGCTGGAAACCAACTGTGCGGCGCATTCATGCAGTGGAACGAGTTTAGGAGAATTCACCCTGTATTTCCCTTGCATTTGTCGAATCACCAACTGACTGTCGCCACACACGTGCAGCTCAGTTATGCCGCGTTTCACCGCTTCATTTAGGCCCATTATGAGACCCGCGTATTCTGCTTCGTTGTTTGTTGCGGCGGGTCCAACAAACGCGGATTCCGCAAACACTTCGCCCCCCACCGCATTGTAAATGACCGCGCCTGCGCCGGCACGTCCCGGATTTCCTTTGCTGCATCCGTCAAAGAAGAGGGTGTGCATGGGGTTCTGGGTTCTGGGTTCTGGGTTCTGGGTTCTGGGTTCTGATTCAATTTTTATAAGTTTATGATAAGTTTATGATCTTTTCATTATTTAAAACAATAATGACAATGTATTTTATCAACCAACAATACAATGACAATCCGCAACATGACTGAAGTGCGCCACGCACTTTACATCAACTTGGATACGCGAAATGACCGGCGCGAACACGTGGAGTCGCAGTTGAGTGCGCTCAAGCATGGAATGCAGAACCTCGCACCAGAGAGATTCAACGCCATAAAACACGCCAATGGCGCGATCGGATGCAGCATGAGCCACTTGCGATGCATCAAACTTGCGAAAGAGCGTGATTGGGACCACGTGTTGATTTGCGAGGATGACGTTCTATTTACAAATGTTCCATTGTTTTTGACCCAGCTCAATAAATTCCTCGCAACCGTTCCCGATTGGGACGTGGTTCTCTTGGCTGGCAACAACATTCCGCCGTTCCAAGCCATAAATGATGCGTGCATTAAGGTCAACAACTGTCAAACGACCACGGCTTACATCGTAAAAAAACATTATTACGATGCGCTCATCCTCAATTATCACGACGGAATTCACATGTTGATGCGCAATCCCGGCAATCGACTTAACTATGCGATTGACCGGTTCTGGTTTGAATTGCAGCGCCGCGACCAATGGTTCCTCATCACCCCGCTCAGCGTGGTTCAGCGCGAAGATTACAGCGACATTGAAGGGCGCGTCACGAATTACAGTCATTTGATGTTGGACATTGACAAGGAAGCCCTCATGCGCAGGATGATGGGCAATCAACCCAATCAACCCAATCAACCCAATCAACCCAATCAACTCATTCAACCCAGACAAACAATGCAACCCAATCATTTGATTCCACGCACCATGAAAAGTCAAACCACGCCCCCCCTCTCGGATGACAATCAACCGACCATTCAACACATTCGCATGCAACTAAAAAAATGAAGGATCATGGAGTTCCCGTTTCAAACTCGCATAGCAACCGAGAAGTGGTTGCAATGTAGGTGTAGTGGGTTGCGTGGCCGAATGCATATTTGGATTCCACCGGACATTGGTGGCATTTGCCGTCCGGATGGGGCATGTCTTGTCCTTGCCCTTGCCCTTGCTCTGGCGCAGTGCTCTTGCTGGCATGATTTCTAGGGCTGCAACAGCAATTGTAGAGCGAAAAGGGTTCGATGATTGAGCTGCTGTTGCTGCTGCTGCTGTTGCTGCTGCTGTTGCTGCTGCTGTTGCTGTTGCTGCTGCTGCTGCTGCTGGACGCTGAAATGTCGGTTGGCTTCATGTTTGGCGATGAGGGCCCCAGCACCGGGCTTGCATCCGGGCTCGTCAGTTTTTTATAAATTACAAACATTTGAATTTGAATTTGAATTTAAACGTTTTTTTTGATAATGTAGTATGCATTGATTTAAATTTTTACTCACAAAATGACGTCATCATCTCCCATAAACATCACGTTTTCAACCGGCTGGTACCAATTCAAGGCCAAGTTCGATTTCAACGCTTACGCGCAATGGATTCGCAACATGCTGTCCAACGTCAATTCATACAACCTGGTCATTTACACCGATGAAGCCGGCCAAGCCGCTTTGAATTTTAACGCGTATGCCGCAGCCAATCCCCGCATTCGCGTTGTCATAAAACCGTTCGAATCGTTCCGCAACTACGCGCTTAAAGACGTGTGGATGGCCAACCATGAAAAAAATGTGCTGCTCAATGCGTGGGTGGACTGGCGCGTGAATGCGCTGTGGTCTGAAAAGGTGCATCTAGTCAATGAGACGGTGAACCAAAAGTATTTCGACACGGAGTTTTACGGATGGTGCGACATTGGGTACTTTCGGGGGCGCACCACTGGCCCGAATCATTACCGAGACCTGCCCATGACGAAGCTGCGCAATTGGCCGAACCCCGACAAGATTGCGGTTCTTAATCCCAGCAAAATTTATTATGGATGCGTGAACAACGACTGGGGCCAAATTGAGCACTGCATTCGAACCGTGAACCAAAATCAGCCGTTGGATCCCCGCATCAATTACATCGCTGGCGGGTTTTTCATGCTGCACAAGTCCAAGGCGGAGTGGTGGGCTGTTGCGTATGACGCTAAACTGCACAGCCAGCTGTCCCAGGGACGCATCGTGAAAGACGACCAGCAAATCATTGCAGATTGTGTGTTTTCAAAAGACACGCAATCCCATTTTTACATTTGTCGCGAAGAGGGCGGCAAGCATGATGTGTGGTTCCTGTTTCAACGCACGCTCCTTTAAAACCGTGATTTCCTTGATTTCCTTGATTTCCTTGATTTCCTTGATTTCCTTGATTTCCTTGATTTCCTTGATTTCCTTGATTTCCTTGATTTCCTTGATTTCCTTGATTTCTTTATTTTCCGTTGTTTCGTTTTTCTTTTTGAACCACCAAGCTCTGAATTGCCAATTTCATCACCCGGAAGTTCGTAAGAAGGAAGAAGAACAGTAAGAGGTTCAGATTTTTTTGAAAACATCGTTTCAAATAAACTTGGTCGGCGAGTGTCAGCCGACATTTGTAAACGACTTTTGAGGTCTTTCCACATTAGTATGAAAATGTCAATTGCTGTTATTTTTTTAATTTTATCGTCCATGTTTTCTTGTTCATTTTTCCACGTTGATTTTTTATAGTTTTTGTAATATTCAATCAAATTGTTCAACGTATCTATTTTTTTTTCCGTTGTTGGTAGAAACGCAATCCACGTTGTTGCATCTGCAATTGCATGAGCAGCAATTAAAATCATGTCTGATTGTATTTGTGGATGGTTCAAACGTTTACCAAATGGACCGAACTTTGGGTTTGATTCAACTTCGCCAACTCTCGCAAGAACGTATGCATTTGGTTCTAATAAGATTTCATCCCTCCACGCGCCAATTATTGCATCATCTTCTCGTTTTAAAGGAGGTTGCATTGTTAGTTATTCTATCACAATATTATTTTTTGAAATCATGTCATCGCACAAACTTTCAAATTCCGGCAGCGGCGAGTGCAGCCCCGCCGCGTTCGGGTTATACACATGCTCCATTGCGAACGCGCTTGCTTCGATCGCGGTTGGAACGCGGAAATCGCTTTCGTACACTTTGAGCCAGTGTGTAAAATAGATGTCCTCGGGCGTGTCATTGCCACTCTTGTATGGGTGTCTGCGCGCAATCGCCATCATGGCCCGCACATTCCGGAGCGAAAGCCCGCCGTTTCCCACCGTGAGTTGCACATGGCGCTTGTTTGGCGGCATCATCGCGCACATGCCGCCGTTCGCCCAGGGTGCCCCCACGTAATCGTAGTTCAAAAACGAGTCAACGGCGTCGCCGCCCTTCAGCAACAGCGCGTCGGTTTGAAAAATGAGCGCGTGCTCGCAATTGAAGCACTTCCACATGGTCTCCCAAAACAGCGGATTGGCGACCATGGCACTGTATTCTCCAGTCGTCAAATTCTTCTGCATTAACCGCACGTAATACACGTGATCATCGGAAATGGCGTCTTTCAATCCGTCCTTGACAAACCGCTCGTTGTCGGGGCCGTGATACACGATTAGACCCCACCCCGTGTGCTGCAGCAAATACATGAAGTTCTTGATCACGGGAATCAGGTTTTCATGCTGGCGCGGCTCAATGATGACGCAAAACTTGCGCGTCATGTTTTTTTTCGGCATGTGCTTGAATGCGTCGGCACCCAAGGTTGCAAACCGTTGCAGATATTCCTTCCACTTCTTGGTGATCATTTAATGCAGTGTGTTGATTCGTGATATTATTATCACCGTTGTTTTTAATTATGAAATGCGAACTGATAATTAAAAAATGCACAAATTGTGTTGAATTTGGGTTAAAAGTCGGGTCCGCCCGTGAATGCGGCGACTTCTTTCAATATGGAATTACTGGCAGAGTGCTCCTCAAATTGTGTGATAATGTAGAACCCCAGCAAGGATGACATGTACACCAGGAGTCCATCGCGCAGCAAGAACTTGAGAGGCTTGGGCTGCGTTGCCGATTCGTCTTCTTCATCGGATTTATTGGAGGTCATTCGCATTTCAATGAATTTTGCGACCAAAAACACAAAGGTAATAATGCCACTGACAATATATTCATTGTTATTCATTTCCTGACGTCCTTGTTTTGCTAAAGTATATACTATAACCAAAACGAAACAATTGGCCATTTTTACGAATTTTTCATTCATTCGTTGCTTCCTGCAATTCATGCAATTTCATGTCGGCGTTCAGTTCGGCCAAGTCATTTTGTGCTATGAGGCATCCTGCTTCCTTGCGAAACGCAAACCACTTTACGGCTTCCATGTAATCATTTACATCGTGTCTTTGTAGGGCATTCTTTTTATGTGTGTTGGCAATTAATTGAAAAGCATGAATGTTCCCTTGTTCTGCCGCAAGTTTGAACAACCGCAACGCTTCAACCTGATCGGGAGGATTGGCTCTAAGATGCAATTCACCCAGTGCAACTTGAGCCTGGTCGTAATTTTGTTGTGCGGCGAGGTTGAATTGCGCACCCGCTAGGCCCATATCACCTTCAAACAATTTGATCGTTCCAACGACAAATTGGCCATATTTGCTCCCGGCATCCGCACTACGTGTTGCCGCATCATGAATCTCCCCCTGGTTGGCACGAACAAAGTATTCTCTTTTAAAACGGTAATGTGCTAAAACTCCTTCGCAATCTGGGCCCATGGCAACATCACCACTAAGCAATCCATTGACTAGATCCCAATTGACACCAATTCCCGCTGTGGTGCCATTCAATAACATGTCTGCAAGACATGCGCGCGCTTTCAAACTGCCCATAACAATGGCTTGTTTCAATAATTCTTCAGCATTTTTGTTCGTTTTTATACACTCGGCAACATTTTGAGACTGAAATGAAGTCGCGCGCAAACGTTCGGCTTGTTCATACGTGTTATTTGCCAATTCTTCCGTGGCCACACTGCGCCACACGGCACTCATTATTCGATCCTCGTCGCGACGAGGTGGTGTGAAAGTGGATGGTCGTTTTAATAATTTATCTATTAATTTTTTACTTATACCCCACTTTTTTGCGTTAAACCGAAATTTGGGATCCACGCCACCAGGTCGTGGTCTGTACAGCACCATGGCATATGGGTTTGAATTGTTTGATGACGGCATGCCACCATACCTTTTTTTGCTGCGACAATGTTTTTTTGCCGTGCGAGTGCGATGCTTTCTTACTGTGCGATTGCGATGCTTCTGTGCCATGATTGACTTTATCACTATAATGAAACATGATAAAATATATTTTCATCAAGCAAGGATTTCAATGTCGTCCAGTTCGGGCGCGTCGAAATTCAGTTTTCGCATCGGTTCTTCCATCGGGTGCACGTCAAACACGTCCAGCTGCACGTCCTCCCCGATTTTCAAGCGGTCCAGCCCATCCTCGTCATCTTCCTCCTCTTGCAACTTTCGCTGCATGTATCTCTCGTTGCTGATTTGTTCCAACCGTTCTTCCGTTTTGGGAGCGTGAATCATGTGCTCCGAGTTGTTCATGTCAATTGCGCTGTCCATGTCGTTGAATTTGATGGAAGCAATGGAAGCCGTTGATGCTGATGCCGCGGAATCTGCTGAAACAGTTGATGAAGCAACCGAAGGAAACGCATCCGTCTCAAGCCCGGCCGCAATGATTGCAGCATCGGTCGTCGCACTCGGAGACGGAGTTGTTGCTGATGGAACAACCGGGTTGGATGGTTGCTCGTCCACAATCGGCTCTTGAGAGATGACCTCCTCCTTTATTTTGATTTCGGTGTGGTCTTCTATGGTTTCGTCCATGTACGTCTTAAGTATCATTTCAAGCGGAATGCTCTCCCGAATGCTGTCCAAAATGCACTCCTTAATGATGATCTCCGTTTCTCTCATGTTCTTCTGCGTGGAAAGGGGCGGAATGCCGCGCTCGAACAAATACACGTTGGTATAAAGCTTGCGCGCGCAATGCACGTACACCTTGTGCACAAATTCGTTCAGCTGCGGCACGTCAATGTCCACCTTCTTCTGCTTGCTGCCCACGCGCATGCACGTCAAGCTCTTCAGCTGAATGATGTGCACGCACGTCACCAAGTCGGCCAAATAGCCGCACCCGCTGCGGTCCACGATCCGCTGCGTCTCCTGGGCAATAATAGTTGCGTTCCATTTCGGCACGCGCGAGAGAAAATTCTGAAACGTCATCAAGTACTTGCCCGTCTCGTTGTTCTGCTCGCACAGTTTCCACGCTTCGTCGAAAATGGAGCGAAACCCCTCCGACATCATTGGCGCTAAAATGTTGACCAAGCGCGCGCACCACTCGTTGCGCGATTCTTGCAAGCTGGGAAGTGAATAGTCATCCATTTTTTTTTGTTTAGGTGGTGTATGTGTTATTTGCGTATGGTTTTACATAAATGCTATATTTTCTAAACTGGCATCAGAACGAAATAGCATGAAATGCAACATGAACAACATCAACAATTTCTCGTTTCTAAACTCGTGGCGCACTTTTTGAAAGGCAATCAGTTTCTCGTATTTTGTCTCCGGCGCAGCGTTGGATTTTTCCAGCCATTTCAGCAAGTCAATGCTGCTGTAAGCCCGTTCGTACAATTTGTTGGCGAGCGATGTCAATTCGCCATACGTGTATTTTCGTTCGAATGACAGTTCCCGTTCCACCCATTCGGCGCGCTGCTGCTTCAACTTGTCGAAGGCAAACGTTTTTTGCAGCAAGTGTGCGTGCAGATTCACTTGCTCCCCATTGACAATGGGCTCCGGCACGTGGATCTCGCAAAAACGAGACAGAATGGGGCGCAGCAGCTTGTATTTGTCTTCCACCACAATGAAAAATCGGGTGGAGTGGTTGAACAACTCGATGCAGCGCCGCAGGGCTGACTGCGCATCCGTCGTCAGCTTGTCCGCATTTGCGAGCACCACGCTCTTGAATATCTCTCCGTCCTTCAAGTCCACGTTTGTTTTCGCAAAGAACTTCAAGTCCTCGCGAATGAATCGGATGCCCTTGTTGTGCGCACAATTCACGTGCATGACGTAATCTTTCAGCGCCACTTTGTCATTCCCGTAAATGCTGCGCACAAAATTCCACGCAAGCGTGTTCTTGCCGCAGCCCGACACCCCGTGAAATATGATGTTCGGGATTTTCTTATGGTCAATGAAATGCCGCAGTTTCTGCTTAATGTCGCCGTGAATGTCCAACAGTTCGGCCGTCGCGGGCTTCATCTTAATCACGCGAACGCGTCGTTTCTTTTCTTGCGGGATCGGTTCGCTCATTGGAGAGAAATTCAAGTGATATTGTTCATGTGTGTCATACTAACTTTAATACTTATTTCACGATTTAATCAAAAAAAAATTGATTTAAACCCATACGTGTGATTAAATGCAATGCAAGCAATCATCTGCGCATCTAAATATCGACGACACAATGTCTTGGGCCAGTATCGTCAAACGCAATGCATCCAATGCACCAATCACGACAATAAAAGCGACAGCATCAACCACAGCAACCACAACAGCAACAGCAACCACACCAGCAATCAAACCATCGACACTAACGGTACCAGCGACATTTGCACAGGACATTTTTACAGAATCATTTGACCGCAATCGACAAACCATGGCCGAATTCGAAAAAGAAGAGCAGTCGCAGTGCAGGCCAACTTATTTCGGACTGAAGCGCCCGGATGCGCCCTCAGTGTATCCCATTTTCAGAACAACAGACGAAGAATGGGGGTGGATGCGCATGGAAGACGCCAAAAACAGTGCGTATTCGAAAGAAGTATTTGAAGAGCGCATGCAGAAATGGCGCATCAAACACAACTGGCAGCTTCCGCCAATGAAAACCACGGTCTCGCCGGATGAAATGCGCAAAGGATTTTACATTGCAACGAACGAAGAGACGACGGAAGTGAGATACATCACGCCTTACAGCACCAACCCCGAATTGAGCTCCGATTTGAGCGATGAACTGGACGAGATGATGTGGTGCCTGGTCCATTCGCGCTCCGACGAGCTGGTTGCATGCAAGACCGTCGCCGAATTCAAAGCACTATTCGAGCGCAACATTCATCTGGAACCCCGTTTGCGTCATGCACACACTTACAGTCGCCATCGCCACAAAGACACTTACCCTCTCAAAATTCTCTGGCTCTTTTCGCAAAAGGCCAACGTGTTTCCCGGCAAGGCGCGTCCAGGAACCGCTCGCTGGACCCAGGACCCGATCATGAAACCGTCCGACTACGCGTTCCGCCGGCCGCCCTTGTTTGACCCAAGTGTTCACACCAAGAGCATGGTGTTCTTTTCGTTGCGCGCATGTCGCGATGACGCCACCAATGAGATCCGCATTGGTCAACACGGCGGTCGCGAAGAGACCGGCCTTTGCATCGTTGAACGTTTGAAACTGGACGGGGATGCAGCCAAGATTCGTTGGTTGCTCCCTGCAAAACAGCTGCGCGAAATGGAGCGGGTCGTCTTTTGGCCGGAATGCTCGCCATTTCATGAAGCTGCTGATGACAGCGACCATTATTATTCGGATGATTGGTTGTGAACAGTGAAAATGCGGACATCAAAATATACAAAAATACAAAAATTAAAACCATATAGACACATATGATTTTCATTATTCACGTTCATAATCACATTCATAATCACATTCACAGTCACATTCACGTTCATAATCATAACACAATGGGAGATTCCGTCATGAATGTGGTGCATTTATTTCTTTTTTACGCAGGACTCGTCTTATTGTATCATGCAACCACGCGCATCAAATGATTTTGTACACAACTTGCGTGTCCTGCTGCACCATTTCGGCAATGAGCTGCCGAAACGTTGTTTGTGACCGCCATCCCAGAACCCGTTCCGCCTTCGATGCGTCCCCCCAAAGCACGTCCACTTCGGTGGGTCGATAATACTTCGGGTCAATGAAAACGAGGTCTTTGTTGGTGGCCTCGTCGTACCCCACTTCGTCCGCACCGGACCCGCGCCACCGCAATCGAATGTTGGCCATGCCGAATGCCAGCTCAATCATATCACGGATGCTGTGCGTTTCTCCGGTCGCCAGCACGTAGTCATCCGGCGCATCTTGTTGCAGCATGCGCCACATGCCCTCCACGTAGTCCTTCGCATTCCCCAGGTCGCGGCGCGATTCAATGTTGCCCATGACGAGCCGGTCCGTCTCGCCGCGCAGAATCTTGCCAAGCCCCAGCGTGATTTTGCGCTCCACGAAATTGTGGCCGCGACGCACGCCGCCGTGATTAAACAGAATGCCGTTGGATGCGTGCATTCCGTACGCCTCCCGGTAATTCTTGACAATCCAGAACGCGTACAGCTTCCCCACCGCATACGGCGACCGCGGATAAAACGGCGTCGTCTCGCGCTGCGGCATCTCCTGCACCTTGCCGTACAGCTCGCTGGTGGACGCCTGATAAAACCGCGCAACGGAGTCCAAGTTGTTGTTGCGCACCGCTTCCAACAGCTTCAACGTGCCGAACGCATCCGTGTCGGCCGTGTATTCCGGCATCTCAAACGATATTTTCACGTGCGACTGTGCCGCCAGATTGTAAATCTCAAGCCGGTCCATGGATGCGTGCGTCGTTTTGATGTGGTTCAGAATCTTATACAGACATGCGCCGTCCGTCATGTCTCCGTAGTGCAACTTCAGCGCGGGATCATGAAACAAGTGCTCAATGCGCGAAGTGTTCATTGTGGATGAACGCCGGATCAAGCCGTGCACCTTGTACCCCTTCTGCAGCAAGAGTTCGGCCAGGTATGACCCATCCTGGCCCGTAATTCCTGTTATAAACGCAACAGGCTCATGTGCGGTCATGTGATTTTTTATAATCTGCGGTATTGCACAATATAAATGTAAAGCATTACCATTTAAATGCATTTACTCATATATAATTAAAATTCGATGCAACGTGTCTTAGTGACTGGAGGGTCTGGGCTGGTTGGGTCTGCGCTTCGCAGCGTGTGTGGCCCTGATTTGAAATACACATTCATTTTCTCGTCTTCCCGCGAGTGCGATTTAACAGAGTATGATTCCACATTGAAATATTTCCGCACGATTGCGCCGGATGCGGTCCTTCATTTGGCCGCGGAAGTGGGCGGCTTATTCAAAAACATGCGGTGCAAGGTGGACATGTTCGAAACAAACGTGCGAATCAACATGAACGTGCTGCGCGCGTCGCACGAAGTGGGCGTTTCGAAAGTTGTCAGCTGTCTTTCCACGTGCATTTTCCCGGACGACAAGACCAAAGCGGGTGCGATCAACGAGTCCATGCTGCATGCCGGTGCGCCGCATGCATCCAATGACGCGTACGCACATGCCAAGCGCATGCTGGAAGTGCAGTCGCGATGCTACAGAGAACAGCACGGTCGCAACTACGTGTGCGTCATTCCGACCAACATTTACGGCCCGCACGACAACTTTCATCTGGAGGACGCGCATGTCATTCCTGCGCTGATTCACAAGTGTTTTCTGGCCAAACGGCAGGGGCTGCCTCTGGTGGTTGCGGGCAGTGGTGCGCCGTTGCGGCAGTTCATTTTTTCGCGCGACCTGGCGCTGCTCCTGATTTGGACCCTGGAGCATTATGATGCAACACGGGATGAAAGCGATGGCAGCGGGTCTGGAACGCTGATTCTCTCAGTCGATCCCGAAGATGAAGTCAGCATCGCACAAGTGGTGCATGACGTCGCGTATGCGTTTGAGTTTGACAATGACATTGTGTATGACACCGCACAGCCCGACGGACAATTTAAAAAAACAGCGGACAACTCCAAATTTAACCACCTTTACGGCCACAACCCGCCATTTTCATTCACGCCCATCAAAGCGGGCATTAGGGAAACGGTCAAGTGGTTCATTCAAAATTATCGAAATGCAAGAAAATAAGATGATTGTCATTTATTTTTTATAATGCAGTATTAAAATGAATGACATGGATCACGCGCGTGTGCCCGACTTCAACGACGAACCAATGAACGTTGCGGCAGCCGACATTTGCATTGCAATGACCAAATTGATGAAGCAGAGTGAAACATTTTATGACCAATTTTGTGCCATCAACGGTTTAACCAAACACGACAAACTCTGCATTTGCAACAATACCCTTTCCATACAAAAATTGTCTCCTTGGCGTTATTTTGTTCGCAAATTCAAAAACCAAAACAGGTCAACATTGGCAGTTTATCTGCAAACGGAAATCGTGGAGTATGAATATTTCATATACAAAGTGTGTCGTGCATGCAATGATTATCCAGGAAGTCTGGAACTTCATAAGATTGCAGAAAAACACTATGACTTTGTGCAATCTGCAGCAACTGTGCTGAGATTTTTGAGAGATAAATACAATGTCAGACCAAATTCAAAAGACATATCAACCGCATTGGAAATGTGGTGTTTGAAACTAACCAAGATGAAACCGGCATTGCTTAACATTATAACAAATAAGCGGTTTTATAATAAAAACAACGCGTAAGTCAATCCAACGGATGAGAGGAAAACAAATTGTGTGCGGAATGTTAATGCCGGTTGCCTTTTCAACCCTGCATTGGTGTTCCGCACAAATTTACATGCAATTTTGCGCACCGCCCGGGGTTTATGGATGCATTGTTGCATTTTTCAATGTTGCAAATCCGGTGTGTTCTTACACGCTGCAAGTCATGGAAATATCCAAATACTTCCACAATCAGTCATGGATTTTTGTGGGGGTCACTACGGTTGGAGCTTGCAAATATTTGTATGAAAAAATCACCAATTTGACGCACTGATCCGAATATTTCGCAACTCTATGGACATTTCAGAAAAAATTGAAAGCTCTTTCCTGGGCACAGAAACAAAGACAGCGAATTTAGCACAAGCACAACAACACGATTGAAATGAGTCATCAACCAGTTCAGCAATCAGACGCAGTCCCGGCGGAAATCGAAGGCCAAGAAGGCCAAGAAGAGCTTGAGCTTCCTCCCCTTGCCGTGAAAGACATGAACGTCATCTTTGTGCAAGACTTGAGCGGTTCTATGGAAGGCCAGCGCGGTTCAGTCGCAAATGGCATCAATGAAATCAACGGTGATTTGAAAAAGCGATACAGAAATCCATGCAACCATGCGGCAACCGTTCTTGTCGTCAAGTTTTCATCGCATGACAACATTCGCATCGGAAACGTTGTGCCAGTGAGTGATGTGCCCGTCATGAGTTGGACTGATTTGCCGTGCGATGGCATGACTGCAATGTGGGATGCCGTTGCAATCGCGATTCAGCACATGAACCTGCACAGTGCAGGCGTTCCTGCAACTACGTACATCTTCACGGACGGCTGCGACAACGATTCCAAAAAATACACGCAATCCTGCGTGAATGAAATGATTGCCGACAACAAAAAACGAAACCCCATGCATTCAATTCTCTTCATTGGGTCGGACCCATCTACAATGCGAAACGCGCAGAACATTGGCCTTGACCGAGTGCATTCCATTCAGCATGATTCGGAAAATACGCCGATTGCATACGAGGTGTGCCGTCGTGCGCTCGGGCGCTGCGTCTCTGGAGACACTCAAAGCACGGAATTCAACGCGTCCGACATCGCCTACTCAGAAACGCCATCCGGGCCGCATTGTGCAAGTCCGCACGGCGGGCATCACGCCGCCATCAACCACACCGATTCGTTATCCGACGATGTTCCCAGTCGGTGGTAAGTTCAAACCATGAAAACACCAAACGCATTGAAAACACCAAACGCATTGAAAACATGAAAAATGAAAAAAACATACATACATTTTTTTCATTTTCTTATATTCCAACATTTGTATAAAGGCAACCCAATCAGTTATACAAATGTCGGAACCCATTGAGGAATCAGTTGAAGGAATGACCCAGCAAAGTGCAGAGAAAGAAGACGTGGCCAATGCCAAAGAATTTTTCGTTTATTTGCTGGAATCATCATGCAAGCGCGCAACATATGTGGGTGCAACCGTCAATTTAGAACGCCGCCTCAGGCAACACAACAAGGAGATTGCAGGCGGAGCGCATGCAACCGGAGTCCGTGTGGCCCGTGGCGAGACCTGGCGGCGCGCATGCCACGTAACTGGATTCCCCACATGGCAAGCAGCACTGCAATTCGAATGGCGGTTCAAGCAGCTCACGCGACGCGAACGTTCAGATGTCAGCCAAACCCCGCTGGAACGTCGGCAAGCAGCGTTAAATAAACTCATTCACTTGAATCAATCAACGAGCAAGGCGATCCCTTATGCTGAGTGGCCCTCCGGCGGCCCCGTCGTGGTGTGGGAGTAAAATTAAAATTTCCAAAAAAAATAATATAACTCAAATACATACCCCGACCACATGATAATAAATATAAGCAAATTTGACAATGAGAGCTACATATTTGCTTCAAAATATTTAACTAAATGCAAAGGTAAAATATGGGACCCTTCATTTGCCGGGTTTGCTAATGAGATGTATAGAAAAGAACATGACAATGAGGATTTTGACATTGACATTGATGTGTTCCAGTGGGACCATTGTATGATTGCAGAAAGGTACATTGATAAGCATGAGAGCCGTCGTACACCCACGAACACATACCTCATGAATCGTGAATTGGGTGAACGGAACCCAAATAGGAGAAACATGAACACATACCTCATGAGTCGTGAATTGGGTGAACGGAACCCAAAGAGGAGAAACATGAACAGTGAAGGTGGAAGTAAAACAAAACGGCGTGGTCCTCGTCGTGCACGTCGCACCCATCGTCGCCGGGCTTAAAAAAAAGCACCACCTACCACAAAATCCGCCTTGAAAGGTTATTTGCCGAGTATTTGTTGTCTTTCCAGTTGCCTAGCATGCCAGCCGTCCGCGTCAAGTAGTTTTTTCGACGCGTCTTGTTTTTATGACGGGTGTAATCTTGATATCCCATTTGACCAAAATTGACCCATTGATTCAATTTTGGGTCGCATATTCGATATTTTTTCACAGGGTTGCTTGCAGGATACAGCTTGGCAGTTTTACCTAAATACTTGTGTGCCATCTTTTGCGCTTGTCGCGGACTGGAGAATGCATACAACGCGTTGGGGAACTTCCTGCTCTTTGGAGGCGGGCACGCATGCTGACGACGTGTTTTGGTTGTTAACTTCATTTGTATATATTACAATTGAGAGATATTCGCAATAATTCCATGCAAATCATCGATTTTCTCTCTAGATAAATTTCGATTTACATGTGCAATCGAGAATGCCACTGCATTTATGGTGTCATATGCGATGCTCCAAAAAAGTTCCGCAAAACACCTAGTGCCGCGCGTTTTTT